CACCACCCCCACACACCACCCCCATGCCCACCCCTGCCTGCCCTACCTAGCAGGCACCCACTCTGGCATTACCCCCATCACCACCCACCCATGGGCGCACACACCCCCCCCTCGCATACCACAGGGCCGCGCATGCACACAGGGGCGCAGCTACCTCGGGGGTGGTCACACACAGCCACCCCATGCACAGGGCCGCTTGCTCACACAGGGCCACTCACACACACAGGGCCGGTCACACACAGGGCCTGGCCCTCCCCAAGTGGACGCATGTCGCATGCTGGCCGAGGTAGGGCTGGTCCTCCACAGGGTGCGCCACCTTGATCCACCTCTCCACGCCAACCATGCTGCACCACACGGCCATCACGGCGAGTCTGCCCACACACAGCCTGCGCTGTCCTTACGCTTGGCCCCATGACCGCACCAGTGGGTAGCCCGCTCACGTTCTTCCCTGTCAGTGGGCACTGGTACGCCGCTGCTGACCCGGCCATATCCGGGCACAGTAACCAGCCCGAGGTGCAGCCGATGAACGGGCTGGTGCTATTCACGCCCCGGCTGAAGGTCGGTCAGGTCATGTGGGTGGACGACTTCCTGGTCACGGCGGCATATGACTCGCTGCAGACCATCACGATCATCAACAACCCGAACTCGGGGCTGTGGAAGGTCAATCTGCTGGGCACCTGGACCACCGATCTGCCCTGGAACATCTCGAATACGGCGCTCCAGACGGCCCTGCTGACGGCTGCGGGCGCAGCTGCGGGCGACCTCACCGTGGTCACCGGGCTGAACCCGCAGAGCTACGACGTGCAGTTCGCCAATGGCCTTGGTGGGCAAGACATTCCAGTGATGGTCGTAGACCCCGGCACCCTGATGAACGCCCTCGGGCAGACCTGCGCGGTGAGCGTGGCCCCCACCGATCTGGGCACCCCTGAGATCGTGGCCAAGACCGCAATCGCGATTCCGCCGCTGCAGGCCCGGATCTGGTTCGGCGAGCTGAGCACCATCGACTACGAGGACACCCCCGGCTTCCAGCTGGTCGCGAATACCGGCCATTTCGGCGAGGTGGACCAGGGGCCACCGTTCAACACCGACCCCGATCTGGGGCTGGAATATCAGGAGCTGATCTACGACGTGACGTTCAGTTCGGTGACGTACAACGGCAAGTCACGCGAGCTGGCCCCGTGGGCGTTCGTGGCCCCGCCCGACAACCGGGAGATCTGCCTGACCGATCCCGATCTGGCCCGGTATCCGTGGGTGCGCCCGCTGGATGATGTCTGGACACCGCCGTACACCGGCCCCACGCTGGTGGGCGGCACGAACTGGCGGGAGCGGGCAGCCGCTGAGCGTGACAGCATGCGACCGAAGCGGAGGACGGCATGAGCAGCATCGAGGTATCGCAGACCAAGCTGGACGCCGTGGTGCGCGAGTGCCCGGTGACCGAGAAGGAGATGGCCCTGGTCGAGGCCGAATGGCTGGGCCACCTGGAGGTGGCGGGCGTCGGGGCAGGCACCGACACGCCAGAGGGCCGGATGAGGGTGACGTTCTCCGACGAGAGCGAGCTGCTGATGAGCAAGGCCCAGTTCGAGGCCATCAAGGCGCTGTGATGACCGCTGACGTGTACGAGGACACCCCTGAGTCGGCCCCGCCTGTCCACACGCCTGGGCAGCTGCTGTCAGCCGAGATCCGGCGCATCCGCTCCTCGCACCAGTACCTGAGCGCAGTGGCCCGGTTCAGGAAGGAGTGCGCGTCACACCGCAACCAGGACGGGACCTACGGGGCGCATTGCTGGCTCGACGATCAGCCGATCGACTATCGGCTCAAGGGACCTCACCCGTTGTCGTTCAGCCTGGACCACGCCATCCCGCTCCGTGAGCGCGCTGACCTCATCCTCGATCCGGGCAATTTCCGGCCTTCTCACCTGGACTGCAACTGTCGGCGCGGGACCGACGAGCCTGCCCTCGATCTGGGCGAACCCTCGGAGGTGTGGTGACATGCTGACCGTGACCATCCTGGGTCGGGAGATCATCGCGATCAAGTGGACGCAGAACAGGCCCGCAGAGGCCGTCGTTGCGGCTCCTGCCGACCCAGCCGCCAATGGCAGTGGGCTGGGTGGGACATTCGAGCGCGGGGCAGCAGCGGCCTCGCTGCCCAGGTTCGGGTTCAAGGTCTGGGGCGACGAATGAGGTGGGGACGGGTCGGTCAGGTTCACGCCAGTGCGCCCTACGTGATCGAGCCAGCCAGTGAGAACTACGGTGTGGTGCGCTACCGATTGACCGGCCCAGGCGGGCTGGATGAGCTGTCGCGCAGTGTCCACAGGCTCAAGGAGATGGCCGAGGCCCATCAGCGCCGCCTGGTGGCCGAGGCCCAGGAGCAGCGGCAGCGTAAGGCCGAGCAGCAGAAGCAGCTCACGGCCATGGAGCGCCACCTGGCCGAGGTCCGAGATCGTGCCGAGGGTGTCCTGACGAAGCCAGCGGAGTCACACCCGGACTGGACAGGGCTGACCCAGGCCGAAATCGAGGATCGCATCCGGCAGGAAGCGACCGAGCTGTTCGCCCAGCGGCAGCAGCAGGCCAGGCAGGCAGCAGATGACACCCCCCAGCGCCAGCGTGAGATCATCGCGCGGGCCGAAGCCGCCCTGGCGGACACGGAATAGGAGAAGCACGGTGGAGCTACGCAACGCATGGTTCAACGAGGATCAGTCCGAGCTGCGGGTCGACGGCCAGCTGCTGGGCCAGCCGGGTGACGACACCGATGTGGTCGAGCTGGCCACCATCGAGCTGGACGCCACGGTTGGCTCAGACGCCTTCGAGATCAACGACTCGGGTGACATGATCGCCACCGTGGGCGGGACCAACTACGCGGTCTTCCTGTGCCAGGTGAGACAGCCCGATGGCCGTCTTGACGACAAGCTCGTTTTCATCGGCGTCCGTACCTCGGTCGCACCCGGATAGGAAGGTTCAACATGGCAACCAAGGACGCAGTCGAGGCCCAGGCCAACACAGCCGCGACCCCGCTGACGACACCCTGCACGGTGCTCCAGCTGCGCCAGTGGCTGAAGGACGTGGACTCGATCCGACCGGGCACCAACACGGCCCAGGTGACAGCCAGCGCCAGCTCGATCAGCGTCGCGTGACGCGGTTCTACCCGCTCACCGACGGCGCACAGATCACCAGTCCATTCGGCCCCCGCAGTGGCGGGTTCCACTCCGGGTGCGACTTCGGCTTCGAGGGCGGCTCAGCAGACAGGCCGGTGTACGCCTGCGCTGGTGGCACCGTGCAGTTCGCAGGAGCGGCGCAGGGCTACGGCGGGCCTGACCCTGCAGGCTGGCTGGTGATCGACCACCCGGCCAGCCACGGTGGCGGGTGCACCGAGTACGGCCACATCGTCCGAGAGGTCAGCTCAGGTGATTGGGTCGAGGCAGGGCAGCGCATCGCCCATGTCAACCCGGATCAGGGCACGAATGGCGGCACCGCACCGCACCTGCATTTATCCGTCATGCCGAGTGGGTATGACTCCAGTGCCAAGATCGACCCGATTCCATGGCTCACAGGTGCGGAGGTCCCATCATGATCATTCTCGGCTTGGTGCTGTTCCTGATCGGCCTGCTGACCGGCATCGGCATCCTGGAGACGATTGGCATCGTGCTGATGGTCGTCGGCATCATCCTGTTCGTCCTGGGCAGAACAGGCCGCTCAGTGGGCGGCAGGGCGCACTGGTACTGACGCAAGACAGCCCCCCAGATCTCTCCGGGGGGCTGCTCTGTGCAGGTGGTCAGAACCGCTCGTTGGCCTGCTTCCAGGCGAACTTGGCTTCCTCGGCAGCACGCTCCTGCTCAGCCTCGCGCTTGGCGAACTCGTTCTTCCACTCAGCCCAGTCGCGGTTGGCCAGCTCGGCCTCGGCCTGATTGTCATCAGCGATGTCCAGGTCACGCACCTGGACATAGGCCTGGGCCACAGGAGCGGGAGCAGCGGCCTTGCCCGCCTTGATGGCAGCCAGTTGCTCGGCCACCTGGGGATCGAGCGCGGCAGCCTTGCGGGCCGCCTTGTACTCATCGCCACCCAGGATGGCAGGGCCACACTTGGTGCCCAGCCCGATCTTCTTCGAAATCGGATCCTCCAGGCCACGTGAGCACTGCGCACACACCTGGGTGCGGATGCCGAACTCGGCGATCTGCTCAGGGGTCATCCGCATCTCGGCGGTCAGCTTGAAGATCATGCCCTTGGCCCACTCCCAGCCATGGGCGGTGACCATCTTGGCCACGAAGCGGCCCGGATTGCGCTTGGACTCGACCACGCGGTACACGGAACCATCCGTGAAGCGGTAGATGCCCTCAGTGGAAACACTGGGGGCCTCAGCCCTGGCCTGGGCCTGGGCAGGAGCACCACCCTTGCGGTTGGCGAAGGGCTGCTTGAACAGCCACGTGATCCACTTGCTGGCCTGGTCACCGGTCATACCGGCAGCGGTCATCTCAGCGATCTTGGCAACAACATCCTCGGCGATGATCTTCTGGAGGTCACCAGAGACACAACGCTCGATGGTGGCCATCTGCTTAAGGCTGGCAGGCCTGGCCTGGCGGGCAGGGCGATCCTGGCCACCGTTGTAGCGGTTGGTGCGGGGGTAAGAGGTGCGGTAGCGGTCGGTGCGCTCGTAGCTCATGGGAACTCCTTGGTTTCAGACCTGGCCTGGTGCCTGGTCGTGCCACCAATATAACACAGCGCACTAGCAATTATTCCTGTGGCGCTGGTCACAGGGCGGGATCATGGCTTCGGGCCGACCTGGGCATACTCCTTCGCTATCCGCTGCAGCATGTCCACCACCCAGTCCATCTTCTGGTTCGTCTGCAAACGGATCGTGCCGTCCGGGTAGACCAGGACCGTCAGAACGGTGTCCTCGGTGTCGATGACCTCGACCTTGCGGCCATCCAGGCTGGCCACTACTTGCTCCTCAGCAGCTTGCGGGTCGCATCCAGCTCAGCGTCACACGCCGAACACTTGTATTCCACGATGATCATCAGGCCACGGTCATCGCGCTTGGCCCGCACGTTCTTCTCTAGCCAGTCGAACGGATGCAAGCAGGGCATCTCCAGGGGCGGGGCCGGATTGCCAGGATCGGGGTTGCGCCGTTGCTCCATCATCTCCAGGAACTCGGCGTAGCTCATCCCCCGGTGGTACTCACGCGCCATGGTCACCGCCCTCCTTGCCGCCGCCATACCCTGCCTCGCGCAGGAAACGCTGAGCCGTCATCAGGGGATCGACCACCCCGGTGTAGGCACAGCACTTGGCACACCAGCCCATCTCGATGTCGTTGGGGTTGTACGAGGTCATCGAGCAGACCGGGCAGGTGATCGAGGGCGGGTCGGTGTAGCGGGGCGGCTTGCCCATCGGGCACCCGCTCTGGCGTCCATCCCAGCACCACTCGCGCGGTGTGGGCTTCTGGCAACCAGGACACAGCTTGATGGTCATGCGCCCCCCGATGCCACCGAGGACCACTGGGCCAGTCCCGCAGCGAAGGCGCAGATGATCTGGCCCTGATGATCCCGGCTGATGTCCTCCCAGGCCACGTCCGCACGCTTCCCGTTGCGGAGCGACTCGTAGACGGCCTTCCCGGCAGCCCTCATTCGGTCGCTGCCGAGTTCATCTTCCTGTCGAGCCATCCTCGAACTCCTTCCTCGTCATCGTGCGCTTGGCCCTCACGGATCTCGGCCCGCCAGCGTTCCCTGTCCTCTGCGGTCCAGCCGGTGAGCTTCATTTCGGGCACCTCGTATGCGTGCGCGGTTTGCCGTTCATCAGGATCGTGAGCATCTTGCCGCAGCGTGGGCAGGGTGAGTGACCCCGGCGATGGGCGTGCTGCCAGGAACGCACATGGTCCACGTCGTAGCCGGTGGCCCCGCAGATCTTGCAACGGATCTTCCCGGTCCGCGACCCTGGCAGTGGCTCGAATACCTCCGATACCCAGTAGGCGTCACCACCGATCTCGACACAGGCCCACTGCTCGCCACAATCCAGGCAGGTCCACCGGTCGCCGTCCACGGCCTCACTCGGGGGTTCACACCAGCCCAGACCCAGCCTGCGGACGCTCATCAGCCACACCCCGGCAGGGCATCGCGCACAGCCTGCCCGGTCTGCCAGATGGACTGGCGTCCGTCGCCCTGGTGGAGCCGCTCAGCGATCTCCCCAGGTGACTCCCCGAGGGCGAGCTGGGTGCAGATGACCCCGTTGAGATCAGGCTGGTCGATGGAGCTGTCCACCCCACCGTTGCCGTACACGTCGGCGTGGGCCTGGCCCTGGCCCAGCGTGAAGCCGAGGGCGATCCCGCATGCCCAGATGACCATCAGCGTGAACCACAGCAGCCAGCCATGGACGGTGACTCGCTTCCTCATGTGCCCTCCTTCGCGGCCCGTTTCACAGCAGCCTGTTCCTCGAATATCTTCTGGCTCGGGCTGACAATCTCGCGCTGGGGCGCGGTGATGAAAGGCCGAGCGCTGATGCCGGGGTCGGCGTAGTAGGTGTGCTGGTGCTCCTCCAGCACCTCGACCCAACATGTCAGCCGTAGCAGGATCTGGAGCACCCGACTGGTGTCCGCGTTCGCCAACGCCTCGATGATCTCCTCACGGATGGACTCGATCTCGCTCACAGGTCCAGCACCCGATCTGCCGTCATGCGGACATTGACCGGCTTCGGGCCATCGAGGTCCAAGTAGGCCGTGCGGGCCGAGGCCAGCATCGCCAGCACTCCTGCATCGAGGGCCTTGGCCGGGATGGGCAGAGCGGCCAGGCGGCTCAGGATGTCCGTCAGGTGCTTGCACTTGCGATGGTGAATCCAGCCTGGACATGAGCAGCACCACTGCCCATTGGCACGCCGCTGCGACACCAGGTAGAACGACGACGACGAGGTCGACTTCACGGTGAAGCGGTTGGTGTAGTCCCGGTTGTCGGGCTTAAGGCTGGAGCCGATCTGCTGAGCGATCAGCTCTACCTGTGCCCTGCTTTCGTGGGCCATTCGTACTCCTTCGGTTAGTGACCGGCCTGGTGCCGATCCTGGTCTGAATTGACCACCGGCACACAGGGACCGGGCGGGCGTCCCTGTGGCCGAGTTCCACTCATCCCTTCGGATGCCACGTCCTGCCACCATCGTGGCTGTGGGTGCCTGCGGCGACCACCTTGCGGTCGACCTGCACTCCAGCGATCTGCTCAGCGCGCTGGATGGCCATCCGGGTGGCGGCAGAACCCCTGATCCGCAGCGTCCGATAGATGCACGCATCCGTCATCCGCTTCCGGTCGTCATCGCTGATCCCGATGAAGGTGATGGCACCCTGCGGGCCGACCTTCACCTGGACCTTGCGGGCCGCGATGAGCTTGTCCACAGCGGTCACCGCCTTCTTGACCTCCTCGACCCGCTGGGTCAGCGTCTGGTCGGGCATCCGCATCGTGTCGCATGGCATGATCAGACCTCCTTCTCGTTCTCGATGTTCTGGATGGCTGCCTCAAGCTCGGCCACCACCACTGGGTTGTCGGCGTTCTTCTCGATGTCGGCCCTGATCTGTGCGATGGCCGCGCCGCTGTCGTCACCCATGCCGGGTGCCGTCTCTGTGATCTCATCCCAGCCTTCGGGCAGCGGCGCTGAGTCGTCCATCTCCAGCTCTGGCGTGGCAGGCCCGCCGTACTGGATGTTCTCGTACATCGACTCGGTCAAGTCCAGGCCCCGCACATCCACGTCAGGAGTGCCGATGGCGACCTCGTCCTCAATGTCCAGGAAGGACACGCGGGCCTTGTCGATCTGCTCGATGGCCACCTTGTCGATCTCGATACCGACCTGCTCGCCTGCCTTCGCCATCTTGGTGGCAGAGGAGCGGGCCACCTTCACGGCTTCCTCCAGGCGCTCGCGCGCTGCGGGGGACAGCATCTCGCCGATCTGCTTGGCCTTGGCGGCAGCGTCACGGACCTGCTTGACATCCAGGTTCGCCAAGCCCTGTTGCATGTCCTCCATGAGGTCCCGCAGCTCGGCGCTGATGGCCCGAACAGCTTCCACGTCATCCTGGGCAATGCGCCCGAAGATCACGTTGACGGAGAGTCGCGTCAGCCGCGCCTGCTCGTTGAACCTCTGAGCCAGTGCACGGGCCTCAGCGATGGCAGCGATCAACTCGGGTGCCCGGTCCTCTGGGCAGAGCTGGCCGAACGCCGACTGGGCGCACACGGTCTTGATCATCGAGCGGGCCTTGCTGCGGGTCTTGATGGCAGCCTCATGCTCCTCGGGGTCAATGATGATCCGGGTCGTCTCCCAGCGGGCCACTTCCTCGCCTGCCTCATTGATGTGGGTGCCCTCGATCTCACGGGTCCCGTAGCTGATGTTCCCCTTCACGCTGGTGGTTACTGCCACCAGAAGGCCCGGACGGAGCGTCTGGATGGGGGTGGTGATGGTTGACATGATCTGGTGCTTTCCTCTCGGTTGTGACCGGCCTGGTGCCAGTCCTGTTGTCGAATATAGCCTACCGGGGTAGCAATTGACAAGCTACCCCGGTAGGCCGGGTTCCTACAGATCCAGCTTGCGGGCTGGGCTGTCGGCCTCGACTGCCTTGGCGGCAGCCTGGGGGCTGGTGGCAGGACGGGCACGGCCTGCCCACTCCTTGCGGAGCCGGTCGATCTTCTCGGCAGCTGTCTTGGCCAGCGGCACGATGGTCTTGGCTATCCGCAGGATGTCATCCGTGGTGACCTCGCGGGCATCATCCGCAAAGGAGGTGAACATCGCCTCGGGCACCAGGGCAGCCAGCTCGGCACCCGTGAAGGTATCGGTTGCGTCTGCAATGGCAGGCAGGTCGATGCCGATGGTGTCGGCGTCCCGCCCGTTGGCCTTCAGTGCTGCAGCCATGACGGCCTCGCGCTCGTCGTGAGTGGGCACGTCGACCCACCAGATCTCGTCGAACCTCCCCTTCCTCATCAGCTCCGGGGGCAGCTTGCTGGCGTCGTTCGCCGTGGCAATCACGAACGCGGAACCTTGGCGGTCCTGCATCCAGGACAGGATGGCACCCAGTGCGTCGGCAGACACACCACCATCGCCCTGTTCACCCGTGGAACCGGCGAGCGCCTTCTCGATCTCATCCAGCCAGACCACGCAGCGACCAATCGCCTCGATCACGCTGAGCGCCTTGCGGAGGTTGCCCTCGCTCTCGCCCACGTACTTGGACTTGAGCGCACCCAGGTCCAGCCGGATCAGCGGGACGTTCCACTCAGCCGCAAGGGCCTTGGCGCTGTAGGACTTGCCACAGCCTGGGACACCGATGACCATCGTGCCCTTGGGAGCCTGCAGGCCATAGGCCCGAGCAGCGGGGCTGAAGGCCAGCGACCGGCTGACGAGCCAGGCCTTGTAATCGGGCATGCCGCCCACGATGGACAGGCCACCGGCTGGCGGGTCGATCCACTCCAGGACACCCTCGCGGGCGATCACACGCTTCTTCTCGCTGGCGATGGTGGCCGGGTCGATCTTGCGGAGCTGGACCAGTGAGCGCGCGAAGCAGGCTTGCGCTTCCTCACCACTCAGGCCCACGGCTGCGTCGATGGCAGCATCCCGCTGGCCGTTGACTGCCGTCCTCTGCAGCTCCTCGGGCAGGGATGACACGGTGGCGTCCAGCAGGGCCGCGATCTCCTCACGGTCAGGCAGCGGCCACTCGATCACGGTTGCGTGACCAGCCAGCTCAGCGGGAATGTCGCCACTGGGGCTGATCACGATCACAGCCTGGGCGTTCTCACGGGCCTGGCCAGGAAGCCAGCGGGCCAGGTTGCGCAGGCGACGCAGTGTCATGGCGCTTGTCGGACCACTCAGCCACACTGGCAGGTCGCGCATGATCCACACGCCACGCTCACCACTGGTGTCCTTGATGATGTCCAGCGCGCCATCGGGATCGCCCACACCCTGGTCTGTGGTCCTGCCGCTGATGCTGGCCACACCTTGGGCAATGTCCCAGGTCCTGGCCAGGTAGCCCGCTGAGGCAGCAGCCTCGAACAGGTACTTCTCGACCCGCGCTTCCTCGCGACTTACCACCCAGAGGAGTGGGTTGCGGGCACGCAGGAGGGCAGCCACATCAGCGGCAACGGTCTGCGAACGGGTTACATCTGCTTTCACGCTCATGAGATCTCCATCTGTCTTGACCAGGCCTGGTGCCTGATCTCCTGTCGAGGATATGTTACCCCGCTAGCAATTGCAAGCTCACTGAGCGATTGCCTGCACAGAGTTGAGGGTATCCACCGGGTATGACAACTCAGGACCGCAAGCAGGATCGCAACCAGTTCGATGGCGATGCAGCCAATTTCGCCAACACCGCCCGTGCCCAGCTCAGTGCGTTCATCGACAACCTGGAGCAGATGGTCAGCAAGGGCCGAGATCTCCTGGTGGACATGGACGCGCGACTGGAGGACTTCGATGGCGGGAGCCGTCGCCTCACGGAGACGGAGACGGAGAAGCGGGAGAAGGTGCGTGCCGGAACTCGTTCTTGATCTGGAACAGCCGCGCTGAACTCAGGCCCGTGACACCCATCAGCTGGCCCGAGGTGATGCCGTAGCGCATGGCCTCACGGATGAGTCCTCGCAGCTCCAGCTCGGCATCGAGGGCCTCCTGGCGCTTCTTGTCCAGCCGCACCGAGGCCTTGGAGATCGCGGCCATCCGGGCCACAGCCCACTCGGAAGTGTTGCGTTTGCGGTTACCCATCGGTTTGCTGGCCTTCCTGGTGGCGGGAACCACCGCTGGAGGGTGAACGTAAAAACATACGTTGACCTGGCGAAACGGCGAGTTTAAGAGGGGTGGTGTGGTGGTGCCCACGAAGGACAAAAGCCGCTCTCGGGGCCGCTGAGGGCCGGCAATCGCTACCTGGGTAGCTATTAACGATCATTAGCTACATCCTCGTCGGGCGCGTCCCCGAGGTCCTCGATCAGGCCGAGGGCGAGCAGCAGGCTGACCACCCGAAGGCGCAGCCAGTGCAGGCCTTCAGCGATGGTCATGTCTCGCCAGTCGCCGTATGGCTCGGGGCTGTATCCCGGCATGGCTCCTCTATCTCGTAGACGACCCCCCTGGCGACCTCCCCGTGCAGCAGGCCCTCATGCTCACCGCAGCGCCACCAACGGTTGCCGTTGGAGTCAATGACCGCCGAGGTGGCGGGCTGGCGGCAGCGGGCGTTTCCGCCCATGCCGAAACTGCACTCCTTGAACATGTCAGTGATCCTCACCATCGTCATGAGCGGCCCATCCCCGCCCAGTCATCGAAGCTGCGATCCAGACCGGAGTAGTTCAACGGCTCCTCTGCCGCATCCTCCTTCACGCCAAGGGTGGCCTTGCGCTCCTCGCGGTCCTGCCCGCACACGATGCAGGTGCTCACTTGATCACCTCCCCCGGCAGCACGTTCTCGGGCGTGCTCACGCTGATGCTGAAGGCAGTGAACGGGCGGTTCGGCCTGCCGTCCGGGCGCACCGGGTTCCGTGGGTCCACAGAGCGCCACAGCTCGAACGCTTCCGTGGAGGTGTAGCGGGTGGCCTCATCGAGGTTGGGTGTGGTGCGCAGGTGGGCCATCATCACCTGGCCGGTGAGCGGCTCCCTTCCGTCACGTGACGGATCGAACTCGACCACATACTGCCCGTCGAACCCAGTCACCCCGCCATTGATCAGCCCGACCACCTGGATGACCACCTCAGTGCTGTCCATCGTTCTCCTCCTCGTTGGCAGGCTCGGCCAGCCGCGCCAGCGACTGGGCACGGGCGATCTGGCCCATGATCTCGATCAGGCCCAGCATCTCCACCGGGGCCAGTTCATGCTGTGAGATCACCCCGGAGCCATCGCCGTTCACGGTCACCTGGAGCAGGCCGAAGCGGTACACCGTGACATGCTCCACGTCGATCCTGCTGGGGCCGATCACGTCGGGCTGCACAGGCCTCAGCCGCAGCCCGTGGCGCTCCAGCCCCTCCTTGACGGAGTCCAGGTCCTTCTGGCTGAAGCCACGGAAGCTGAGCAGGTCCATCTCGGTCATCGCGGTCAGGGCATCCACGCTGCAGACGCCCTCGCGCTTGAGGATGTTGAACGCCCGCACCGTGAGGTCCAGGTCCTCGATCTGGAGCGGCACAATGGTCATCGGGCTAGCGCCTTCCATCGGTCCAGCATCTCCTGCCAGTCGGCCTTCCATCGGGCCAGCGTCCCCTTCCACTCCGCGACCTGCCAGCTGACCTCGTCCTTGCCTTCCCCTGCGTCACTGAGTTCATTGAGCACATCGAGCAGGTTGGTCATGTCACCAATCACATTGGTGTCCTCGATGTTTGGCGGCTCAGGCAGCTTGGCCTCGGCCATGATGGCGCGTCGGAAGATCTTGTTCGCCAGCACCCGCAGGATGGCGTGGTCCTCTAGGAAGTCCTGCTGTTCGGCATCGGGCAGCGGCTCAGCGATCACCACGAGCTGAGCCTTGTCGGTGCTGAAGGTGTACACGCCCTGCGGCCCCTCCTCCTGGGGGTGGCAGTATTCGCAGTCCTCCTCTGCTCCGGGGTGCATGACGTGGACCTTGCCGCCGTCCGGGCCGGTGAAGGTCAGACTGTCCTCATCGACCGGCTGATGAGTGGCATGCGTGGCAGCCTGAGCTGGCGGCAACACGTCACCGCCCCATGTCTCCACCTCGACGGCCCTGCGCTCAGGGGTGCGCTCGATGTACTGCGCCGGGGTCACGATGGCGATGCCGCTGGTCATCTCGGGGTCGATCTCCGGGTGGGTGAACCCACCGTCGTAGCCCTCCATGTCACCATCCGGGTCGTCACCCAGGTCGACGTGCTCCACGTCAAGGGGTTCATCCTTGGTCACGTCTGCTCCTCCTTCGCAGCCTTCCTGGCTGCCTTGACCTGTGCGTGCAGCTCAGCCCTGGATAGGTGGCGGTTGCATGCACAGGTGATCGGAAATCGTTTGAAGCGGGTGGCGTAGCCACACACCGGGCACGGGGTGGTCAGCTCCTTGCTGTCGTTACCCCGGACGCTGGTCGTCACGGTTCTCCTCCTTGGTTGGTTCCTGGCCCCACAGGATGCGGCGCAGCCTGGATGGCGGGGCGGGCTTACGATGCCGACCCACGTAGGTGTTGGCGTGGTTGCTCATGGTTCCTTTCGGGTGGTTGGGTGGGTGCCCAGGAATCGTGATGTCCGGGCACCCACCCGGTGACTAGCTAGCGCCGCAGCAGGTCAGTTCGACCCGTTGTGGTTGTAGGGCTTGTGGTGATGCACCACGACCGTTGTGTTGCTGGTGTTGAACGAGCCAGCGCCGGTGTTGATCAGGTTGTTCGAGAAGTTGCCGTTGCCGACGTTCAGCGTCAACGAGTTGCCCGAGAACAAGGACACGTGGTTCCCGTTCACCGTGCCGATCTGGTTGATCGTCTTGGTGATGTTCTGGACAGGATGCCCATTGCCCCACTGCGGACCATCGCTCGGTGAGGCCAAGGCCGACCCGGCACCACCAACGGCCATTGCCGTCATGCCGAGGCCGAGCACGGACCCTGCCACCATCTTGCGTACCTGCATACTCATTCCTTTCGTTGACCCCTGGCCCAGTGCCCGAGGTCCTGCCGGGACTGTCCCGGTCAGGTCTGTGTGCGGCGTAGAGCCGCGAGCAGTCTCAGCCCCTCCGGGCTGTACCGCTGCTGTTCGTAGCTGATCTCCCACCGATTCAGGGCCTCGCGCACCAGCCGCTGGGCGATGCCACGCCTCTGGCGCTTCGGGTGGACCCAGACGTTGATGTTCCCGGCCTGCTCCAGATCCGAGGTCGTCGGGTAGTGGTTGAGGATGCCGGTCAGGTCACCATGCCGATCCCGCATGAGCAGGCAGTCGACAGGCTCACCGGGTGGCGCATCGTGCTCATTGGCATAGTGGCGCTCGTAGCTGATCCCCGGCTGGCCCTTGGCCGCATACTGGCACGCCTGCGACTCCCAGGTGTAGACCAGGCCCCAGACCATCTCAGGCTCCCATGTATCGCTCACGCTGCGATCACCCCCGATGGCGGGAGCGGACCATGCTCACGACGCCAGGCAGCAGCAAACGCAAAGCCTGCGTTCATGCCCGCCACATCGAAGCCCAGGCCGTTCTCGGCAATGTGGGCATCCATGGCAGCCTGGAACGCCACCACCTCAGGCAGGGCTTCCCAGGCCGCGACCAGCTGGGCCTGCTCATGCAGGGACTGCTTCATCACGCCGCCCTTCCCCAGTGCTCACCGCAGTTGACATTCCGACCGCCACAGCAGAACCGAGCCGACTCGGCCCAATCATGCTCAGCCTGCTCGTCGGCCTCAAGGATCTCGCCCACGAAGTCAACGTCATGCTCGGTCACGGACTCAGGGTTATCGGCCAGTGGCCAGCCCGCCTGCTCCTCCAGGCACAGCACCTCGATCACTCTGATCATCGGGCCGTCTCCCTCGGGACAACATGGCCACAGGTGGCCAGGACAGCATGGACCTTGCCCATGATCTCCACGACCCGGCGGTCCATATGGCACTGCGGACAGTGGGCGACAAGCGCCAGCTTGCGGGCAGCGTTGGGGCGAGATACTCGCATGATTCCCTCCTCAGGGACCAGTGCTCGGCCTGGTGCCGAACTGAGATCATTAAACCATACCGGAATAGCAATTGCTAGTCAGGCCAACGACCCAGCAGGCAGTCGCCGCACTTGGCTTCCTCACCAGTGAGCCGCCAGACGCGCCCGCACGGCTCATGCCTGACCAGGATGCCCGCCATGTATCCACGGGGTTGCTCGTACTCATCGTGGTCGTACATCGTCTCGCCCAGCTTGATGGGTTCCGGGGTGGTGTGGTCAATGGCGTCCCAGTCCACAGTCCAGCCTGGTGGCGGCTTGCCCAGGAACCCATTGGCGAACCACAGCTCGGGTTCGGCGTGGAAGTCGCACTCGTTGTCTTGGCGCGCGCTCACTCCAGCACCTCGGCCAGGGTGAACCTGGCCAACCGCAGCGGCTGGCCCGTCGCATCCGCGTGCATGCGGGCCAGGCCCTCCAGGCGACGGATGAGCAGCAGGTCCCGATGGATCAGCGGCGCGTGCTCACCGACGCCTGGGATCAGCGCCCCGACCATGCTCCACTGGCCATCCGGCTCCTGGACCTGCCAGGCGTACAAAGTGTCACCGTCCATCAGTGCTTCCTCTCGGGTGGGATGTCATGTGCCACCTGCCGCAGCAGCATCGGTACGGCTGGTGGAACCGCGTGTACGTCGCGACAATGAAGCCTCTGAGCGCCTCACCACGTGAGCGATAAGCGCGCTTCCAGGGCGTCGGGCAGGGCTTAAGCGGCGTCGGTGCCCGGCTCACCAGTCCACCTCCAGCTGATCAGGGCTGTAGTAGCTCGGGCGGTCCCGGCAGTCCCACAGGACTCCGATGGTGATGGTGCCCTTCGCAAGCACCTTCACCACGGACCCCTCGCTGGTGCGACCACACAGCCGCACCCGGTCGCCAAACTCTGGTGACCTCATGCCGCCTTGCCCTTCACGCTGGCTTCGAGCTTGGCCAGCAGGTCTGACACGTCAGACGGGGCCACGTCATCGGCCTCGGTGATGTCCAGCTCCACACCTTCAGCCTTGGCCTCGATGAGGCTGGTGAGCCGGTTCGTGTAGGTGTCCACGTGGGCGTCCTTGTCGAACTTGCCCACCATGCTGGCCACCAGCTTCTCGGCCATGTCCAGTTCGGCGGCACTGTACTCAGCACCCAGGCCGGGGACAGTGGCCTCACGGACCTCATCGGCCCAGCGCAGGGTGTGCAGGACCAGAACGCCCTCCACGACCCGGATGGCAGCGATGTGGGTCTTGGCCCTCATGGTGAACTCGGCAATCGCCACCAGCCCGCTGGACGCCATTGCGTTGGCAAGCAGGGCATACGCCTTGGAGGGCCGCACGGTTTTCTCGCTGCCGACCTTCCCACCACCCAGGTAGTAGCTGTCCTCGAACATGATGGGGTCGATCTCGGACTGGTCCACGAACTGCAGGATCTCGATCTGCTTCCCACGCTCGCCCTCCAGCTGGGCCAGATCATCCTCGGTGATGGTGACCAGGCTGCCGCCCACCTCAATGCCCTTGACGATGTCGCCGTAGGCCACATCCTCGCCGCATTCCTTGCAGACGCGCTTGAGTGAGATGCCGCCCATGCAGGTCGGGCCGAGTGACCCTGGCCGAGCATGGTGCTGGTGGAAGCTGACATCGTGGTTATCGGTCGCCTTATAGAGGGCGACTGGGAACTGGACCAGCCCGAAGCCGAGCTGCCCCGTCCAGGTGCTGCGCATTGCCATGATGATTCCTTTCGATCGGGGCTGGCCTGGTGCCTGCCCTCCTGGTCATTAAAGCACAGCGGGCTAGCAATTGCCAGCCCACTGCGGGTGATTCGTCAGGCGCAATCGCCTGCGTGCTGGGTGAAGCAGCGCGAGCAGGTGGAGGGCCAGCGCGGCTCCTCTGCCTTGCCCTGACCGAGCGTGCGGAGCTGCCTGGTCCCTACGGGTGAGGTCACGGAGATCTCGCGGTTGATCTTGGCCAGCTCGGACAGGTGGGCCATGACCGCCCCACGCAGCCCCGGTGACATGTGCCCGGAAGCGAGCAGGTGCCGCAGCGCCAGCGCCACGTTGCGGGCATGATCTGGCCCGGTGGGCACCCGGCCCTGGAGCACATGCGCCCACTCGTTACGGCGCGCTCTCACGTTGCTCTCGGTGGTGTCTCCCAGCTCAGCGATCTCCGCATAGGTGAAGCCTGCATCGAGCGCCTGGAGGATCTCGGACAGCCGCAGGTTCGAGCAGTTACGTCCGAGCGTTTCCAGCTCAGCGGCCTGTGTGGGTGTGTACATGCGTGACGACTCCAATCGTTGTGGTCTGGCCTGGTGCCAGTTCCTGTGAATCAGGATAGCACACCCCACTAGCAATTAAAGAGGCCCCCCGGAGTTAACCGGGGGGCCTCAGTGGGGCTGCTCCTCTCACATGTAATAGGCATTGTTCTCTGGGTCAGTGCCTGCGCCCTGGACCTCCACATAGGCAGCGGGGAGGAAGTCATTCCAGCCAGCTGCTGCGTCGCGCTCGGCGAGGGCTTGGGCGCGAGCGGCCTTGGCCTCGGGGCTGAAGCTCGGGATCTTGCGTGACATGTCTGCTCCTGGGGGTTCTGGGCTGGCCCTGTGCCTGCCCGATACCTAATTAAAACACAGTCGGGTAGGCATTGCAAGGCTCACGTAGCGGCTTCTGCTGCTGCTGCGTGCATGCAGCGGAAGCACAGGTCGAAGCCTCGGTACGAGGCCAGTGGCCAGCGCTCGTCGCACTGCGGGCAGTGCTTCCACGGGAACGGCCCAAGGTGGCCCAGCCTGGTGTCAGGCATCAGGCGTCCCCAGGTCAAACTCCTCCTCATACATCGGATAGAACTGGCTGAACGGCTCAGGCTGGCCCTCACTCACACCCACCAGGAACATGGCCAGCAGGCCGGTCAGGTAACCGGCATGGACAGGACTGGGGGCAGCTGCAATGGCCGCGTCGAACTTGCGGATCTGCTTCTCGACGTTCATGTCGGGCTGAATATTCTTCACATCAGCACCCTTTCGTTGGGCCTGGCCTGGTGCCAGACTGTCACCCATTAAAGCACACCCCGCTAGCAATTGACTAGTCGGGCCAGACGCCCAGCCGCCAGGTGTCGTCGTCACCGAAGGTGTGGACGGGGTGGATCGTCACATCGGTCAGCTTCCAGACCGCACTCCAGCTCTCGACGCCCCAGTGCTCGTAGCGCATGGTCAGCCCCGGCATCGCCAGCTCGATGACCTCGTAGGGGTCGTTGGTCGGCCATTCCCTGTGGGCCTGATCCGGGGACATGTTCATCGTCCACTGGCCCACGTCGAGGTCCAGCAGGATGGCCTGGGCGCGTATCTCACTCGGCCTGACGCACTCGCCGTATCGGATGCGCTGGGTCAGCTCGGTCCCAGCAGCACCCGGCCACATGATCTGGGAACCCCAGACGACCAACGGGTGCAGGTGGCGGTCGAGGAACCAGAGCCGAGGTCGGCGCGGTGGCGATCCCTGGAATGTATAGCCGACGAACTGCTCGTTGCTCAGCCCTGCTGGCAGCTCGGACATACCGGCCTCCCGTGGTCCACGATCTTCCATTGGCGTGCTTCCAGCTCCAGGACAAGCATCGCCTGGGCGTCCTGGGAGGACTCGATCACCAGATCGGACACCAGGGCCATCGGCAGCATCCCCTTGCACACCGAGCAGATGATCGCGCAGGCCCTGGTGTTGGGTTCCGTGATATTCCACCGGAAGCAGAAGGCCTGCATCGCCGAAGGGCAGTCCGCGAACATCATGATCACCGGACGGTCCTCCAGACCCAGGACCAGCACCGCATCCCGTGGCGGGCACGGATACCGATGGGCCTGTTGTCGACGTACCTGCGGTTGAACCGGAGGGAAGTCTCCGGGGCATCGTCCTTGCTGGCGGCGTAGCTCATGAACCGCATGCGCCGGATGACTGGCAGGCGACGGCGCAGCTGCTCCTTCACAGCAGCACCAGGCAGCCCGGATGGACAGCCAGCCTGGTGTCGGCATCCACGTCGTCACGCTGCCGAACTTCCAGCCAGAACTCCCCGGCCTTGATGGGCTGGTGGCAGCCGACGCAGAGCAGCCACCCGTACATCCCTCGCGCTGGCGCTGGTGGCGCAACATGCTCGTCGAGCGGTTGGTTCATGGTCACCGTTCCTCCTCGAACGCCTTGACTATTTGCGTGCCAACATGATTGGGCCATGGCGATTCCAGCGGCCAGTGCTTGCAGTCCGGGTTCGTACACGACCCGTTGCCGTCCGACTCATGCTTGGCGATGACATCGATCATCTTCTGGATGTCGGCCCCCGAGCTGAACCTCATAGGCATCGCCTGGGCAGCACGGCGCTGACCTCACACCCGGGGTAGTGCTCATGGTGGGTCATCAGGGCATCGATGGAGTCGGCAGCCACCACCAGCCGGGTATGGTGTCGGGTGCCGTCACGGGACATCACCGTGTAGTGGTCGTGTTCCTCGAACTGGTTCATCGGTCATCCTCAGGGATCTTGCGCTTGCCCACTGCCTTGCGGGCAGCGATGTGCCGGTCGTGGCGGGCCAACTGGGCCGGGAGGTCATCCAGCGCCTTGCGCGCTGCGCGCACCTTGGGGTCCTTCCGCTCCAGCTCATCCAGTTCCCGCTCCAGCCCCAACCAGGGCACGTTGCTCATCAGATGCTCCCGAATCGTCCGAAGTCAGGCAGCACAGGCTTACCGTCAGCTCTGCCCCAGAGGTGCAACACGTTCTCCCTCAGGTTGATGTGCTCAGCAGTCGGAACGAACACCTGGTACGCATGCCCCTCCTCGAACACCGCGCGGTGTAACAGCTTCAGATCCGCATAGGTCGGCATCGTGCCCATCGCTCCACTGATGCTGGCGTGTATCCAGTCACAGCCGAAGTCACCATCGAGGTCCAGGTCGGCGGGCCACCATGACGCCACCACACGACGGCCATCGCGGGCATCGAACATCCAGGCCTCACCGAAGGGCATCGGTGGACTCCACACCTTGCGATCCAGCCGTGCCCGGATCTTCAGCGCATCGAGCCTGGCACGGCATGCCTCGATCTCACCTGGGGCCGGTTCCCTCATCCTCATCGTTCGTTCGCCATCCTCACCTGGTCGGCCACGTACTCGCGGCAGTGGGCCAGGCCCTCCTCGTCAGGCAGGTCAGGCGACTCGATCCCCAGCCGCTCATTCGCCCACTCGAACCAGCCATCGGCCAATGCGGGCATCGGGACGTTGCGCCAGCTGACCGGACCAATGATGTTGGTCGCAGCCTGGATACGCTCGCCCAGCCCCGCGCACCGCCCGCTCCAGGTGCCACCCTCGTCCCAGCGCTTGTTCGGGACACCCAGCCAGGTGCCGTCGAGATAGCTCCGGTACGCGTCGATCAGCTGGCCCCACAGGTAGATCAGCTCGTCACTCACGAAGGTGGAGATCTCCTCCATTAGAGCGGGAAGTTCCCGGTCGGCCATCACACGGCTCCCTTCGGGGCGGGTCGCAGGTTGAAGATGTTGAACTCGGGCTTGGTGGCTAGCTCGACGTGGTCGGCACAGACCGCATAGCCTCGGATCACGGTGAGGTGCGGCACCCGCTTGCCGGTCAGGATGAAGCAGACGCAGCACGCGCAGAAGTTCTGGCGGCTCATGGCCCCTCCTCGTCCAGGTCCAGCACCCGAGGGTCGGCGTAGACCTTGGGCTTGCGCTCCCACACGGTGATGTCATCGTGCAGGCCCCACCACTGGATCGGGGTGTGCGACGCGACCTCGGTCCATTCCTCAGTCAGCAGCTCATGGAAGTCCTTGTCGCCCGTGCAGCCGCCCTCGCCCTCACCGATGTAGATCACCCGGTCGCCCTTGAACTCACGCAGGGTGCGCCACGCTGACGGCTCGGAGTACGGGGGCCAGGACAGGAACAGCACCCGGTCGGGGTACTTGTCCACGGTCACCTCTGCGTAGCCCTGGTTGACCGGCACCCAGAGCGCGCAGTCCTTGTGCCAGACGTTGGCCCCTGGTGCAGCGTCATAGCTCGCCACATCGACGCCCAGCTGCTTCAGCACGTAGCCCCAGTAACCACTGCCCGCCATCGGATCCAGCAGTGACATCCGCGAGTAGGCCGCGACGAACTGCACCGAGCCAGGGTCCGTGACCGACCAGGCATAGCGGCACACGTATTCGTGCCGGTCGAGGTAGTCCTCCTTGAACCCCGACTCGGTCAGGTTCGGTCCGAGCCGGTACCGCGCGATGCACGGCCCCTCCCAGGGGAACTCGCCCCGACTCACCTTCGTCCGCACATCGTCCCAGTACGGGTTATGGATGGGGATGGGAAACGAACGCAGCAGCTCAGTCACCGCGCTCCTTCTCTGCAGCAAGCACGGCCCCGATGAGGGCATCGCCCTGCTGGACAACGAGCATCAACTCACGCTCCATGTGACGGAACCGGGTGCCTGGCATGGCCAGGTTGAGCCGGTCAGCATGACGGGCCAGCACCCCGAAGTCGGCGGCGAGGTCCTCCAGGGTGGCCCTGATCCCCGCCAGGTTCTCGCGTGCGCTCTCGCCAGTCTCAGTGCAGGCACTCATCGCTTCGGCATCCTGCGGCTGGCGACAACGACCTTGACCACGACCAGGGCCATGCACCACAGCATCACGAACACAGCTACCAGAGCGGCCAGCCAGAGCACGACCTGCGTCATCGTGTTGGAGATCATCATCATCGGGGTGGGAACGGCAGGACACTGACACCGGTCATCACGCCAGCCTTGGGCGTGGGCGTCCTGGAGAAGGTGCGGGCCACCTTGACGAACTGCTCGATCAGGTTCCCCGAGATCCCCTCCTTCCAGCCCTCCTGCACAATCTCGCGCAGCTCCAGGGGCATCTCGCGGGCGATCTCCAGGCCCAGCTGGATCGCATTCCCGAAGCGTCCCCGCATGGCCTCGGGCTGGGGCCACTCCGTCCACTCGCCCAGCGTCGGGGGCTTGTCGGGGTAGCGGGCCAGTGGGGCACTGACCATCACGGCACGCTCCCCATCGGCACACATCAGCACGATGTTCTCGGTGCGGTCGGGCTGCTCCCGCACGGGTGTCTGCATGGTGGCGGTCTTGAGATCGACACCACGTGCCTCTGCTTCCTCGAACGGAATGTCCACCATCCAGGCAGTGGTGACTATCACGACCTCGCTGGCGAGTGAGACAGCCAGCGTGGCGGTCATCCACAGCGAGCCTTCGTCCTTGGTGTCGTCGTCGTCCATCACCTGGCCGAGTGGCATCACCCCCAGGCCCCGTGGCCCTGTGAACAGCATCAGAGGCATGATGTCGGCGTCCGGGGCTTCCAGCTCCTCGCAGCACTCGCGCGACTTGGACTTGGCGTGCTCGATCAACTCGATCAACTCGCTCACGTGATATTCCTCCCGTTGTCCGACCGGCCCGATGCCAGGTCTGGAGTCTAACTATAGCTAGCGCGGTAGCATCTGACCACCGCTCCAGTCTCACACTGGTTCGTGCGGTTTGAAACCGAAATACAGTCGTGGCTGGTGGGTGAACTCCAGCGTGCCCACCACGCCATCGGACTTGCGCCTGACGGCCACGTAGGGCGCACCGAAGCCCATCACCTCGAAGTCCTTCTGGAGCTGCTCGGTGTCCCAGGTCTGGCCCTCGGGCTGGTTGCCCGTGCCGTAGTCCTTGATGTGGATGTCGTCGCTCATGCCATCACCTTCCGACGCACCGGGCTGGTGCCCAGCTCTTGATGCAACGTCAGGGCCTTGGCCTCGGCCCGTTCCTTGTCAGTGTGCGTGCCGCCGTAGCGCCTCTTGTCACGGGTGCAGATGACGACCTGCCAGCGCGAGCGCCAGCGGTTCCAGGTCACACCCTTCACGTCGCTGACCTTCCCGCGCCCCGGCACTGGGCGCACCTTCTCGGCCTCTGGCGGCGGCAGCGGATGGCCCTCCAGCAGGGCCTTGCGCTCGTCCTCGGTCTTGCCACCCCAGATCCCGAACTCGATCCCGTGCTCCAGCGCATGATCACCGCAGGCCTGCTGGATCGGACATCGCCCACAGATCGCCTTGGCCTTCTCGATGGCATCCTTGGTGCCGATGAACCACAGCTCGGGGTCCTCCCCGAAGCAGGCGGTCATGGTGCCATCACCTGCAACGGGTTGGTCCCCGGCACGTACTCGCCTGGGACGAGCTGGTGGCTGGGCTGGCTGTTGCCTGCCATGGCACACAGCCACACGTCGATCACGGTCGTGGGCTTGGCATTGCAGTCGGGGCCTGTCTGGGCCTGGGCCGGGGCTGCCAGACCCAGCGCAAGGGCCGCCATTCCGGCAAGGATCAGCCGCTTCATGAGACAAGCAGGTTGTAGATGCGGCGCTCGGTGGCTGTGGCAGAGCCGCACTCCGTGGCCTGGAAGCTGACAGCGATGGCCTCACCGGGGTTGATGACCCCATTTTCGAAGGCATAGCCGTGCAGGTCAGTGCCGACCTGGCCAGCAGCGACGGCTCGGGTCAGCACCTGGCGGGCATACGCCCCGTTGCGCTGGTCGATGACATGGGCCACCTCATGGATCGCCACGGCCTGGATGCCGCCACAGCCACCCGGCTGATAGCCAGCTGCAATATCGTCCTCGACGCTGGCGTTGAACTGATCCGGGGACAGGTTCGCATAGGGCAGGTTGAGTGTGATCACCCCGTACTGAGTCCCGGCGACAATGCTGTCATCGCCCAGGTTGGCGACACTGACCTGGATCGGGCTGAGGCCCCATCTGTCGGCCTCAGCGTTCACCGCCGCAACGAACTGCGCCACGGTGTCCTGGTCGGCTGCCGCCTGGGCTGTGGGTGTCAGCACCTGCCCAGACAGGCCAACCGCGAGGGCCGTGAGGCCCCCCACAATCAGCTTCCTCAATGTGATTCCTTTCGCTGGACTCTGGCCGGTTGCCATGAGTAGCCCTTCGCGCCAGGACCCGAAGGCCCTGGCACTCAGGCAGCTCACGTGTGTCAGACTGCGTTGCCGTTGGAATCAAAGCCCAGGTAAACCTGGGTCGCGCAGTTCACCAGCACGTTGGCATCAATCACACCGACTGACGCATCCGTGTTGTTGTAGACCCAGTTGCGCTCCTGGAGCGCATTGCGGAACCCCGAGGAGATGTGGCCTGCGATCTGACGGCCATGCTCGCCAAGGGCCTCATCACCATCGGATGAGTAGAGGCTGCTCGACGCATGGACACAGTGGGCGTACTGCATTTCCAGCGTGCCTGCATTAGCCTGGCCAGCGCCCAGCAGGGCGGCAGCAGTTGCAGCAGCAGCGCAGCCGCCGATAACGATCTTCTTCATGGTGGTGCTTCCTTTCGTATGGACCTGGCCTAGTGCCAGATCTCGCCGCCTGTCCGGGGGTCGAACCCGGAATGTTCTCCATGTCAGGCGTCCCTGTGTGTCAGGGTGTCCTCCTCTCAATTCAGTTGTGCTGGATGGCAATCAGGCCCGGTGCCGGTCACACGGGGGCGGGCTTTCGGTTCCCTCCGTGATGGCTGCAGACTCACATGGCGGCTCCTGTCTGGCTGGGGTGGTGGGGTCAGATCCTGGGCAGCGCAATGCCATTGGGGTAAGCGACCTGGGTCAGCTCATGGATGCGGTCCTGGACCTCAGCCGGAACTACGTCCCAAGGCTTGTACTGAGCAAGGGTCTGCTCGATCTCGCGCTTCGCGGCAGCCTTGGTGATCATGGTGTCTCCTTCGGTTTGGCCTGGCCTCTTGCCTGGCTCCTGACTAATATAGCATAGCGGGGTAGCAATTATTCCTGTGATCCGGGTCACAGCTCCCGGTATCGTGGCGGGTCGTAGTCATAGCTGGTGATCAGCACGTTGCCAGCCTCGGTGAGGTAGGCCCGTGCGAAGGTCGGGTCGAATGAGCTGTCATCGACCATCACAGCCGCATCCTGGTCACAGGTCTGCAGCACAGCGATCAGCTCCTTGACGGTCATCGGTTCACCTCCTTCCCCAGGTTGGGCGTCCAGACATAGCCGTCGTTGTCGTGGACAACGGAGGCGAACAGGTTGCCGGTGGACTGGAAGCTGACCCACTGGCGGGCCTGCTCACGTGGCTGGAAGCCATTGGTCCTCAGCCATGCCTCAGCCACCTCCACGGACCCGAAGGGCCGTCCAGCGGCTGGGCCTTGGGTGTCATAGACCTTGACGCTGCTCATCACCAGCACTCGCCCTCGGCATGGACACAGAAGCACTTGGGGCACATGGCCGCACGCACTGCGGCACGCTCCTGGGCTGCCTCGCGGGCATCCTTCTTGGCCTTGATGCGGGCATTGACCCTGGTAGCGATCACATTGTGCTTAGCGATCAGCTTGGCCTCAGCCTGCTTGTCGGCATCAGTCATGGAGAGGAAGCCCAGGCCCAGGATCAGCCTGCAGACCTCGTCCTGCTGGCCTGGAAGAAGGGGGGCCAGCTCCTGCATGTCCTCAGCAATGCGCTGCTCGACCACGCCCAGCGGGCGGGCCTTGACAGCTGCATAGAGGGCCTTGAGGTCAGCGGCAACCTGGTTAAGCTCTGCGCGCTCCTGGGGCGTGGTCATCTTGACTCCTGTTCTGATCGGCCTGGTGCCGGTCTGGTGAGACAGTACCACAGTGCCTAGTCAGGTAACAATTAAACTTGCGCCTGGCGGTATCCTGGGCTGTGTCTGCCCAGGTGAGCTATAGCACCGTGCACGCGCGGCTCTCGAAGCTGCGCGGGCCAGCTCGGGCGTACCGCTGTGCCTGCGGTCGGCGGGCGCGACACTGGAGCTACGCGCGGGACTGCCCCGATGAGTACTTCAGCCCCTCTGGGCCGTACTGCCAGCACCCCGGCCATTACGCTCCCCAGTGCGGACGCTGCCACAAACGCCACGATCTGGAGGGCCGGATGCGGGATCGGAAGCTGCGGCGCAAGCCTGGCCAGTTGTTGCTGTTCTAGCAGAGCGTCCCAGCGCTGGCCGGGTGCCCAGGTGGCGGGTTCACCTCCACAGGCACCGTCCCCGAGGATGGCGTCAGAGCGATCTGGCAGGCCAGCACGGCACTCCTGGGCCGACCCATTCCACCAGCCCACACGTCGATGTGGTTCCCACCGCAGGCAGCGCAGGAGTCCTCCACGATCAGGTACTTCGCCAGGTACGGCAGGTAGAGCCGGGTGCCGGGGGGCCACCGCCCACCGGCCACCGTCGTCGGGTTGTCGTAGGTGCCCACTCCCCCAGCCTCGGAGTGGCGCGGGGCTGGGCCGGGGTAGCGGATGCGGGCGCTGTACGGCGGGTCGTTGTCGGGGTAGCCGTAGAAGGTCAGCGTGACACTGGCCGTGCTGTCTGCCGATGCCCTACAGGCCAGCTTCTCGCCGAGTCCCGTGAAGATCAGGACGATGATGATCATCCCCACCACGAACCAGGCCGTCAGGTTGATCTTCTGCCACACGGTCATCACCGGCCTGCGATGGCCACGGTGTTCAGCCGTTCCAGCTTGTCCCAGGAGAACTCGGCACCCTTGAGCACCCGGTACAGGCAGGCGTAGAGCAGGTACACGCGCATCAGCTCATAGATCGGTCGATAGAGCGGGACCACCAGCAGATGCACCAGACTCTCCTTCGCAATCGCCACGGCGGTGATGGCGATGATCGTGTGCATGACGAGCACCACCAGCGCGAACGCGACGATTGGATGCCAATCCCCCTGCGCCGCCGTGATGCCTGCCACCACCAGCAGGATGGGAAGAAATAGCAGGTTCATCAGGAGCTGAGCCACCGAGTACGGCATGGTGACCATGCCGAGCACACCGTAGCTGGGCCGGAACAGCATCGCCTTGTTCTTCCACATCACCTGGAAGTTGCCGAACATCCAGCGCTTGCGCTGCTTGAGTAGCGGGACCACGGTCTCGGGTGCCTCGGTGTCGCAGATCGCGTGGTTCTCATGCAGCACCGCATAGCCCAGCCGCTGGAACGTCATGGCCGCGTCGGCATCCTCGGCCAGGGTGTCCTCACTGAACCCACCGATTCGCTCCAGGGCGACCCGTCTCCAGGCCGAGCAGGCACCCGGCACGATGCCCACCGCACCGACCATCATCTCGGCCATGCGGATGATGCAGATGCCGTTGAGGTACTCCAGCGACTGCCAGGCGGTGAGGATGTTGTTGCGGTTGCCCACCTTGACGTGACCGGCCACCGCGCCCACGATCTTGCCCCCGTGCACACCCGTGATGAAGTGGCGGGCCAGCTTGCGGATGGTGTCCTTGCGGAACAGGGTGTCGGCGTCCATGGTCATGATCACGCTGCTGCGTGGGTCCGCATGCCTGACGGCATTGTTCAGGGCCGTCGACTTCCCGGCGTTGCGCTGGTCCACCACCTTCAGCTGGGGCCAGTCGTAGGCCTGCAGAAGTGACAGCGTGTCATCCTTCGAGCCATCGTTGACCGCAATGACCTCGAAGCGGTTCGCTGGGTAGTCACTCTCGCGCAGCATGTCCAGCGTGCGCGTGATGACCTTCTCCTCGTTATAGGCAGCCAGGCACACACTGACGAAGGGCAGCTCATCCTCCGGGGTATCCGGCCAGGCCTTCCTGCGCTGCCGCCACTCGTTGATCACCGACAGGATCAGGTAGAGGCCGGTCAGGATGAGCATCGACCCCACACCGAACCAGAACACCGCCGTGAGCGCCTTCCGTGGGAGCACGTGAACGGTCTGAATGAAGAACAGCGTGGCCCGGTCGGAGAACGATGGCGTGACGTGCCGGGGCAGGTCTCGCTGAGGCAGGATGTAGCCCGCCGTGGCGAACTTGTAGCCCTGCGCCTTGGCCTCATGGATCAGCTTCTCCAGCATCGCCACCGTCCCGGCGCGGCTCCTCCCACCGGCATCGTGCATGATCACGACGTGCCCGTTGCCATCGAGCTGTGGGACAGGCACCTCCCGGCCCTGAGCATCGAACTCCCAGTCATGGCTGTCGGTGTCGAAGAGGACCTGGAGGTAGCCGAGCTGCTGCGACTCCAGCTGGGCCAGGCTGTTGACCTCCGGTTGCCCGGTGGGGATGCGGAAGATCGGCGAGGCATAGCCAGCCACGGCCCGCAGCACACGGTCGGTCAGGTTGATCTCCTGCTGGTTCTGGAAGTCAGAGTGGGCGTCGAACGTCTCGGGGTGCGTCATGGTGTGGTTGCCCACCATGTGGCCCTCTCGGATCATCCGCTGGACCAGCTCGGGGTGGTTGGCCACGTTCTGCCCCACCACGAAGAACGTCGCAGGGACATGCTCGCGGGCCAGCACATCGAGGACCTCCCTGGTCCACACCGGGTCCGGGCCGTCATCGAAGGTCAGGATTAGGGTGCGACCAGGGACCGAGCCGTAGCGGTCCACCGCAAAGGCATTGCTTCCGATGGTCTGGACCTCGTAGTCGTTGGCGTTCCTGATGAACTCACCAGTGACCGCATCGACCAGCCTGACCGGGGGCGGGGGTGGTGGGGCGGGCGGCTCAGGCATCACCATGTCAGGCACGCCGTCACCATCGAGGTCATCAGGAATGCCGTCACCGTCGTAGTCGGGTGCCGGGATCGGCTGCAGCAGAGCAGGATCAGGCCCAGGTGGCGCGCCGCTGCCGGTGTGCTCACGCTCCACCCGTACCAGCCGAGTGAAGATGCCATGATCCTGATCGCCGACCAGTGGGAGATTGTCATGCTCACCCAGCGTGCGGCGTGCCCAGCCCTCATCGGAGTGGGCACCCCGCACCGGGGAGAACACAGAGGGCAGCAGGATGGCCCCGGCCCCTCCGATCAGCAGCAGCAGCAGGAACACACTGAGCGCCACCCGAGGTAGCCGCTTCCCGCTCTTGTCGTAGAAGATGGGCGGGCCGCTCATTAGTCGGCACCATTCCAGCTCGCGGTGTCCTCATCGAACGCACCGACCGTCCAGACGGGTGGGGTGCCATCGGTGGCGAAGACATTCCACCAGCCATGCCCATTGGACATGATCAGGTGGGCCTCGTAGCCCTCCTCGATAGCTATCGTATTGCCGGTGATCACTGCCGCGAACCCGGCCTGTTCCAGTGCGCGCTGTGCTGCCCCGATCTGGGGTATGGCGGCAATGGTCTTGGCCACCAGCTCAGCGGTGACGACGGACGATAGCATGTTTGCTTCAGACATGTGTGTGTGCTTCCTTAGCTAATTGGGCGGCCCTTTGCCGACCAAGTCATAGCATAGCTCATAATGTCTAGTCGGGTTACAGTCAAACCCGTGGAGCACTGGAAGGAAACCGTCAGGTATCGGGGCTACGAGGTCAGCGACCACTACCGGGTCCGGTCCCGCAACCGCATCGTGAAGGGCAGGAGCGGCTCCAGCCGATTCATCAAGGGCAGGGTGCTCGTCCCTGTTCTGAGACACGGACATCCCTGCGTGAACCTGTGGCGTGGGAATCATGTCGTCCGGGTACGGGTGGACCATCTGGTGGCCGAGGCGTTCGGCCTGTCTGTGCAAGATCCCCTGCGACGGAAGCTGATGAGATGAGCGGCATTCGGGCCGAGTGGCTGGTGGGCTGTGACCACTGCCAGATCGACGTGGAGCCTGGAAGGTTCTACGACAGCAAGGCAGCTGCAATGCTGGTGCTGAACCGGGCTGTGAAGTTCGAGTCGTGGTTGCTGACCAAGAGCGGCCAGCTGCTGTGCCCGGAGTGCGCGGCGCTAGGTGTAGCCACCGCTCAGGTGTAGCTCGACATCCCGCGCCTTGTGGATTCGCACACCCAGCTCACCGTTGTCGCCGTCAATCTTGACCCGTGAGATCGAACCGTCCTTGTGGACCACTGACACCCACTCCGGTTCGTCACCGGGTCGGATCACTCGCGAAGTCTGGACCTCCTGATGTCTGTCTCGCCGCCACATCGTCCCTCACCGCCTCTGGCTGGACGGCTGTTTACAGGCTCCAGCATGCGCTCAGCCAGGGGCTGGCAACGGGGGCGACACACAGGAGGAGGAGCTACTTTGCAGTTTCGCCCGAGTAGTCCTGCAGACGCCATCGCATAGAGCGCACCGAGTGTTCCGTACGACGAAGCAAGCGCGCAATCTCTCTGAGTGGCAGATCTTCACGCATCACCGTCGCCCGGTCCTCTGATGTCCACGGGCGAGCATGGTGGTCCCGGCGACGGTAGTATCCAATTTCCGATACATCATCGCGGCGGTCCGGGTCACACGCCTCTACTAGCTCGTCATCGACTACGGAGTGGAGTCGATCCAGATAGGACTGAGCGGCATCCAACACGGCCCTGGCGTTCTTCAACCACGTTTGGTCACCGATCTCTCGGGCGTCGGCAACATCACCAGCGAAACAATGCTCGGCGTTGACCTCCCGTAGTTCCCGCTCCATTGAACCCAGTAGGGCCAGCGTCACTGATCGGAGGTACGCCTGATCCGGTGGCGGTGGCACTGGTAGCGAGCTGATTGTGGCAGGTGTTCGAGCCTTCGGTTCGATAGCCCTCAGGTAGTTGGACACACTCGATGGGCTGATCCCGAGCTGCGCCGCGATGTCAAGCATCTTGTGACCTTGGCGGCGCAGCTCACGGCACTGGTCCGTCAGCCTCGCCCGTTTCTCGGGGGAGAAGTGGGCGAATTTCCCCCTAGAGTCGGCCACGGCGTCGGCCCCGGTTGTACTCGCCGATGATCCCGTTTCGGATCGCCTCGTCAGGGGAGGGGAGGTCGGACCCCTTGCCGAAGTTGATCCACTGTGTCGCGGGGCGAACCTGTAGTGACTTCACCAGCCTGGCCCGGTCCACCTCGGGATGGTTCTGCAGGATGAACGCCACGGCCAGCAGCATCCAACGATCCCAGCGGCTGGTGCTGGAGTCATGATCATGTGTCGGGAAGGCCGACTTGATGACCTGCACCACTCCGTCCAGCAATCTCGCCCCGTACTCCGGGCTGAACTGACCCCCATGGATGATCCTGCGCACCGTGGCCACCGCGCTGATCGTAGTGGCCGACCCTGACTTCCCGACACGCATGCCGTGTTCGGCCAGGGCGGCGGTCGCCATGATCTCATGCGCGTGCCCAGCGTTGTGGCACAGCTTCCACCTGTCGAACGCCGAATGACCACGACGGCCTGTGGTGATGTCCAGCGCAATCTGAGCCTGCCGCTTGTCACCAGTTCCCTTGGGCAATATCAGACAGGGCACCAATAGGAGGGGGCTGAGGCCCTGCGCTGCCATCCCCCGGTGTTGGCCCTCAGTGATCTCATAGAGATTTGGCTTGGCTGTGCGGGCCACGGTGAGCGCCTCGAACCGATTCCAATCGAACTCATTCTGGATACGTGCCACCTTCTCGGGATCAATGTCGCGCTGCTTGCGCTCATCAACCCGCAACTGATCCGCTTGCAAATAGATGAACTCACGTGGGTCGGGTTCTGGTGCTTCTGGTTCCTGACGTGCGACTGTCACTTCCGTCGGTGTCCTTTCGTTACTCCCGGCCCCTTGCCAAGGTGTGATGAGTATAACACCGCACTGTCAATTGCCAGGGGGTGAGCTAAGAGAACGCCCCCAGCCGAAGCTGGGGGCGTGTCCCTTCAGTGAGTTACTCGGCTGCTGCCCGCGCCTCGCGCCTCGCGGCGACGATGGCCTGGGTGGCCAGCTCAGCGATGCCAGCGACCTGCTCAGTCAGATCGTCCAGCTGTTTGTTCAGCTGAACGGTCATCTTCACCGACTCGGGCAACTCGCCCTCGCGGTCCTCCAGGAATGCGTAGTGCTTCTTGCGTCCCCGCCGAACTCCGTCCTCGATCCGCCTGGCATGCAGAGCGGAGTCGATGACATATTGGACCTCACCCGCGAGGGTGTAGGTGTGGCCAGTGGCTGGGCAGGCCCACGGGATGATCTGCCCATCGGCCTCAGCCAACTCGCGGATCTTGCGGAGGATCGTCCGCGCCGACTTGCTGTTGTTGAGGTTCAGCACCGACAGCAGCTGCGCGTAGGTCAGCGGCGTGTTCATGTACTGAGCAACCAGCAGGCGGTAGCCCTCCTTGGCCTGGAAGGCAAGAGCTTTCCGACTGGCCATCAGACAGCTCCGTCGTTCAGCAGAGCGGCGAGTTCGTCGTCCATCGACTTGCCCTGAGCAGCCTCGCGGATGGCATCGAGCACCATCTGCACACTCTCCGCTTCGGTGAGCACCGCATCCCGCGCCTGGCCCTCGAACTGACCCAGGCCCCGGATGTCGACCGCGTAGCGCAGCACCGACTGCAGTGCCCGCTTGGCTGCCCGGAATGCAACCACCGCGTTCTCCAGATCAGCGGTTGAGGTGGCGAAGTCGTCCTTGATCACCCGGCCCTTCTTGGGCTTGACCTTGGCCTCGTCCTCGGCGATCTTCTCGTCGATGGCCTGGCTTGCCGCAATGGCTGACTTGGGCCTCGACTTGACTGCTGTCGAGACCACCTTGTCAACCGACTTGCGTGGGGCCTTCTCTGGCTCCTGCGGCTCCTCGACGTAGGCCTGGGCAACCTTCTCATCGGATAGCAGCTGGTCCACGATCTCGGCCTTCTGCTCCACCGACTTGCCCGCCAGCTGCTTGTCGAACGATCCCGTGGTGTGACCTGACGGAGGCCATTCGAGATCGGGTGCGATGAACGGGTCACCCGGTGAGACCGGATAGACCCGACCGTTGCGCTTGCGCTTGGTCAGCTCGATGGCTTCCGTCCACCTGTCGCGATAGAGCTTCACGGTGTCCCTGCTGCGCAGGCCGTGAATCTTCAGCTTCGCGAACTGCTCGAAGCTGAGGACTTCTCTAGAAGTAGAGAGGTCGGTCCGTTTGCCCTGGCCAGGGGCTTCAGTGAAGGCGTACACGATGGCGGCACGCTCCCATTCCGACGCCGTGACGATCTCACCGAGGCTGGTCAACCGGGTGGTTGCCTGCTCAAGGGTCTTCGGGATGTTGCTCACGTGGCGACCCCCCTGTTCTTCTTCAACAATTTCATGCCTTCCTGTTTGGCCCCCGGCCGTTTGCCGAGGTGTGACCACTATAACTCACCCCGGTGTCAATTGCTTCCCCACCTACGACACCAATTTTGGTGGAGTAGAAACCGTTCCCCGGCAGCTTGTCAGACCCCCGAAGTAGGGTCAGGGCACCACGGCATCAGGCCAAGGGAAGGCACCCCATGACCATCCGCATCTACCGGCCCCATGACCCCGAGTTCGCCCTGCCGGGTGGCCCCAAGCACAGCGCCATGATCACCGCCAGCAAGGCCGCTGCGATCTGTGGGGTGAGCCGCTGGCAGTCCGCGTACTCCTGCTGGCTGGAGATGCGTGGCCTGATCAACCCCGAACCACCGAAGGACATCTTCGCCACCGGGCAGGCCTTCGAGATGGCGCTGGCCGAGCTGTGGAAGCTGCGGCACCCACTCTGGCGGCTGTCACGGAGCGAGGTCCAGTACCAGAGTGACGAGCTGCACTACCCAGCAGCAGGAACACCGGATCGGGTGGCCTCGCGGGGCAAGGCCCGGAAGCTGGTGGAGTTCAAGATCGCTCGCGACTGGGAGGACTGGGGCGACGTGAGCACCGAGGGCGACTGCCCTGCCGATTACGCCACGCAGTGCATGTTCCAGATGGGCGTGAGTCAGGTGCACCGGCCCACCGACCTGCTGGTGATGGGGCCATGGTTCAGCGAGAAGCTCTACACCGTCGAGTGGGACGAGAAGATCTGGGCCTGGATCGACAGGTGCTGCGTCGAGTTCTGGGATTCGCTGGACGCCGATGAGCCACCAGAGCTGGACGACTCGGTGAGCACCTACCGGGCAGTGCGTGAACTGCACCCCGACATCACGGAGGGCATGGCAGCCGAGATCTCCTGGGAGATGGCGTGGGAGTACGGGCGGCTCCAGGTCGATGCCAAGCAGACCGAGCAGGCCCTGCGCGGGGTCAAGGCCAAGATCCTCGCGGAGATGGGCAACGCCCAGTTCGCCACCTGCAACGGAGACATCGTCGCTGCCCGCCAGCCACACGCCAAGGGCGGAATTGCCTTGGTGCAGAAGGGAAGTGGAGTCGATGAGCCTGCTGTTCAGCCATGACGAACTGGTCGCACTGGGCCGCTGCACCACCTGCGGATGGCACCCGCCGACACAGGGCCACGACCCCAAGATTCGGCACCGGCCAGTGGCGACTCCCGGCCAGCGGGAACTGAAGCGAAGGGCTGCGAAATGATAGCGGCGGGTGAACGTCAGGCGTACTCTGCGCGACAGGTAGGCCCGTTCTGGACCCGTCGCTCAAGAGATGTGGACCGCCACAAGGGTGGTCCCGAATTGAGGAAGGTGTCCACATGAGCGAGGACAGCAACAGAGAAGTCGAGGTGATGGAAGCCCAGCCGCTTCCAGAAGTCTCGGAGATCACCGAACCCACCACGGGTTCGCTGCAGCGGCTCGAAGCCGAAGCACTGGCCATGGACAAGGCCTACAAAATTGCGAAGGCACTGAGCGCAACGCAGATGGTTCCCGAGCACTTCCAGCGCGACTTCAAACCACGCGGATGCACTGACCCACTCGGGGACTCAGCAACCTGGAACCTGTCGGCGGCGATCATGTACGGGGCCGAGCTGGGCCTGACCGCGATCCAGTCCGCACAGAACATCTTCGTGATCCATGGCAAGCCAGCCGTCTACGCCCGCACGATGGCGGCGCAGGTGCGGCGGGCTGGCTACAAGATCGAGGAGGTCGAGGCCTCCGACGAGCGGGTGATCTGGCGCGGGCTGCGTGACGGCAACTGGGCCAGCAGCGAGTGGACCATGGCGAGGGCCACCCAGGCTGGCTACACCAGCAACGAGCGGTACCAGACGAATCCGCAGGAGATGTTGCGGGCCAAGGCGATCAGTGAGGTTTGCCGGATCCAGTATCAGGACGTGCTGCTCGGCATGGCCTACTCGGTGGAGGAACTGCAGCTCGACACCGTGGTGGTGACCCGCCCGGTCAAGACAGGGGTGCGCGGGACTGCCAAGCTGCGGGAGATCGCAGAGGCGGCGCAGAACGGAAGCGGCGAGGCCAGCCCCTCGGAACCGGAGGCAAAACCGGAACCACCCGAACCACCCGCTCCCGCCGAGGTGCCGATGGCCATCGAGGAGCAGAAGGAGCGCATCCGTGACCTCTACCGGGCCAAGGGTGTCAGCGCCACCGGAGTGCTGGAGGACATCAGCACCTTCTTCAAGCTAGACCGCAGGCTGCCTTCGCTACACAAGCTCTCGTCCGCTCAGGCCGACGAGGTCATTGCCCGCCTGACTCAGGCAGAGGATCAGGGCGAGCCGTCTCCACCGCAGGAGGAGAACGACACACAGACATGACGCGGGAACGGCCCCGGCACTGGAGGAAGGGACCAGATGCCGGGGCCGTGACCGTTTCTTAGACACAGTGAGGATACCCCGTTATGTGTTCAGGGCAGAGCACATTCGGCCATCGGAGTGTTGGTCGAAATGATGTTTGCCGAATAGGTTCCCAGCGCCAATATGGCGGATTAGAGTCACCCAGAGAATTGCCCCGGCGTGGTCTGCACAACCACCCGAGGCGTGGCCAGCTACCGAGAGCTGACAGGCGTGAGATTACACGGATGTCGTTCCCTGATGGGGATGAATCCCGGTGACTGACGCAAGGTTCCCAGAACGCTGGCTCACGGATCGGCGCATTCTTCGTCTCAGCAGTGACGCCTTCCGGGGGTTCGTCAACAGCCTGGCGTACTCGGTGTCAAACAAGACAGACGGAGTGATCGAGCCAGACGACCTCCCGTTGATCCCCAGCTTCGCAGAGCACACCGACAAGGTGCTATGCGAAGCGGGGTTATGGCAGGAGGGTGAGGACAACTGGCTGATCGCTGAGTTCGCCGACACACAGCTGAGCAGCTCGGAACTCGAAGCACTGGCCAAGGCCCGGAAGGCCAATCGAGCGCGTCAGGCTAAGTGGAAGGCTAAGCAGTCTGACCAGGCAATTTCGAATGAGAGCGTTACCAATAACGTTAGCGGAGACGTTAGTGAGACCGTTACTGCACAGGTAAGGACAGGACAGGACAGGAGTCCTGTCCTTATAGCTACTAACAACGTAAGTGGTCCACCTCCTTCTCAAGAGCTTCAGTTGTCACCTAAGTCGGGTACGTCACCAGAGCCGCAGAAGCCGAAACGGAAACCGGCCCGCAGCCAGCTCCCCGACGACTGGGTTCCACCACCAGAGGTCCGCGAGCGCATGAAGGCGAAGTATCCGCACCTCGATCTCAAGGCCGAGTGCTTCGCATTCGTCAACCACCACCAGGCCCACGGGAACGACATGGCCGACTGGACGAAGGCCTTCTGGACCTGGCTGGGCAACACCCGCAAGTTCGGCAGCAATGGCGGGGAGGTGAACGGTCGCCCGGTGACGGGTGCCGACAAGAAGGGCATGGACTGGATGGCACTGGGCCGTCAGGTCAAGGAACGAAAGGATCGCAAGGAACTCACATGATCGAATCCGATGACATCGGTGATGCGCTGGCCATGCTCTCGGGCAACGCACCAGACAGGACGCCGCAGCCCAGCGAGCTGGTGATCGAGGCCTGGCTGGACTACTTCAAGAGCTACCCGACCTGGACCGGTGACGAGCTGGTGGCAGTCACGGCTGAGTATTGCAAGACACCGCGCGAGCGGATGGTCCAGCCAGCAGACCTGGGCGACATCATCAAGGCCTGGCGCAACGATGCGCTGTCGAGGATGGACCCGGATGAGCGGGCCAACGCCTGGAACGACCTCGGTGGAGGTGGCTACCCAGGCGACGAGAAGCCACGGGTGCCGCGTGACATCTACGGCGTCCCCGACAAGTCCTGCATGGACGAACCGCCCTACCCGCTGGACTGGTCCACCGACCAGCGGCTCAAGGCGTACTGGGAGCGGGTGCGCTCTGGGGTCATCAGGCCTGGCCGGGTCAAGGACGAGCCATCCACCGTGAAGGCTGGCTACGGGAACGCACCGGATGAGCATGCGCCTGCCGGGGAGTGCCAGGACCCCTCCTGCGACAAGCCGTCCACCTTCGGCCCCTATTGCGCCAAGCACTACGTGCTGAGCTTCCAGCTCGTCAAGGATCTGCTGTGATCGCAGCGATGGCCACCACCTGCCCGCACTGCAAGTCGGGTCCGGGTGAGGCCTGCCTGGGACCAGCCTGGCGGGGCAAGGGCCTGAACTCGCGCAGGCCGCTGCGGTTCTCTGCCGCACACCCCCAGCGCATCGCCAAGGCGGCAGCTCTGGAGGCGGGGGCCAGCGACCGCGAGGCCAGAGTGGCAGCCCGGTTCGCAGTGCTCACCACCCAGCCCACGGAGATCGTGCCGTACCTGGAGGTGGCCCGGATGGCAGTGGAGGATGCGGGCCAGGTGTCCATGGGCAAGTACCGCAAGCACAACCCGCCAGCCCCCGAGGTGCCCATCGCCAAGGCAGAGCCGCCTGAGCTTGAGCCTGAGCCGGAACCGGAGCCTGAGGCATGAGCGCCATGGACACCTGCAAGTGCCGGGAGTACCGCGAGGTCTCGCCAGGCGTCTGCAGCTGCACCCACACCAGGAACTACCACAAGCGCAACGTCGGGCCGTGCTGGTACCCGACCCAGATGAAGGGCACCAGATGACCGACAAGCCAAGCACCGCAGCGGATGGCCGGGGCCTGCTCGGCCCGGACTTCCTGGGAGGGATGGACCCAGCCGACTGGGTGAGGGAACAGCGTGATGACGCGCCACCCATCCCCGAGGGCGTCCAGCAGCGGGTCGACTGGGTGAACTCGCTGCTTCCCGAGGGCATGCGGCTGGACACCACGCCGGTCCTGCCGCCGAGCCAGGATTTCGTCCCTGAGCCTTACCCGAGGCCTGGCTGGTCCTCCCTAGCCGACAACGCACTGTTCGTGCGTCAGCAGGCCGCACGGGTCCAGGAATGCCCCCTGTGCGGTGGGCTGTGGGATGGGGATGGGCCTGACTTGTGCCCAGACTGCGAGGACTACATGGCCGAGCTGCCAGGCGCGGTCTGGGACGAGGCCTAGGAGGCCACATGATGAACTGCAGCATCTGCCAGCACCAGTCGGGACGGCGCGAGATCTGCTGGGAGTGCGCGCCCATCCTCTGGCCACACCGCAAGGTCAACAACGGAGCGAAGGTGCTGCACGGCAGGCTGATGGCGGTGCCGGATGTGCCCGTCGTTCCGCTGCTGACCTGAACTGGAGTAATTGATACTCCGCTGCTATTCTCACAGGGAGCGGTTGGCACAGGGCCGACCCGGAATGGAGACACATGAGCAATTTGCTGGTGGTGGACTGGGATTACTTCTTTTACAACCCGATGTACGCCCTGCATGGTGACGATCCACGCTTCTGGCTATTCGACTGGGGCCACCAAGAAACCAACATGTTCATCGACACGCTCTGGCCCCTCCGGGCCGCCGCATTCCTGAAGTACGACATGGAGCTACCCGGCGTCGAGGTGCCCCCGGACTGGTGGGATCGGTTCACCATCACCGAGGACGCCATCTGTGAGGTCTCGGACTCGAACATGTATTCCGGCGTGGTGGATGACGAAGCGGCCTTCGATCACGTCTGGCTGTTCGATGCTCATCACGACCTGTTCAGCATCACGACCGAGGAGCAGCTGCAGGCATACCGCGACAAGGGCCAGATCACCTGCGAGGACTGGATGTTCGCCCATCACCTGCGCGGCGCGAAGCTGCACTGGCGCTGGCCCAAGTGGTTCGACTACGGCAAGAACTACCGCAAGGACATCCCCAAGTGGGTGGGCTGCGATGCACGTCGGGACGACCTGGGCCGGTTCGATCCGAACATGAGCTTCGACGCAGTGTCCATCTGCCGGTCGGGTGCCTGGGTTCCGCCCTGGTGTGACGAGGAGTTCGAGCGGTTCTACAGCTCCTGTCCCGTCAGCGAGATCACGCAGGTGGACAAGATGCCCCTGAAGCGTGGCTGGGACATGGAGCTGGCGTGGAAGAACGTCGAGGCCATGAAACGGATGGATGAGCAGATGGAGGAGCAGCAGGCATGAGCGCACCATGCAAGATCGGGGATCGGATCAGGCTCACCGCCCCGCTGGCCGACGAATACCCACCCCCCGGACTGCCAGCTGGGCTGGAGGGCACCGTCGACTGGGTGGGCCAGTGGGAGTCGGAGCTGACCCGTCAGGTCGGGGTCCGCTGGGACAACGGGCGGCGGCTGATCCTGCTGGATGGTGACAGCTTCGAGGTCATCCCTACCGAGACGTTCCATGAGCCACGCGGTCGCACCACCAACGCCAGGGCGCAGCGGTTCGCAGACCCAACCGGGTTCCCGTGTGAACTGGACACCCTGCCATGAGCGCCCCACTGCCGGGTGAGCAGATCACCGTCAACGTGACGATCAGCGTCAACAGCACCGGGACCGTCAACCTGTCGTTCACCGACATTCCACCGGAGGACCTGCCCGCGCTGCTCTGCTCGGTGGGCACCGAGGAGTTCGCCCGCAAGATGTCTGCACAGCTTCAGGAGGACGCACAGAAACGGAGGCAGCCATGACCGCCATGCGGCTCACCAAGACCTGCGGCATCCCGGTGTACGTCAACTCGGACCAGGTGCTCTATTGGTTCGGAACCGAGATGCTGGGACGGCCCAGTGAGAAGTGGACCCGGATCGTGTTCAGCGGTGTCGGGGACGGGGCGGCACTGGGCGTGCGCGAGACACCCGAGGAGATCGCGGCGATGTTCAACGCAGTGGATGTCGCCCGATGAGCTGGGACCTGTTCCAGTGGATCAGCATCGTGATCCTCTGGTGGCTCATCGTCAAGAACCTGCGGATCATGCACCAGGTCAAGCGCCGCTGGCAGGCAGAGCGGATCGAGCTGGTGGAGATCACCGGCCTGTCGCCATTGCAGGTGCAGGTCGCCATGGATGCCGCAATGGCGATCTTCCACCAGCGGATCGAGGAGATGAGACAGCCCCATGACCAGTGACGGCCTGGAGGTTGAGGAGTCCGACCACGGGTTCAAGTGGGTGTACCAGTCCACGGGCGGGGCCTGCTTCATCTCGCCGAAGCTCTACAAGACCAAGGCAGCAGCCCGCAAGGCTGGCCGTACCTGGATCGCCGAGCAATACCCATCAGAGGAGGAGTGATGCCGGGAGCACCGGACCTCAAGCAGAGCAACCCACTCAAGAAGCTCGTCGCCGATGTGGTGTACGAGGCGGTCGCCAAGCTGGACTTCGCCTACACGGCAAACGTCGGTCATGTGGACGTGCGCCGGGTGAGTGACCTGCGAACCGAGGTCACGATCACGCGGGCGGTAAACAGCGCCAACTTCCCGCCTCGCCACTTCACCGTGCAGGTGATCGAGCACCAATGAGCCTGCCGCAGGGGCGTGAACGTCACCGAGCTGAGCTATCTGCTTTCCTCAGCTGACAACGGATCGATGGATGGACCATGACGATCAGAAACTCCGATCAGAGTCCTCCCCAGCGCCCCTGCGGCACCCCGCGACCCAGGAGCTGCCTTGTGCTCTGCCCCGTCTGTCTCCAGCCCGTCAAGACCAACAGCCGGGGTGAGGTCAAGCCGCACACCGACGCCCACTTCGGTGACTGCCCGATGGGTGGCCGGGTCGCCCCGCCTTGGGATGAGGACAGCACCCGGCCTGCAGTCCAGGGCCGCTCCGGTGGTATCTGCGAATACTGCTCACAGCGGCTGGCCACCGACATGCACCACCGCAAGTCGCTCGGCGTCGGAGGCTTCTGGCAACCGGCCAACATCATCCACATCTGTCGGCCCTGTCACCGCTTCATCACTGAGCACCCGAACTGGGCCTGGTCGCTCGGGCTGATCGTGCGTTCCACAGAGGACCCGGCCAAGAGATCTGTCACCCGCGAGAACGGGGACATGTTCCAGCCCTCCGATGACGTGGCCCCACCGCTGCCCAAGAAGCATCGAAGGAAGCGATGACCTGCAAACGCAAGCACAGCTACACCGTCCAGCGGCGAGGCAGGCGTCCGATATTGGTTTGCGTGAAGTGTGGGAAGGAGATCCGCTAGAGCCGTGACGAAGATCGTCCTGCACCCAAGCGCCCTGCCGCGCTTCCCCCAGGCCCCGTGCGAGCTACACGGGGCCTGGAAGTGGTGGCGGGTGCGAGTTCGCGGCGACATCATCCAGCGGTACGAGCCAAGCCGGGACGACATCCAGACAGCGATCCTGGAGTTCGAGGACGGCTACCCGGACACCGAGATCACCGACCCGCCAGTCATGCGGGTGGTCACCGTGAACGAGATCCGTGACTTCGGCAGCCCGCTCAGATCAGCGATGCTGGACTCCAGCACCACCGAGGCCCTCATCGTCTGGAATGGCAGCCCCGGCCCGGACTGGCAGCCACTCCCCGGTAACACCTGTCGCCCTGGTGAGTACGAGATCGTCACGCTGTCCAACCGGAGCGAGGAGCGCAGCAGCTGGCGGGATGCCTACGAGGCCCGGTGGTCCTCAGACCAGCGGCGGCTCCAGTGGCCACCCCAGCGGGCCACCCAGCGCAGGCCACTCACCGTGGCCGAGGCCGAGCAGGCGCTCAGGGATGTCAGCAGGACCGTCCAGGTTTACCGGGGCCAACTGGACGACACGGTATTGGCATTCGAGCGATTCGAGGAAGCGGCCCGGATCAACCGGGAGCAAGTGCAGCAGCTCTACGCCGTGCCACCTGAGATCCTGCTGACACCACCACCCAGGCCCCGGCGTCAGCCGCTGCCGCCGCAGACCGCCCGTGTGGCCTGGAACCCAGACGGCTCCAGGACTTACACCTTCGACGCACCCACCGGCACCTACGACGCGGTGGTGTTCCAGGACGGCACCGAGGTTCCCTTCCCCACCATCACGATGGCCTCTCAGGGTCAGGTCATCGTGACGGTATCGGCTGACAACACGGTGATCCCCGACAGCCAGCCCCGGTTGCGGCGGGCACTCGGTGACCCCAACCGTGCGCGGTACGCCCGAGTGGATACCAGGTGGGAAGCCAGCCCTGCGCTGACTGATCCACGGTTGAACCCGGAGAAGAAGGTGCTGGACTCCATCGAGGAGCTGGTCAACGACCAGATCACTCGGGCGGCTCCCCGTGGTGTGCCACTGGACGACTACGACACCGACCGCTACCCGGAATGCAAGGAGTGCGGCCACGACTGGCACGGGCTGGAGTGCGACCCCGAGGACGGCTCCTGCGAGTGCATCAACACCGACTGGCTCGGACCTGACCAGAGGACCAAGCACCTAGACCTCGATGAGCCGACCCCGCTGGAGATCCAGCGCCCTGAGGGCACCCGGATTCGGAACCTGGACATGGACTGGTGATGGCCACACAGGAAGGCCCCGGACGCTGCGCCATGCAGGTCTCCGGGGCCTTGCTGCTGGGGGTAGTGGTCTGGTGTGCCGGTGACACCTGTACTGGGCTGACTTGTTTGGCTCAGCTAGACCTGCGGTCAGGTTCGACCACTACTTCCAACACCAGAAGCATATGCTAGCGCGCTACCAATTGGCAACCCACGTGGCGTGTGATCTACACCTCAGCGTCGTACTCGCCGTATTCGATGATCAACCCAGGCACAGCCCCAGCCACCCGAGCGGCCACCGCGCGATGCCAGCAGGCCGGGTAGCGGCTCTTGTGGTCATCCCCGTCACGCTGGGTGAGCAGGACGACATCCTCCCCGGTCTCCTCGGCCTTCTTGACCTTGGCCTTGTACTGCAGGACCAGGTTATTGACCAGGTTCGTGGCCACCTCGTACATCTCATCAAGCTCATCGACAATCGCGGCGGGGACTGCCGCCTCCTCACGCTCCATCCGCTGGAGCCGCCGAAGCAGGTTGGCCGATGTTTGCTGGGTCGGACGCTTCGGGCGGATGTCCTCGGGCAGGTCGCCAACCGTCGCCACACCATGGCGGGCCATCGCGCTGATCAGCTCCTGAGTCTCGGCGATCTTCAGGTGGGTGGCCTCAAGCTGGCGCTCCCACTGCTCGACCCGCAGGGACAGATCAGCGGCAGTTCGGGCGTCACGGCGCTCTGGCTCAGGCCGTTCGGGCAATCTGCCCCAGAGGTAATCAGCGAGCTGGGCCAGGCTGAACCCCAGGAAGATCCGTGTGGTGGCAAGCTCGGCACCAGTCATCAGGTCAGTCTGCGTGGGCATTCGATTCCTTCCAGGGACGGGTGGCCGGTTGCCATACCTTTGGACAGCATAGTCCAAGGCCTGGGCCTTTAATGCCTAGTGAGGTATGCTAATCGACATGGCTAATCGAAAGCGAGCACCGAAGGATGTGGAGGCGCGCCACCGGGCGATCCTCACCTCGGCTGCTGGGACGATGGTCAAGAAGCGCAATGACGCCTGGAAGGCCGAGCTGGTCCTGCGCGAGAAGGTCCGAGACGCATTCGCGGAGGGTGTCACAGTCGGGCCGATCAAGGAAGCGACCAACCTGTCGACCCCCCGGCTCTACCAGATCAAGAACGGGGACGAGCCAGAGTCCGCATCAGCGTGATCCACGCCTACGGAGGAGTTCACGTGGGTGGCCTGTTCGATGACCGCACGCCTGGCCATGGTCGGCTCCACATCGGCACCCACACCGAGACTGGTGAGCTGTTCATCATGGACGGCCCCGACCCCGAGGTGCTGTTCGCCGACGAGGTGCTGTGGAACCTGGTGCACCATCCCGAGATGTGCTCCCCGATGGTCAGGGTGGACTGGCAACCATTCCCCAAGTGCGATCCCCCGGCGACCTGCTGCCAGTCCTGCCCACAGGGTCCGATGGTCAACCAGCGCGAGTGCTTCTACGGCTCCAAGCTGACCATTCAGACCACCACCGTCACGCTGATCTACATCATCGGCGAATACCACTGGGAGCTGAACGCCTGGTGGGCGCACTGGCCCGACTAGTCGCAGCAGCAGCCCCAGGCGTGGTAGATGTTCTCGTCGGTGTCCTCCACCCGTACCCCGTTGTGCTGGCCCTTGTGGCCCTTGAACCGGGTGCAGATGTGACGGAACGCGGAGATCTCAGCACACAGCCCACCGTCCTTGGCGTACTGGACAGTCTCCTCGAAGGTCAGCCTGGCCATCAGCCGAGCACGGCTCTCGCCGCAGCGACCTTGGCCTGGAGCACCTTTCGCGACTCGGGGTCTAGCTCACCGGACACCAGCTCCACCGCAATGACCAGTTCAGCCAGCGCCGCCGTCTGCTTCTCATGCTTCTTGCGGCTCTGGATGAAGGCGTTGACCCCTGCCGTCACCGCCGCCGAGATGGCAGTGCCGATGCCGGTGATCAGGACATCGCCAGCGCTGGGCATCAGGGGTCCTTGCGGAAGAACAGCATCCAGACATCCCGCCCGACCAGGAACAACGTGAAGGAGCACACGGCGAAGAAGACGTAGTTCGTGAAGATGTTCACATCAGCGAACGGGAAGTCCGCATTGATCCTGGCCGACCAGACGGACCACATCACCGTGGACAGCAGGATGTCAGCCACCAGCCGCAGCGACTTCCCTGCGTAATCGTGGTGATAGATCCGCAGCAGCCACCCGCACAGGTACAGCGCCGGGGCAATCAGGCCAATCGTCTCCCAGATGGCATAGCCGAGGGCGACCGGCTTCTCCAGCACCTGCATCCGCTGTGCGCCGGGGGTGATCATGATGTGGATGATGGCCGCGAACACGAACGGGTAGAGCAGCACGCTGAACCGGATGTACGGGTCAGGCTCAGCCTTCCAGCGCTGGAAGGCGTCGCGGAACTTGACCAGCGGCGGGGTGATCACGCTGGCTTCACTACGGACGGGGTGCCCTTGGGTCCAATCTTCGAGCAGCCCAGCGAGGTGAGCACAGACGCCACGGCCATCCCGGCACCCACCACCAGTGCATCAAGTAATGGGACCGCAGTGATCCCAGACGAGTCGCCCGCCTGGATCAGGCCCAGGCCCACGACCACACCCTGGCCGAAGGACTTGATGGCACGCTCGGCGGCATCCTTCCAGAACGCCTTGGTCCAGATCGCCCCGGTCGCCTCTGGTTGGCTGAACTCAGCAGCAGCCTGCTGGGTGATCTGCTCCTCGGTGACGGGTGGAGCTACCCGCTCGATCAGATCCTCGGTTGGTTTGACCGGCTCGGCTGCCCTGTGCTCACCCACATAGTCGGGCTGCTCGGGTCCTGCTTGGCCCATGGCGACCTCCTATTGCATCGGGACTCGCTGCGCCGCCCAGTAATGGACGTGCTGGATCGCGTGGGCGAGGTAGGTCTGGCCGGGGAACACCTCGCGCATGTGGTACTCGATGTGTGGGGCGGTGCCCTGTGCGAAGAAGGTGATCGCCAGCACGGCTGCGTAGATGGCGGCGGCGATGCCCTTCACGGACAGGAACCGCTCGTCGCTCCCCAACCGACCAGCCAGCTCGTTCAGCCTGGGCAGCCGGGTCGCCCCTTCGAAGGTCACACCGAACCGTGCAGCCTGCGCCTTGGCATCCTCACCGGCATCGCCGTCCAGGTTGCCCAGCAGCTCGATGCAGTTGTAGGCGAAGTCACGGGCGAACTCACGGAAGCCATCATGCAGCTGCATCTCGGTGACCATCGTGTACACGTCGCGCATGATCTCACCGGCCAGGCCCAGCGGGACCCCGGAGTACATGTCCCCGTCGTCGCACTCGTCTGCCCAGTTGTCGAACATGTCGATCTGGCGATATTGAGCGATCCCCTCGTCCGGGCGGGGAGGGCCACCGTAGAAGGTGTGCCCCTCCTGGCGGCTCGGGTTGCCGAAGGTGTATCCGGCCACGAAGTTATCCCGCACCGACTCCAGCCGCCCACCGGGCAGCGTCTCCTGGTGGACCCGCGCAGCGGCCTCGCCACCCTGGCTGTAGCCGCCGAGCATGAACGTGCGATTCGGGTGGGCAAGCAGCCAGTCCACCGACCAGTCCACCGCGATCTGGACGCTCTCCTGGTAGCTCGGGGACTGGGCACCCTCACCGCTGGCACCACCGAGCGGCCCCATGCTCCAGGGGGCCTGGACGGGGACCTCCTCAACGACGCCTGAGCACCCGTCAGCCACGTCCGAGGGGTAGCCCACCCCAGGAGCGGCCCACGTCCCGCTGAAGGTCAGCAGGGCATGCCTATCGGCAGGCTGACCGCCACCCTCGGGCGGGGGGATGAACGGTGGTGGGGTGCCGCCCTCCAGCACGCGCTTGATCTCGGCCACGCAGTCGGTGATGGACAGGCCACCCAGCTGCGGCCAGCCATGTCCGTCCACCCCGGCCAGCTGCTCCCACTCCAGCTTCGCGTAGTCCTCCGCAGTGAGCGAGCTGGCCTCAATCGACAGGCCTGCTGGCTGCACGGTCTGCTGGACCAGTGAGCGGACTGCCGCCAGGGCATCGACCAGGTAGAGGTTCAGCCCCTCGGCGTTCTGGCCCAGCTGGGGCCAGCCTGTGCCGTAGCCCGTGGCCGGATCGACCGGGCCGCACAGCTGCTCGTAGGACAGCTTCACGTAGTCGGTGTCCGCTGGGGGCGGCGGCTCGACAACCGGGGCCGGGACCGCCGACCAGGTGTAGCCCTTGGGCGGGATCAGGGTGGCCACCTGGTCGAAGCTGCACCAGTAGCCGAACGGGTTGAACCCGCTGTCCGCGATCCAGATGTGCCGACCCTCAGGCCCCTCGTAGTAGCCCATCCCCGCCACATAGTGGAACACCGTGCCGCCACCGTAGCTGGGTGACTGCGACCCCCTGGTGCCGCGTGGGTAGTTGGACGGCGGGGCGACCCAGTTCATCACCACACCCCAGCCCGCATCGAAGCTGTTCTTGAGGTGCACCCACAGCTCGTCCTTCTGCTGCTGGCTGATCGGGTCCTGCTCCAGATACAACTCGCGGTAGTCACCCTCGGGCACGTAGCGGTCCAGCACGTCCTCGATCAGCCCCACATAGTCGGTGCCACCCGTGTCGGTGCCCATCTCGTTGGCCAGCTGCTGCTCGGAGACGAAGATGCCCCTGGCATTGAGCACCACCTGGGTGGCGGCGGGTCCGCACCAGTAGCCCGTCTCCTGGGGTGTGATGCTGTGGTCGTAGGCGAGAACCTTCTCGACCGCTTCTGGTGCTGGCATGGGTGGACCTCCTCCGATTCCCAGCTCAGCGGCGAACTGCACTGGGTCTAGGCCGTAGGCGAAGTTGTGATCGCAGTTGCCGAACGGCGGTGACGACTGCGGCCCAGAGCCGTAGCCCTGGCCATCGGTGTACTGGTGGGCGATCTGGCCTGGATAGTTGGGGCGTGTGGTGCTGTACTTCGCCACCACCAGCCGCACCCCCTCCGGTCGCTGCGGCCACAGGCTGTCGAGATCGCCCTGGTTCCCGTAGCCGATCACCCTGCGGCGATCCCCCAACCAGGCGCAGAGGTCCTCGAACGCCGCGTTGATGCCCCCGCTCTGGTTCCCGGTGATCTCCCCACCCCACGATTCCACGTCCAGCATGATCGCCATCTTGGGATGTGGCTGTCCCACTTGGGACTTCAGCGTGGCGACGGCGTCCTGCCAGTTGGGTCGCCAGACGAAGTACACCTGGAAGAACGTCAGCCGTCCCTCGTCGGTCTTGCGCCTGCACCAGTCGTAGTTGCCTGCCCATTTCTTGTCCCGGTAGGTGCCGTCGTTGGATCGGATGCAGATGACCGGGTGCGGGTACGAGTCGTCGCAGGGCACCTGCCACTCGGACACGTCGCAGTAGAGGGTGTCGGCCACCTGGGCATCGTCCCACGCCGACACGACAGCGTGGCGATGATCTGTCCGTGTCCGGGCCTACAGTTGGGCCATGAACAAGTGGTGGCCGATCTGGGGGAAGGTGCCAGCCGAGCCGGTGGATGGTCCCACCAGTACGCCCGCTGACGGCATTCGCCCACTGGTGGACATGACGAAGGGCAATAAGCACGTCCCGGTCAAGCACGCGCTGTTCCCCAACCGGATGAACCGCAACAAACGGATGCCCTAAGGCTGCGCAGAAGCCTGAGCGCCTGTGAGCTGCTGGAGGATGGCCTGCTGCATCTGCGGCTGCATCTGCTGCGCCAGCATCGCGGCCATCGCAGTCGCGACCTGCAACGACCGGAATGCCTGCTCGGCATACAGCCAGGCCAGCAACTGGATGTCCGACTCCAGCCTCTCGATTCGGGCTTCGCGCTCGGCCACACTCTGATGGCCGTTGGTGGCTGCTCGGGTGCTCACACCGGTCCACCCTTGTCGGTCCAGCCCGACACCTCATCCCAGCTGGCGTAGTGGCCGCCCCGGTCGATGGTGCCCACCATCCACTCATGGTCGAAGTACGGGTCGGGGATGTTGGTCCGCACCGCCACCGACAGGGTTGCGGGGTCCTGGAATATCCAGCCGGTGACGTACTGCGGCGGCGTGCCCTGTGCAGGAGTCTCGTCCTGGGGCGTGGGCGCGGGTATGGATGCGGGCGCGGGTGCGACCGTGGCCCCCAGTTCACCCTCGCCACTCGATGCCGCCTCGACGGCCTTGGCAGTAACCATGATCTCCTCCTAGTCGTGCAATACCGGATCGGGGTTGAGTGGGCGCACATCATCCTCGCTGATTCCGGCTAGATCAATCCGGCCCGCCTCGGGTAGCACCAGCGGATGTGCCAGCTTCGAGCAGGTGATGAAGCCCGGACGGAAGGCATTGTGGCAGTAGATGATCCAGGCCCATTCTCCAGCAGGCACCATGATCGTCGCTCGGCCCAGCAGGATGCCGTGCTCATTAGTCTCCCAGGTGATCTGACCACGCTGGTACTCCAGCCCGAACATCGGCTCCTGACCATTGGACTGCACCGCACCCGCATGGGTGGGCCACACCACAAACGAGAGGATGCCCTCGCCAAGTGCGTCGAGCGGGGTCGACTGCTGGACCTCGATCTCGGTCACTTAGTACCTCTACCTATGTTTGCGTGTAGGTCGGCGTGACGACCAGCTGCCCCTGAGCAGACATGACCACCGAGGTGATCGCCGCCTTGTCCACCATCGTCGAGCCGCTCGCAGCCGAGGCCAGCAGGATGTACGTGTACGTGGCGGCGGCGGTGTCGATTGTCACCGCGCTGCCATTCTGCACACCACCCGCACCGGCTGTCCAGGTGGTCTGCTTGCGGGCGTACGCGGGAGATCCGCCCGACGCCTCATTGGCGGGCACCGAGCTTGTGCCCGGATCACCTGTGCAGACGCCGATCCAGGTGCCGACCGTGGCATAGGTGTTGGCAAGTGTCTGCCGGGTCGTTGCGACTGCGATAGCCATGCGTCACATCGTGGCGCACACCAGGTGATTCCGGGCGGTGACGCGCCGAAGTCACTGCCACTCCACCAGGGTGTAGCCAGGTCCACCAGTCCCAGCGGTGGCCGATGCTGCGTAGTAAGCACCACCCGACCCACCACCACCCGCGCCGTAGCCCGTGCCGTTACCGCCCGAGCGCTGTCCGTTGCCGCTAGCGCCAGTCACGCCACCGCCGCCGCCACCGCCACCGCCCTGGCCTGCAATCGGAGCCGGGCCAGGGTTACCTGGCGCTCCGCTGGGATAGGGTGCTCCACCCGTGCCACCAGTCGATGCTGGTGGGCCTGTGCTGCTGCCACCATTGCCGCCAGCAGTAGCACCGCCGCCCGCCGAATTGGCGTACCCACCCGCACCGCCGCCGCATCCGGCATCAGTGGTGCCTGTGCCGTGTTCATTGGCCAGGGTGCCGGTCGAGTAGCCGCCAGTCCCACCCGCCTCGGTGGTGGACCCGCCTGGGAACCCAGTGGGCGATCCTCCAGCGGTGCGGGTGGCTGAGCTGGACCCAGCGGCACCAGCCGCACCCCCACCTGCGGAGAGCGACGTGGCACCGCTGACGAAGGTCGCCGCTGCACCTGCTGCACCTGCCGCTGCCGTACCGGGCACCACGACGCTGTAGGTCGACCCAAGGTTGGCCTTCGGTATCCACGGGGTCTGGAGGTACGCGCCACCGCCACCGCCTTTACCGCCGTACTTGTTGTTGCTGCTGCCGGAGTCGATGACACCTGCGCCACCGCCACCGCCCGCACCGATCAGCGTCACCCGAACCTGGCTGGCGTTGGCCGGGATGGCGACATTGGTGCGGGGCTGGTTCTCCTCGGTTATCGGGGTGAAGGCGTTGATCGCAGTGGCTGACAGCGTGCCAGCACCGTCGAGCAGTGACCCGCCAGTGTTGTCCGTGGTGATCGGATAGATCTGCTTCACCGCTGAGCTGAGCGATCCCAGGCCGACCAGACCACCGGGCACGGTGGTGTAGATCTGCTTGAGCGCAGCAGCCAGATTGCCGACGCCGGTTAGCCCACCGCCACCACCGACACCGACTGCCGAGAACGAGTCGATGGCACGGCCTGGCGCAGGTCCGTCGTAATAGCACCCGATGTCGACCAGCCGGTGACTGGCATCACGCGGGACGAGGTTGCTGCTGTCGGTCCAGATGGACCCCGGCACCAGCACGTCGTTCAGCAGGCCGTAATAGGTATTGCCGGTGCGCCGAAGGGCGATCTTGTCTCCGGTGGTGGTGGTCACAGCGGGTGACCCGTAACCCGTCCAGGTTGCCCAGTCGGTTTGACTGTAGATCGTGAATGCGGAGCCGCTGGAGAACAGGAATGCGCCCTCGCCAGCGTTGTTGAAGCCACCGCCGACCATCGCGTAGTTACCACCGGGAGTCGATCCCAGGATGATGGACACCTCGAAGTCGTCGGACGGCATCGGGGTGTTGTTGCTGTGGATGCACCAGTTGCTGGCACCCAGCGCGACGGCCTGGCCGCTCCTGATGCCCAGCCCGCTGCCAGCGCGATAGGTCCAGCCCGCTCCCAGATCGTTGGCATCGGCGCGGTTGAAGTCATCGGTGACGGGGGGTGCACCGCCTGCCATGGACACCTGATACTGCGGTATGACGGCGGCGGTGAGTGACCCACTGCCACTCGGCGCAGGGCTAGCGGAGAACCGTGGTTTGACATTGGCGGTCAGCGCCCCGGATGAACTGAACGCGGGGTTGGTGCCCTGACCGATAAAGGCGGTCGCGGTGAGTGTCCCGGCCATCAGTGCCTACTGGTACGCATAGAACCACGCCTGTCCGCGCCCACCGACACCGCCCGCACTGGAGCTGAGGAACGAGCCATTGCCGCCAGCGGCACCCGCACCCGGAGCGCCACCCGCACCACCGTTGCCTGAACCAGCGGCACCACCGTTCGCAGAGATGCCGCCCCATGCGGTGTTACCTGGCCCCTGACCCCCTTGACTGCCGGTACCGGAACCGCCCGCAGCACCAGCTGAGGACGAGGTCGCCATGCCTGTTCCGGTAGCAGTGGTGGCCCCGCCAGCGCCGCCCGCCACGTTGTTGCCCGAGCCAGCCGTACCGCCCACGCCCACCGTCCCGGTGATCTGGGTGGTACTCCACGGGATGTCGACGCCACGCACCAGGGTGCCCATCGTGTAGACCGCCGCCTTGCCACCGTTGCCAGCTGTCGAGCTGTAGTTGCCCGACGCACCGCCACCGCCACCACCGAGCAGGATCATGTCGATCTTGTTCGCCCACCAGGGGATGGCATAGGTGTACGCGCCTGCCGTGGTGAAGTTCTGGCTAGCGGGTCCGTTGGGTGCGAACCCCACTGTGGCCGCCAGGGTGCCGATGCCGGTGGGGGCGGCTGTGCGGAACTCCCGCTTGAACACCGTCGCCATCATCGTGCCTTCACCACCCGCACCAGAGGCACCGACACCGGAGACGCCACCGCTGGTGGCAGTGAACGACTCGATGGCGCGATACCCGGTGCCATCGGTGTACTGGGCCACGCCGACCTGGCGGTGGTTGGCATCGCGCGGAATGATGTTGAGGCTGTCGGGCCAGGTCAGTACCAGCCCACCGTTGTAGAAAACGGTGTAGGTGTTGCCCCTTCGCCTGACGGTCCACTGGTCACCGACGTTGGAGGTGGCAACGGCTGCCGAGGCCTGACTGGCGAGGCCGGTGGTGTCCCACAGACTCTGGGTGTAGATCGTGACCCCGGAGCCGCCATTGAAGAAGGCGAAGATGCCCTCGCCCGCCGCACTCATCCCCAGCAGGATCGTGGCGTAGTCACCACCACCCGTGAAGGCACCCAGGACGATGGAAACTTCCATGTCGTCCTGGGCCATCGTGACGGGTGCAGTGGCCTCGCACCAGGTGGTCACGGGGACGGGATACAGCGCGTTGCTGATGACCCCGATGACGCCGTTGCGATTCGTCCAGCCGTTCCCCGGTGAGGTGGTGGAGTTGGCCCGGACGATGCCATCGGTGAAGGTGGGAGTCGAGGCGTTATAGATCTGGCTGGTGGTCGGCGTCAGGATGCCACCGCCACCATACTGCGGTGCCAGCAGGTACTGGATGACTGTGGTCGCACCGAGCGCACCGCCACCGTTGAGGTTGACCAGTGCCCGGAACAGCTGGTACGCCTGCGACGACAGGGCACCCGACCCAGCAAACGCCACCAGCACCCGGTTGACCGCAATCACGGTGGCCGAGGACAGCGCGCCAGCTCCTGCGAACTGCGCGACGACATTCTGGAGTTCGCCGATCAGCAGCCCCGCGAGGCTGCCGTTGCCGGTCAGCTGCACCGCCTGCGGGTAGATCTGATACCACCAGGCCGAGAGGCCATCGCCCTGTGACCAGCCGCCGATCACCGACGCTGACAGGGTGCCCTCGCCGAGGAACCACGCCGGGTTGCCAATGGTGGCGTCATAGGCGATTGCGGACAAGGTGCCCTGGCCTGTCTGAGCGATGGCAATGGGGATGATCTGGGAGAACTGGGCAGCGAGTGAGCCATCACCGGCCAGCACAGCGGAACCGGGCACGATCGGTTGGGGTGCCCCAACGAGCAGCCCGCCGCCGCTGAACTGAGGAGTTCGCCTCTCGATCTTGGTGACCGTGGCGGTCAGGCTGCCGTCACCGGAGAATAGGACGAAGGTCGGCAGCTTCCAGCCTGGGACCGGCACCACGGGTGAAGCTGCAGGTGTGACCGCCCAGCCCTGTTGAGGTCCGGGCGGCGCTGGCGGGGTGACCACCCATGCCACGGGCTACCCGATCGGTGGCCAGGGCAGCGTCGGCTGCGTGTCGTTGTAGAACTCACCGTTGGGCAGGTTGACCCGCCACAGGTGGAAGCCGCCGTCCTCGACCCTCAGTGCCACCGCACCGGTCTCCGGGTCACGCCGCACCGTGCCCAGCGGGTCGCCCTCCTGGATGGCGTGATAGGCCGCGATCACAGCGGCCACTTTGTTGGCGTCGATCTCACCGACCATCGCCGCGATGTGTTCCAGCGCAGCAGGATTAGTGAGCGCCTTCGGCTGGCGGACAGGGCCGTCATCGTTGCGTTCGGTCATGCGAAGCTCCTATTCAAGAGTGCGACCTCGAAGTAGCAGGACACGCCGTTGGAATCACCGACGAAGGCATTACTCGCGGCGGCGCTGTAGTAGTAACCGGGCTGGATGGTGTCGCCCTGGTTGATGTACACGATGGCCAGGCCCTCCATGCCGTCCGCTGAGTTGCCGACGTAGGAATCGGCGAACGCGCCGCCCATCAGCACGTCCACGGCGTTGTTCTGATAGATCGCGCAGTCGGCCTTCCTGCTGGTGGGGATGTTGTTGATCCCGTACCGGATGTGGACCAGGTAGCTGCCCTCGGTGTTGATGGTCAGGTTCAGCCCGTCCCAGGTCATGTCGGACGAGATCCACTCCTGGGTGTCGAAGAAGTTCACCGGCACCCGGTTGGTGCCGCTGCTCGCGGCAACTTGCGCCACGTTGCGGCGGCTGGCCCGGAAGCTGGAGCCGTTGATCGTGGGTGCCTGGTTGTCGCTGACCGAGGTGCTGGTGATGGCGGGGGGTGGGTTCGCACCGTTGCTGCCGGTCTTGATCTCGGTGCGGCAGCCCCAGTACCGGAAGCCCGCGCCCAGGCCCGAGGTGGTGCCGACCTCGGTGTAGTCGTAGACCAACGTCTGGCCTGAGTAGACCTGGTAGCGGCGGGGGTTGCCACCCACCCCGAAGACCATGCTGATGTCCATCGACCAGGTCAGCGGGATGTTACTGGCCCAGACCGTCTCAACGCCGTTGACAGTGCAGCCGATATCGCCCTTGTAGGTGAGGAAGCCGGTGCAGTAGCCCCGCGCCCAGACGTAGGTGGTGGGGTTGGCGGGGTTGTTCACCCGACCGCAGGCGGCGATGCGCGGGGTGCCGCCAGAGCTGGCTCCGGGTGGGGCCGAGGCCAGCGTGCCGCGCACAATCTGGAAGTCGGTGTTCGTCGGTGCGGCGTTGTAGCAGATCATGGCATTGCGGTTGCCGTCGTTGTTCGCTACCCGCCACCCGGCCTGGCCGCTGGTGATGCCGATGCTGGAGGTGCCCACCCCGGAGTAGACCGTGGTGAAATTCGACGGCAGCCCACCGTCTGGGTACTGGTTGAAGTTCACCGTGACGCTGGTGCCCGACACATCCGTGCCGGTGTTGACGCTCCGCATCGCCTGGATGTTCTGGGTGTTCAGCAGCACGCTGCTGTAGATCGAGTCCATCGCGGCACGGGACTGGGTAGGGGTCATCGAGGCGTACTGGGAACCCGCACCGAACAGGCCGTTCATCAGGTGATCGGTGACGGAGCCGAGGTCGGTGATGTTGGTCCGGTTCAGCTGGCCGGTGGGGATCTGGGCGATGGCCATGATGCCGCTGGCGATCTTGGTGGCGTCCAGGGACGGGATCGCGACGGTGGGCAGCAGCGGGTGGTTCGCCATGTTGGACAGGAACGCCGAGTTGAAGGTGCCCGTCGCAGCGACGTTGGTCAGGCGGTTGGTGATCGACGTGATCGAACTCGGGACATCGGCGAAGCTGCCCAGGCCGAGGGTGTTGACCAGGCTGACCACGTCGGTCTGCAAGGCCCGCGCAATGATCTGCGTGGTCATGTTGGACATGTCACCGACCAGGTTCTGCGTCCAGCTCTGCTGGAGCAGGTTCGTCTTGGTCAGGCTGGCGTCGTCCCAATTGATCGTCCCTGTGGTGCAGGCAGGCAGCACCTGGAGCTGGAGCCGCACAGCGTCGACCCCGGCAGGCACCGTGTAAGTTCCGGACAGCTGGGTCCAGGCCGAGCTGGCTGCTGGAGAGGTGACCGCCTGGATCACTGTGCTGTTGACCGGCTGACCCGCGAGGTAGCTCTGCAGCGACAGTTGCATGCACGCCCCGACCCCGGAGACACCCGACCACATCAGCCAGTGCGAGAGGTTGAGGATCTGCCCCTGGCTCACGGGGGTGGCCGGGTCGGAGTTCAGTGCCCGCAGGGTGCCGTTGGCGATGACCTTGACTGAGCCGCTGCCCTCGGCGGTATGGGTCTGGGTGCCGTCGTAGATCCAGATGCCTTGTCCCGCAACGGCAATAGACGAGGCATAGTTCGGATTCGCCAGCAGGTTGGGCGTGGTCTGCCCGATGCTGCTGACCGGGACCAGCGGCAGCAGCCACTGGGGGAACTGGCCCGTGGTGATCTGGCTGGCGTCCAGCGGTGGGATCTGACCTAGCCCAAGGACACCGGACACAATCTTGGTGGCATCCAGACCGGGGATCTGACCCGCCCCGAGGGTTCCCGTCACGATGCCCGCCGCGATGCTGGTGATGTTCAGCATTGACTGGGGGAATTGTCCAGTCGTGACCTTGGTGGCGTCGAGACTGGGGATCACCGACGCCAGCAGGGTGGTGACGATGTTGACGCCGGGGATATTCAGCAGCGAGGTCTTCACCGAGGCCACGGTGTTCCCAGTCGTAGCGCCACCGTTAGACGCCTGGAAGATGCCGTCGATCATCGACTGCATGTCCGTGGACATGGCTTTCGTGATATTCGGAATCAGGCCGGTAGCAAGCACACCCGAGACAATCTTGGTGGCGTCCAGTCCAGGGATGAGCGTGGCCAGGAACGTGCCGCTGGTGATCTGACCTGCGGGCAGGCTGGGGATGTGCGCTACGTCAAGGCCGGGGATCTGGCCCAGCGCAAGGATGCCGGTGACGATCTTGGTGGCATCCAGGCCCGGTATGTTCGTCGCGGTCAGGACACCCGTGACCAGGCTGGCCGCAATCGAGGTGATGTTCACCATGCTTTGCGGGAACTGACCGGAGACGATCTTGGTGGCATCAAGACCGGGGATGTTGGCCGCAGCGAGTATCCCGCTGACGACGCTGGCCGGGATGCTGGTGATGTTGACCATCGACTGGGGGAATACGCCCGAGACGATCTTGGTGGTGTCCAGGCCAGGGATGTGCACCGCACTGACGAGCGACGTGAGCGGGTCCATCGGAGCCAGCAGCTTGGTCGGCTGAACCAGGTCAGTGAGGAATACCTCGACCGCCGTGACCGGATCGAACCCGCCTGCCGTCAGGGCAGGGTTGCCGAACATCGAGAGGAAGTCGGTGAAGTAGCTGGCGACATCGGGTGCCGTGCCGGTGCCGGGAGGGAACCCGACCGTGCCCAGGATCGCATCGATGATGCCCTGCACGTCACCGCTGGCGATGGCACTGCCCAGATTGGCCAGGTCACTCTCCAGGTTCGTGATCTGGCTCTGCGGGAACTGACCGCTCACGATCTTGGTGGCGTCCAAGCCGGGGATGTTGAACATGTGCAACAGCTGGGTCGCCGGGTCCATCGGGCCGAGCAGGTTCTCTGGCCACAGATTGGACTGGATGAAGTTGTTGACCACCGAGGACAGGTCGAAGCCATTGGTGCCGAGCAGGCCACCACCGATCGCGAAGAACTTCTCGATGTCGCCGAAGAACTGGTTGACGTAGGTCCAGGTGCCTGTCCACACCTCCCCGGTGACGCTGCTCAGTGGGCCGGTCAGCCCGAGAATGGCCTGCACCAGGCTCTCGGTGAGCGCGGTGACCTGGGTGCCCGCGCTCTGACCCTGCCGTCCCATGACATCCTCGATGCCCATGTCGAGCTGGTTCAGCGGGTTCTTGTCCGACTTGAACAGGTTGATGCCCGCGATAGGTTGCCTACCGGCGAAGAGGTCGACAGCCCCGGCCATGAGCTACGCCGTAACCGGCATGATCAGGACGAAGATCTGCGCATCGATGGGGTTGAACTGGAACAGCCCGATCTGGCCGTCGTTGTACAGGTTCACGTAGATGGTGCCCTGCGCTGGGCTGGAGTGATTCGCTGGGCAGACGGCTCGCCCATTGGTCGGCGTGATCGCGTTGGCGGGGGTGTTGGGGTCGGAGTAGTGAGGCATCACGTTCACCTCGCCCATCGTGTTTCCGAACCCGCGACCCACCAGGGTGCCTGAAGTCGGATCACCCAGCCTGACCTCGCAGCCGATCATCAGTGGGTTGGCCGAGAGCATCAGCCCGAACGCTCCGATGTGGCCCCAGATGATGGGCGTCCACGGGAACGGCTGGGCCGGGATCTGGAAGGACCCGATGGCGGCGCGCTGGCTGATGCCGGTAAACGCAGTAAACGAACTCTCGGGCATCGAGAACGGGCCGGGCAGGATCTGGCTGATGGACACCGGCACCCAGAGCGGATGGTAGTCGGGTGCTCCTGTCGTCTCGCCGAGATGGCCCAGCAGTGATCCCACTGCTGGCGGGTTGGTCACCAGGTCCACATCCGGGCACAGCGCCATCGCCGGGGCCGGTCCGTCTGGGCCTTCCTCCACGTCGAGCTTGAGGTGCCACTGCGGATACTTCGGGTTCTGGTAGGTCACGTCGATGGTGGAACCCTCGCCATGTGGGACCAGCTCGACGGTCGGGGTGATGATCGGGATCGGTCCCGGTGGGCCAGGGGTGCCCAGCATCATCCTGCGGTAGGCGCTGCCGTACCAGATGTACGCCGAGCTGCCGATGATGTTGCCCGCCCCGTCCACGTCATCGAACATCCAGGCCTTGCCGATGTCGGCCTTGGTGTTCTGCAGCGTCTCGGGCAGGTCGCCAGGATCATCGAGGGCATCGTTCTGCAGGTTCAGCAGGAACGCATCCTGGCCGCTGGGACCACGTGGCCCGATGATCGCAGCCATGGTCAGGGTGCCCTGGTCGCCCTGGATCTCGAAGGTGGCGAAGAACTCGTTGCCGCTGGCATCAGGCGGCACCACCACACCGTAGACACGGGTGTTGATCAGGTAGTTCGCCAGGTATTGAAAGTCGGTAACCGGAGGCGCAACGGTCGTCATCAGCCCTCCTCAGGCGGCGGGGTCAGGGTCGGCACGACCAGGATGAACAGCTGGGCGTTCTTGGGGTTGAAGTCGTAGACACCCAGCGCGCCGTCGTTCCACAGGTTGACGTAGATCGTCCCCTGGCTCGGGTTGGTGTGGTTGGCAGGCACCATCGCACGCCGGTTACTCGGCGTGATGGCCTCGGTCTCCTTCCCCGCCTTGGAGTAGTGACTCAGGATGTTCACTTCGCCCAAGGTGTTGCCGAAGCCCCTGGAGATCTGGATGCCCTTGACCGGATCACCCAGCAGCACTTCCGCACCGATCATCAGGGGGTTCGCACTCAGCGTCAGGCCGCCGCTGCCGAAGTGCCCCCAGACGATGGGGGTCCAGGGCCACGGCTGGGGTGGGATGACGTAGCTGCCGATAGCAGCCCGCTGGCTCACTCCGGTGTAGGCGACGAACGCACTCTCGGGCATGGACCAGGGGCCGGGGACGTACATGTCGATGCTGGCTGGCTTCCAGATCACATCACCACTGCCGGTGAACTGGTCGGTCGCCATCATCAGGTCGCCGTACCCCACGCTGCCGAAGTCGCTGGTGTCCACATCAGGGAAGTCGTAGAGGTCTGTCACCACACCGGGGATACCGCGCGGGACCGCCAGCTCGAACACCCAGCTCGGTTCCAGCGTGGTGCCGCTGGTGTCCACCCACGACGTGGTGTCCGGGTAGGTCGGGTAACCCTGCGGCTCGATGAGATCGGTGTGCGGCTCGATGGCGGGCACCGGTCCTGGCGGGCCATAGCTGCCCATGATCAGCACGCGATACCGGGTGCCCCACCAGACGTGCGACTCGACGCTGATGACATTGCCCCACTCATCCACGATGTCGATGTCGTAGTACTTGCCGATGTCGTCGGGGGTGTCGGTGAGATCGGTGGGGAGATCGTCCACGCTCTCGCACAGCGGCTCATCCTGCAGCCGCAGCGGGAAGGAGTGCTGGCCCCGGAAGCCACGTGGCCCAGCCAGTGGGTCGGTGTCCATCACGCCCTGGTCGCCCATCACCTTCAGATCTGCGGAGTACAGATTCGGGGTGTCGGGTCCGGTCGTCTCCGCGTTCAGCTTGGCGCGGATCAGGTACGAAGCCAGGTAGACCAGTGAGCCGACCGGCAGGGTGTGCTCGGGCGTGTACGCCGGGTCGCCCACAGGCACGGGCAGGGTCATGGCGCTTATGGTGCCCGATCAACCAGGCCGATGAGGGGAAGCACGCCGGTCATCGGTCATCGAAGCCCTCCCAGGTGATCTTCGGCGTGACGCTCCACTCCTCAGGCATCGGTGGAGCCTGCCCAGGATCGCCGTCCCGCTGCGCGGCGAGCTTGCGGGTGTCAGGGGGCAGGTTGGGGTCATCACTGCGGTGCTCGGGCCGTAGCTCCTCGGCAGCGTTGTCGGGTGCCCGCGAGTCCACCCAGGTGTACGCACCCTCGACCACACCGGGGCCACCGTAGTAGCGGCGCTTGATGTAGACATGCTCGGACTGCCGGAAGCCCAGCAGGGCCAGCGTCCAGGCGATGGCGATCTTGGGCTGGGTCATGTGAACACCCGAGAGGTCCACCACGTGGCCGTCCGGGTCGGTCGGGTAGTCCAGCGCCTCGTAGATGTCCAAGTACGCAGCCTGGACCACCAGCATCTCGTAGGCCCGTTCCTTCTCCTCACCCGTCAGCCCCGCCTGCTCGATGGTGCGTGGGGTCAGCTCACCCCGCTCACCGAACTGGAGCTTGGGCGGTGTGCGGTCGAACGGGTTCGGCCCACCACCGAAGGCGTACCCCGAGGTGGTGTCAGTGCGGTAGCCACGGTCTCGCGGCTGGCCCTCGCTGTAGGTCGGACGCCCGCCCCTGGGCCTGCCGTTGCGCTTGCTCTTGTTACTCATGAACCCCTTCCCAGCAAACAATTCTTAATCGTTACCTCAATAGGCATTACTGGCCGCATAGTCCACGTAGCGCGGCGTGCACCCTTCTCAGGCACCACCATGTCACCCCTCTTCCGTTCGTCATTTCCCCAGGTCAGAGGGTGTTTCGATCTTGACACCCCAGGACCTCACTGGAAGATCGTGCCCTCGCCAGCTAGCTGCCCGACCAGGCTGTAGACCGCCGCCATCGTCTTGAACGCCGCATTGAACGGGTCGCTCTTGTTCTTGTCCTGGCCGATGGCCATGCTCACCCGCACCGGCTTGGTCCAGTCCCACTCGCGCTTGAGGGAGAACACGTTGTCGACGTAGATCACGCCATCGTGCTCGAAGCCCACCCGGTCGCCAAGCTGGTAATCCACGTTGGCGATCCATGGGAACCCATCCAGGGCAGTCGCCTTGAACGCTGCCCACTGCCGTGTCTTCCAGTTGCCAGTCCGCAGGGTGAGCACGCTCGCGAGGGTGTAAGCCGTGCCGGTGCCCTTCTCGAAGTGCTCCAGCCAAGCCAGCTCGCCCGCGTAGATAGCACGGATCGGATCGGTGAAGCGCTGCCAAGCGAGCAAAGTATTATCGAGCTGATTCTGATAAAGATTGTCGAGGCCCGGAGTGCCCGCGACCTGCTGCGGAGCACCGAAATCCTCGGCGATTCCCTTGTTTATGACCTCTGATAGCTTGGCTAAGGAGTAGCGTATAGCAAATGTCTGGGCTTGGTTCACAATGACCGGACTCTTGGAGCCGGTCATCACCGTTTTCACGGTGCCCTTGTGCCATGTCAGGTCCGAGTTCATCAGCCCGTTGAAGTAGCCGTCCCACCAGATCACCCTCGGCGGTTGCGGGGCCACATCCAGGAGTGACTCGATCAGGTAGGTCCGGTCGATCCCTGCGGCATCCTCCACCGGCAACCCATTGAGCGTGCGGCCTGGGTCGAACGTCTCGCCAGTGTTCAGGTCGATGGTCACCGGGGTGATCAGGTCGTCCAGCGTGACGCCCACCGTGGCCATCAGGCCATCGGCTGCCGTCCCGGTCGGGCCTGTGTGCCCCGCGATGTTCTCGAACCCGAAGATGGCACAGTTGCGGGTCGGCGCGACCAGCTTCTCGATGGGGGTGGTGATGTCGTCCAGGTTGACGCCCAGGATGATCGAGAGCAGATCGGGTGCCAGTGTCATCAGGCTGGCCAGCTCATGGTTCGGGCTGTCCTTGTCGGTGGTCAGGTAGGTGTAGCAGCGCATCATTACGCCGCCGTCCATGAGGATGTCCTTGAACGCATCGTGTGCGGTGCCCCATGCAGAGCCGAGCGAGGACCACCGCGACTGATCCAGGAGCGGGTTGACGAATGCCACCTGGATCGGCCAGGAAGTGGGCAGCACGTTGAGCACCGCATCGGGCGACAGCGGGTTGATCCAGCCCGCTGGGTTGGCGATGTTGGTCAGCCCACTCCACCCCGGCATGAACTGCCTCGCGAGGTTGATGAACATCGTCGCCATGCAGATGGTGCGGATCGGCCCTGGCAGCACCCACATGCGCGGCAGCTGGACCTCAGGCGGGAAGATCGGGTTCGCGGCGATCAGGATGCGCTTGGCGTGCTCGTAGAAGCTCAGCGCGGTCAGCTCGATCTCGCTGGTGCCCTGGTCCGTCTTCTTGATGTGGATCTCGGTGATCTTCCCGCCCCACCGGGTGCGCCAATCTTGCTGGGTCGGAATGGGATCAATCAGCAGGTGGAGATCGGAGACAGGCTTGGTCTGGTGGATCAGGTAGTCGGTCAGCCAGTGGTCGTGGCGGATCTTCAGGACGGCCTTGCCGGTGTCGCCCAGCAGCTCCTCAAGGTTGCACGACAGCTCGCCATCGACCTCGGTGAGGATGTCCAGGTTGCGGTCACCGATCCGAATCAGTGGGTGTTGCTTGCCCTGGTTGATCGCGATCTGGCGCACACCCTGGAGGTAGGTCGCACACTGCAGCGGCTGCTTGAGCAGGTCAGGGACGCCGTTCGCTCCGGGCGTGGGCAGCAGGTCATCGATCCACCGGGTGAACTGCAGCCCGATCTTGGACTGGTCGGGCAGCCCAAAGATGTCGCTGAGGAATTGCGTCACGGCGGGTTACCGCCGAGGGGCTTGACCGGGCATCGCAGCGCGGTTGGTCTGCTGGCGGCGATCACCCCGGCGACCAATGGACCCGGTGGGCTGCTGGCGCACGTTGTTGCCCACCGCACTGACCGTCATCGGGGTTGCACCCGCAGGGATCTGGCCAGCTGGGGTGACCATGGCGCGGCGCGGTGGGAGGTCGCCCAGTGGCGTCTCGTTGGCTTTGTTGTCCTCCTGGATGCGCGCGCCCTCCTCAGCGGCTGCCACAGCGGAGACAACGAAGTCGGCCACCTCACGTGGATCGAGGTGGCGGGGCAGCATCAGCAGGCCGTCCGGTCCCACGCTGATCTCCCACGTCCCGGCCCGGACCAGTGACCAGCCGTTCGGAAACCGCTCACAGGTGGCCTCGGGCACCTCGCTGCGCATCTCGCCAGTCTCAGGCTCGGCGGCATCCTGGGGCGGCTCCTCCACAGCCTTCTTCGGTGGCACGTCACACCTCCAGCCGCTTGCGGTACGCGATGCGGTCGGCCTCTAGCTCGGCCTGTGTCTTGAGCAGCTCCACGTCACGATGCTTGACATCGACGCCGGGGCCTTCCAACCGGTATGTCAGCTCGCCGTTGGCACCCACACCGAACGACCGGATGATGAACGGCTTCGCGAACCAGTAGTGCCCCGCGTCGTCCTTGAACTCGTCCCAGCTCAGTTTCATGCGCTGATCGTCCCATCATCTCGACCGTTTGAACCTCTGCGACACCATCGCCATGATCACGCCGTTTGGATTGCTATGGCCCACGGTGAGATGCGCCACCGTGTGCGGCGGGATCTGGTAGATAAAGCGGTTGTTCCAGGTCATCTGGAGCGGGAGGCCCATGTTGGCGATGCCGCCCAGGAAGAAGTTGAGGATCGTGGACTGCCGGATCAGGTCGAACAGCAGATTGTCCTGGGGGTCGTTCGCCGCCGTCAGAGTCCGGTGACCCGGCTCGGTGTCGCACATGTAGGTGCCCACACTCTTGGTCGTGTTCGGCAGCGGCACCAGCCGCCCAGAGTCGTTGTCCTGCACGATGGCCTGGCCGGGGCTGGAGACGTAGTACGTGACGAAGCTGGGCAGGTCGGAGCGGTTCGCGACGGGCAGGGTGCCCCAGTAGTAGGTGTTCCCCACCAGCTGGTCCCACAGCCCGATGAGCGGACCCGATGGAGGCGGGGCGGCTGCGCCCGCCACCTTGGCGTCGAAGATCCGGTACAGCGCGGGCTTGGTGAAGTACGGCCTGCTCGCCACCCAGTTGATGTCCCACTGGCTGACGTTGTTGCCGTACGCGGTGGCGTCCATCTTCTGCGGGGTGGCAATGGTCTTGAGAGGCCGCACCGGGTCGAACCGCCAGCCACTGAATCGGGTGTAGACACCCAGCCAGCCGTCGTTGTTCTCGTCCTGGCCAGCCCACCAGTGATCCTCAGCCATCCGGTATTCGTACTCGGTCATCGGTGGTGCGTGCCGCCCGATGACGATGCCGAGGTTGTATTCCCGCTGCGGGATGTTGGTGCGCTCGATCACCGAACCCATGATGTACGGGCTGTTCGTGATCACCTGCTCATAGGGCCACTGCTGGTCGCCAACCATCTGGGTGGCGGCGCGCACCCCTTGGCGTCCCGCGAACGGACCCGCCAGGTTGTAGAGGTCGTTCGTGGGTGACAGGTAGATCATGTGCGTGTTCATCCCGCGCAGCTTCGGCGGCAAGCGGTCGAACTGGACTGCAGGATCGAGGAATGGACGCAGGTCGTAGGTCGTGGTGTTGCCGCGCGGGAAGTGGGCGGTCTGGGAGGTGACCGTCTGCTGACCGGGCGCGAGCACGCTGCGTAGGGCCGTCATCATGGATTCCCTGGTACTGGAGCAGCGCCGACCGTCGCAGTCTGGCGGGAGCCGTCAACCTGGGCATTGTTCACCGACGACTTGAATTGGTCCGGTGTGGTCACCCCGTTGTTGTTCACATGGATCTGGACACCGGGCGCACCCGGTCCTTGGCCCTGAGCGCCCACAGGTACATTGGCTGGCCCCTCACTAGGGGCCATCGCATTCGGGATGTCAGCGGGGCCAGGAGGGGCACCAGTGCCCGCATGTGTGGTGTCCGTGGTATCGAGGCCGGGGATCTTGATACCGAACAGCGACGAGAGGAAGTCACCGGCACCGCCACCGGACCCCGCAGCGGCACCGCCACCGGACCCCGCAGCGGCACCGCCACTGCCCGTCCCCGTCCCCGTCCCGGTGCCCGTCCCACCGCCCATGTTCTGCAGCAGGCCCATGCCGTAGCCCATCCCGCCCATGGCCAGCTTCCAGATGCCCCACTCCGTGAAGGGCTTACCGAACACATCGGGGAAGCCCAGCTCCTGGAACATGCCCTTGATCAGACCCTGGCCCAGCTGCTGCGCTGCGCCCGAGTCACCAGCGCCAGCCTCAGCACCCTTGGCGGCGGGCTTCTCCAGCTCCAGTGCCTTGTCACGTTGCGCCTTGGAGACGTTGCCCTGAGCGTCGGCCAGGCTGCCGGTCGTGTCGGCAAGCGACTTCTCGGCAGCCGCCAGCTTGTCTCGGGCCTTCTGGATGTCATCGGCCTGGAGCTTCTGCTGGGGTGCGGGCAGCGCCAGCAGCTTGTCCAGGTCGGCCTGCTTGGCATCGCGGTCCTTCGTCAGGTCACCGATCTTGCCGTTGATCTCATCCACGCGCTTCTGCTTGTCCGCGATGCCCTGGTCCATGTCGGCCAGCCTGGCGTTGCGCCTGTCCGTGTCGTAGTTGCCACTCAGCGCACCACCGCTGCCCGTACCCGTACCACCACTGCCCAGGCCACCAGTCCCGCCACCGCCCGCACTGCTGACGGAGGCATTGAAGATCTGACCGCTACCGCCACCGCCACCGCCCCAGGCGGCTGGTGCTTCACCCGTCCCGTCATTGGTGACGTGCCCGCCACTCACCTGGGCAGTGGGTGCTCCCGCCGAGGCCATGGCGGAAGCGAACCGGTCCAGGGTGGAGCGCTCCGCATCGCTGTAGCTGGCACCGGACATGTCAGCATGGCCCTTGGGCCACCAGTCGATGCCCCGGTTGTATCCCGACTTCTCCTGGTGGCCTGGGTAGGTGCTGCCCTCGACACCGAACTGGTCGCCCAGCGCGTAGACCCACTGCGGGAACCCTGGCGCACCCTGGCGGATGTCAGTGCCAATCGGCATCCCGTAGGGGGAGCCGTCAGGGGCAGTGAAGAACGAGGTGTGGACATGCCCGTGGTGCCCGCCCCAGTCACTCGCGTAGTAACCGGACTGGCCTGTGCCGGGGCCGACCAGCTTGCCGCCCGCCTCACCGATCTCCACACCGCTCGCCGGGTTGGCCCAGATGACCTGCTGCACGCCCACCTGGCCGCCGCCCGCGAACTTCTCACCCGTGTGATGGTCACCGAAGTTAATGCCGTCCAGGAGTTGCTTGTGCTTCTGGGCCTTGTCGCGCTTGACCACGTACTCGCCGACCTCCAGCACGCCATGCACGGAGTCCTGTCCCGGCTGCCAGTCACCGGGGATGGGCTGCTGCATGTCACCGAACGTGGGCAGTTCGGCGAACCCGCCCTCCTGCTTCTGTAGTGGCTTGATCCACGGAATCACGTTCTTGGTGTACATACCTGCGCGCCACGCAGCCTTCTGGGCTGGGTCAATGGGGATGACCTGGACGTTGCCGCCCGACTGATAGCCGTGCCCCTCACCGATGAAGTTCGGCACGCCCTGCGAGTTCTGCCCGTACCGCTGCATCACGTAGTCGATGGCGGCGGCAATCTGGCCTGTCGGATCAAGGAACGGGCGGCTCAGGATGTTGTGTGCGTCGTAGGTGGACTTGATGAACTGCAGGATGCCCTGACTGGGGGTGCCCTTCTGGGCATTGGAGTCGGTCAGGTTGATCGCGTTGACATTGCCGCCCGACTCGGTGCCGATCTGCGTGACCAGCTTGTCGATCCACGCCTGGGTGTTGGTGATCCCGTAGCGGGGTGCCAGCGTCGTGACCACGTCCGTGACCGCAGGTCGCCAGCTCTCGGCTGACCCACCGCCAGCCATCTGGCCCAGCGCACCGTAGTTGCCCGCCGCCCCACCGCCACCGGGCAGCACACCAGCGCCTGGCGGGAACAGATTGGCGAGCGGGTTCTGGCCCGGACCCGCGACGATGGTGGCCGGGAGTTCAACCCCCTTCGTACCTTGGAAGTCTTTCGGGACGCCCGCGATGTCCATGATCTGGTCGACGGAATGCACGTCCTGCGTCTTGATCTCGGTCTCGATGGGCAGCTTCTTCTTGGTCGTCTCCTCGTACCACTTGGTGAAGTCGTCCTTGATCTTCTGGTTGCCGGTGAGCACCTTGGTGACGATCCCGTCCGGGCCGGTGGTCACCTCGACCCCGAGCTGGGCCAGCTTCTGCTTGCTCTCGGCCATCTGCTCCGGGGTGCCGATCAGCTGCATCTGACCGGTGTCGGTCGCCTTGAACATGTCCTGGACGGCTTCCTTGCCGGTCGCCGCATCGGTGATGTTCTGCTTCAGCGCCTCGCTGAAGTGCGCGCTCGATTCCAGCGGGTCGGTGAACGAGTGCAGGCCCTCCTGGATCTTGGGGATCTGGTCGGCAGCATGGTTGATGCCCTCGCCGAAGGTCTTGGCGTACTTGGTGAAGTCAACGTCGCCAATCGCCTTGAGGTCCCAGCCCATCTTGCTGACCGCGTCGTTGGCTTCCTTCATCCCCGGGATGTGCAGGGTGGAGCCGACCGCCGTGACCGCGTGCACGACCTGGAGCATTGCCTGACCCACGTCAACGATGGCCTCCTTGACCACGTTCAGGTAGGGCGCAACCCCGATGATGATGTCGCCGAATACGTGAGCCGCCTCGGCGGTGACATGCAGGATGGTGTCGATGGCCTTGGTCACGAACGTCACGATGTCGCCCTGGTGCAGGGAGATCCACGTCCCGAGCTTGTCGCCCGCCTGGGTCAGCCCGTTCGCCATCCCCTCCGTGAGCGGCTGCAGCATCGACTCCAGCCTGACCTTGATCCCACCGATGGCGTCATGCAGGGTCGCGGTCTTCGCATTCGCCTCGTCCAGGGGGCGGTCGATCCCCTCTAGCGCATTGGTCTGATTCGGGAGTTCGACCAGGCCCTTCTTGAACGCCTCCAGCATGGCGGGAGCATTGCGTGGGAAGTACGTCCGCAGCAGCTCCTCCGCACCCGCCTCGTCCTTGTTCGACAGGTGGTCCTTGACCGCCTCGACCAGTGACCCCCAGCCTTCCTCGGGGGTGAGTCCCGCCTTGAGGAACTTGCTCGCCGCCATCTGGGCACCCGAGAGGAACTGCGGAACCTTCACGCCTTCCTTATTGAGGTTGGCCAGCAGCGTGCCTGCCTGATCGATCCCGTAGCCGAACCCACGCAGCGCGGCAGCACCACCGGCACCCATGCTGGTGATCAGCTCGTTGACGGGCGTCCCGCTGGCGACGGCGATGTTGCCCAGCTTGTTCACGGTCGCAGCGGTGTCATCAGTGGCGACGTTGAACGCATTGAGGACACCAGTCAGGTCATCGGTGTTGATCTTCACATCACCGAACAGCTCTGACATGCTGGCGACCGCCTTGGTGGTCTCCTTCAGCTGCTCGGGGTTGAGGTCGCTCAACCGGGCATGCAGCGTGCCGATGGCATCAGCCGCGACATTCAGATTGTCCAGGCCCTCCGAACCCAGGTCGCGCAGAATGTCCTTCAGCTCGGGCAGCTGGCCCAGGTCAAGGGTTGTCGCAGCGAGGTGGCGGTCCCACTCCTGCCACTGGGTGCCCATGTCGACCAGGGTGTTCAGGAAGTCGCCCGCTGGCCCCTTGAAGGCGTCGAGGGTGCCCAGCATCCCGTCGAAGACCGAGGTGAACATGTGGCCGATGATCGGGATCTTGCCTGCCGTGTTGTCAACGAATCCCGTGACCACGTTCTCCGCAAGGTCGAAGCCCGACATCAGGTTGGGCATGTCGCCCTTCATGATCGAGCTGAAGGCGTCGGTGAACGCACCCGCCGCCGCACCGCCCATCTGGGCGAACATGGGAGCTGCCTCGGACAGCCCTGGGCCAGCCGACTGGAACGGGTGGAAGTTGTCGGCGAAGCCTGAGGTGAAGCCCGCAGCGGCCTCTGCGCCACCGCTCTTGACCGACTCACCCATGCCCGCGAAGGACGGGACCACACTGACGAACAGGGCGGTGAGATCAGACGCAGCGGCGATGGTCACAGCGTCCTACTCTCGCCGCCGATGGTGACCCTGGCATTGTTGTACCGCTCGATCAGACGCCGGTCCAGCTCCTCCAGGTCCATCTCGTCGGACTCGAACCAACCACCACCGAACGGGTTCGTAGCCGTGCGCTGGTTTGCCGCCTGGAGCACCTGGCCGGGGCGCTCGTAGGGCTGCGGCAGCTTGGCGAACCCGCTCTGCTGCTCCTGCATGTTGGCCAGCAGCTGGGCCTCACGGCTCCATCCACCATCGATGAAATAGCGGACCGAGGAGGTGGGCGGGGCGGCAACGATGATGCAGGTCAGCTCGTAGAACGACAGGCGAGGCGTGAACAGGTCCTCGGCGCGGTGGTTCAACGCGAGCAGGTCACGGACCAGGGCGTAGCGGTACTCGCAGACGACCCGCTGCACCATCAGGATTCCCCCGGCGGCTCCCCGCTCGGTGGCGGGACGAATCCCTGGAACCACTCCTGCCAGAATCGGCGCTTGTCCTCACTGGGCAGCCTGAGCACCCGACGCTGAGTCTCGTCGGTCATCTCGGCCAGATCCATCCAGCGCCAGGACTGGTGCATCATGTCGAGTTCCTGCCTGTGGTTCTCCCACAGGAACTCCTCAGTGACGTTGACCGTGGAGATGTGCGGGACCACGAACGGCTCGCCACCCTCCTCGGTGGTCGGCGTGAACAGCTGGACTTTGCGGCTCCCGTACGAGTGCGGAGGCAGGTTGGCAGCGGCAACGAGCGGGATGCTTTCCTCTGGCTCCCGAGGTACGAACTCCACGGGTGGCTTCAGGGCGGCCTGGCCGTTGCCGTTGCTGGCAAGGGCCTGGCCGTTCTGAGCCTTCGCGGTGCGCTTGGCGGCTGGCTTGCGCGCAGTCGTCTTGCGCTTGGTGGTCGTTCCTGCCATTCAGATCACGCAGCAACGCCAGTCGCGGTGACCTTGGCACCCTTGCGGGTCAGCACGGTGGTCGACGTGGTGATGCCGTCGTTCCAGTACTGATAGCCGTGGTTGTTGTCGTTGTCGGGCAACGGCTTGAGAGTCATGTCGTAGAGCGTCAGCTCCTTGTGGGTCCACTTCATCGGACCGACGAGGGTGATGCGGGCGTAGGGCAGGACCAGGCGCATGTTGATCTTGCCGTAGAAACCGTCGAACACCCAGACGCCAGTGTCGAGGAGCTGCTGGTTGAGCTTGGCAGCGATCTCGGTGCCGGTGCTCGCGGTGGCCGGGGTGACCTCCACGTTGGCGGCTCCATGAGCGGCACGCTGGACATCGGCGTTCATCGCCTGCAGGAGCTTGAACTTGATCGTGAGTCCGTACTTGTCCTGCAAGACGGCGACCAGGTTCCCACCCCAGTCCTGGATCTCGACGTTGCCGCGCTCCTCGGTGCGGTCCACACCATCAGCACTCACGCGGCCCAGTGCGATGAAGGAGGGATCGAGCGGGTCGTTGGCACTCGCGGGAAGTGTCACCGCGAGGTCGGGGCTGAACAGCACGCCACCGGTTACCCGTGGCGAGGGTGCCGCCAGCTCCGCGACTTGCGCGATGATGACGGGCGGGGCCGGTGTGGTCATGGGTTAGTCCTCCTGATCAGGGATCGCGATCCGGGTACAGCGTCGCACTGAGTTGCGCGCCTGTCCTCACGACACGCTGATTGGCACGCCGGGAACGCGCCACGTGACCATCCCCCGGTACCGGGTGAGGCGCACCAGTGGGTCCACCAGCTCAGTCGCCAGGGCGGTGATCCGGCTGTACGTGACGTACCACTCCTCGCCGGTATCGGTCATCGTCAGGGTCAGCCCCTGAGCGTTGCCGCCCCAGGCCAGCGCGGTCCCGCAGAGGTCCTCGGCCTTCCACTCGTTCTCGTAGTCGGCATAGCCGTGGAGGATGGCACTGGCGTCGAAGAACACGCCCTCGTCCAGGGCGACCCACGAACCGCCCCCTGCCTCTACCCGGAGGAAGCCATCCGGGTACGCCACGTCGTCGTCAGGGGTCGGCTTGGGGCGTCTGGTCTGGACCGGGGTCGGGGCCATCAGTGGCGTCAGGTAGCCCACCATCAGACCGCCCATCGGTGGCGGCTTGATGGTCGGGAACATCCGTGGGACAGCGGCGGTCATGGCAGCGGATCACTACCGACCTGGGCCGAGGCCTTCAGCAGCGTGGAGTGATGCGCGTCGTCCACCATCGCCAGGTAGTTGGCGGCGACGACACTGGCACGGCAGCGGGTGGTGTCGTCCCGGTTCTGCACCACCACCCGGTATTCCGCGTCCCTGGTGAGCGCCATCCCGTTCGCGATCCGGGCCAGATCCTCAGCCTTCTTGGTGACCGCCTCGACAGCGTCCGGGCTGTGCAGGATTCGATGCACGTCAGCTGCTGAGATCTGGATCGAGTTCTCCTGGCCGCCATCCCCGGAACCGAGGGAGATCTTCCCCGCCGTCCTGGCACCCAGCGCAGCCATCCTGGATGCCGAAGCCGACTCACCTGCCCCGGCAGCAGTGGCAGCGGTGGCACCCTCAGCCGCTACCGCGCCGCCCTCAACCGCCTCGATGACGAGGGGGATCGCCATGGCCATGTGGTCACCTCCGAACGAACGGCACCAGGTTCAGCAGCAGGATGATGATGACGAGCACCAGGATGATGATCTGGATGATGTCGGGGGTCATTAGGTCACTCGTTTCAGGTTGACGGTTCCGCCGAAGCCTAGGGCCTTGTACACGGACGGGCCAAGGTGTCCTCGGGTGTCGTCGGCAGGATCACCGTCCACGACGTAGGCAGTGCCACCGAGGTAGTTTCCTTGCTCGTCCTCCTCGCCGTAGATCAGCACCTGGTCCTGGTCCTGGTAAGGCGATACGTCCGAGCATGCCATCAGGACCATCGTCGCGGCCCTCTGTTGACTCTCGGTGCTGGTGGTCGCCTGCGAAGCCCCGCCGCCCTTCTGGGCCAGCTCCTGACAGGTGCGGATCACCGGGGGCAGCGGGCGCAGCGGGTGGTTCCCGTTGCGGTCGGTCACCGCCATGTCCACCCTGCGCGGGATGTGGCAGACCTTGTACGGCTCCTGAAACAGGCTCATGCGAACTGGCCACCCAGCCGGTAGTTGTCCATGATGTGCATCTGCTCGTCGGAGAAGTTCATCCCCGCCTTCACCGCATCGGCGAAGGTCGTACTGTACTGCGGCGACTGGATCGTCTTGACCCCGGAGATCAGCCCCTTGGTCGCCCCGGTGGAGTGGGCCAGCTCGAAGGCGATCTGCTTGATGTTGGTCGGCAGTGTCTCGTAGCCGTGGGTCATCGTCACGTCCACCATCAGCGAGGCGTAGTTCGGCTGGTAGTACGGGGCGTCCGGGCCGAAGTAGGCCCCCGGCCAGCCCCAGCCCCAGCTCGACAGATGAAGGCGCTCGATCCAGCCCCCCTCGAACCACGCATAGGTGTCCGGGTCGAGCACCACCACCTCGTCGTCCGGGTTGAGATTGTGGATCTTCACCTCGGCCACATCAGTCACGTAGCGCGAGGGCAACATCACGATGCCCTTCGATCCGACATGAAGCTGAGGCTTGGTCTGGGTGAGCGACGGGGAGATGTGCCAGCCGCAGTAATCGCGGATCGCATCGCAGGCAACCTCAAGCAGGTACGCCTCGTCACCATCCTTGAACTTCTGGTAATCAGGGTCCTCGATGGTGACGAGAGGTGGAACGGTCACGCCGACCTCCTAGGCAGTGTTCTCCCGTGCCTCGGTGACCAGCTCGACCAGCTCAGCCTTGCGGGCGTACTTCTCGTACTCGACACCGGCCTGGTCCAGCTCGGCCTGAAGCTCGGGGACGGTCAGGCGGTTGGGGTCATCCTCGTCACCCTCCTCGCCCTCGTCCTCGTTCTCCTCCTCGTCAGGCTCGGCTTCGGCTTCTGGCTCACCCTTGGCCTCAGCCTCGTCTTCGTCGCCATCGGGCAGGTCGTCCTCGCCCTCCAGCCCGCCATCGGGTTCCGGCACCTTGACCTCGCGGCCCGTGGTGTCATCACCGGAGCCAGCGGCCCCGGCGTCGATGTTGGCCTGCTTCGCAGCCTCAGCCTCGGCCTCGACGGCTGCCGCATGGTCCTCCTCGCCGTCCTTGCCCTTGCGCAGGCTGCCAGAGGCAGGCGGGCGGGGCACAGCCTGCCCTGCTTGGGCCGACCCTGCCGGGGCGTAGTCGGCATCGACATCGGCGAGCCGACCGTGGACGGCCTGGGACTCATCAGGACCCAGGACGTAGGGCGGGAAGTTGTGCGGATCAATTGCGGTAGCCGAGGGGGCTTCGCTTTCACGTGTCTTGGCCATGGCTCACATTCTGTGTCATCCACACGGATTCCGTGGCAACGCCACGCGCATGAAAACGCGCTGGCCGCCTCTTGGGCAGGACCAGCGCGCCTTCGATCTCGGGTCAGCTCACCAGACTGGAGCCGTCAGACCGGTGACCTTGACCACCGACTGCGGGTACCGGGCTGCGCTGAACGCGAGGTAGTTGTAGATCTGCAGGATGACCGTGAGCGTCTGAGCCTTGGTCTCGGGCAGCACGCGGGCGCGGATGCCACCCTCCCACAGCACGATGTCGCTGGACCGCAGGACCAGAACCGGGTCCTCCGTTCCGGCTCCAGCAGTGACGGGCAGGTTGGGATCGGTCACGACCGGCAGCCCCTGGATGTTGCCGACCACCTGTTGGGACGCCACATCGCTGACCACACCGGCCACGTTCATGGGTCCGTTCGCGGTGCCCAGCACCAGCGGGCGCTGTTGGGTGTCGAGCAGGCTGGTGAACCAGCCCCACCGACGCGGGTGCATCACGATCACGTCAGGCGGCAGGAACCGCGTCACGTGAACGGTCTGGATCGCGTTGGCGATGGCCGAGTAGAAGCCCTTGATGTCGACCGTCGCAGCTGCCACGCTGCCGATTCCCGGCGTCGCGAGGATGCCGAGGATCTGTCCCGTGAGGCCGGTGCCACCGATGACCTGGTTGTCGGTCTTGGCGGCATGGTCGGCAGTGAGGTCACGGAACACCACATCATCGAACGCGATGGGTGACTGGTCGATCAGCTGGATCGCAAGCGACTGCTGACCGGCGATGGTCCGCACCGGGGCGTTGATGAAGGTGTCCGTCAGATCCACCTGCGACACGGCCTGGTTGTCGGCGGTCTGGACGCCGACTGCCGTGCCCGTGAGCAGCTTCGGGATGTTGATGGAGTCCGTGCCACCCGGCAGCGGCTGGCGCTGCACCAGGTTGGCCAGAGCACGGCCCGGACGGGCCAGCTCCACGTACTGGGACATCAGCCACGCGGGCGGTACCGCGTAGCCACCGGAGCCGTCGACCCTGCTCAGGTCACGGAACTCCTTGTAGTCGTCGCTGGTGGCGACATCCTGTGCGTGCCGGAACAGCCGGTCGCGGGCGGTGCCATCCTGGTCCAGGTTCATCGAGTGCTTGATGAGGTCCTGCATGTAGGAACGACGCGGGTCGCCCTTCTGATAGATGGCCTTCTCCTTGACGCGGGCAATCGCACCCTCGGCAGAGCGGATGCGGGCCAGCGAGTTGCTGATCTGGCCGCTGCGCTCTACCTCGGCACGGACCTCCTCGATCCGCTCTTCGAGGCCCTTGATCTCGTCACCGATCTTCGCCATGTCGGCGGTGTAGCGACGGAACTCGGTGTCCTCCTCGGACTCCAGGGTGTCCCGGCCAGCGCCGCGCGCCTCCATGAGCACGGCCTCGGCCTTGCCCTTGAGTTCGTCACGGTCACGTACCAGCTTGGTGTGCCGCTTGAGCAGCCGACCAAGGTACTCATCCATCCCACCGGCAGGCTCCATCTGGACGCCGGGTGGGCTTTCGTCGATAGTTGTCATCGCTGACTCGATTCGGATCGGTGCCCAGTGGGCACGGGCTAGTTGCGAATCGGCCATCCCGTGCCGGGGTGTCCTCGATGCCGAATCGGCTCCCAGTGCCAGGGCTACCAAGTCAGATCTGGAGAGATCGTTGCCCCGGCGCGGCACCCTGTCAAGACGACACGCGCTGGATACCCTTCCGACATGGTGATTCGGCAGTACGTGGACAAGCTGGAGGGCGACGACTTCCTGCATGCCCAGGCGATGGCATGGCGCGACATCCGCGAGTTCATGGAGGAGGACATCATGCCGCTGGTTGCTCAGGCACCAGGCGGCTCTGTGAACGGGCCAGGGTCCAGCCTGGGTTGCACGGAACCTGTCGTCGCACAGCTGCCCGCACTGCTGCATCGCTACGACGTGAAGACGATGCTCGACGTGGGCTGTGGTGACTGGACCTGGATGCGCCACGTGGACCTGACCGGGATCGACTACACCGGATGGGACGTGGACATCACCCAGGTCAGTCGTAACCGGAGCAAGTTCCCCGCACACCGGTTCGACTCCGAGAACATCCTGACCGTGGAGGACATGCCGCGCTACGACGTGATCCTCTGCCGCGATGTGCTGGCTCACCTGCCCACCGAGCACATCCTGGCCGCACTGGCGAAGTTCAAGGCCAGCGGCTGCCGCTACCTGCTGGCGAGCACCTACCCAGGAGCCGACAACGCCTTCGACTACCGGCCCGAGCACTATGCCTGGCTCGGCTACTGCGAGCACCCGGTGGACCTCCAGGAACGCCCGTTCGCACTGGCCGAGATCGAGTGCATCGAGGAGACACCTGGACCAGGGGGCGTGATCGCACTCCCGCACGAACTCGGGCTGTTCCGGCTATGACCAGCACCGAGCAGCTCGCGAACTTCACGGTGAACTACGGCGCATTCGGCACCCGTGCAGATGCCAACGCCAACGGCAAGGCCGACGAGGTTCCCCTGCACGGCACGGCAGCCTTCATCGCCCAGCTGGACCGGCCAGCCCAGGCACCGACCTACGTGCCACCGGCAGGGGTGGACCTGGGCACCGTGGTGGGCTGCATCGACTCGGATGGCCTACTCAAGGACAAGGCAGGCGGCACGGTGGGCCTGCGGCTTCCTGCGAACGACCCGATCCTGGCACTGGAGTCGCTCCCGTACCGGGTCAGCTTCAATCTGTTCGACCCCACCGGCAAGCACGTGGACTGGCCCGACACCACCTTCCTCGCCCCCGTGGATGACTCGCCTGTGGAGCTGAGCACGGCCATGCCCGTGCCTGGAGCCGTGGGTGTGGGCATCACTCGCGGGCAGGATGGCGCTCCCGTAGACGACGTACAGCTCGACCCGAACGGCAATCTGGTGTTCTACGTGCAGGGTGTGCCCATCGGCCAGCCCATCGCGATCCCCGCAGGCGCAGGCGGCGGCCTGGTGGGGGCAGCCATCGAATACAACTACAGCAACGCCATCATCCCCGCCCCGAATGGTAACCAGTTCCGACTCAACAGCCTGGACATGACAGCCGTCACCGAGGGTTACTTCCACGTCACCGCCGCCAACGGGTCCGATGTCACCCACGTCCTCGATATGTTCAAGGCGGGCGGTCGGTTCCTGCTCCAGGATCACAACGACAGCAGCAAGTACGCCGTGTTCGATGTCACCGGGCCGCCCCAGCTCGGCGCAGCCTTCCGCATCCTGCTGCTGGCCTGGGTTGAAGGTCCGGGCAGCTTCAACAACAGCCAGAAGACGATGATGATCATCGCCAAGTTCAGTGCATGATGGCCGACCGGGACATCGAGCAGATCGCCGACGAGGACATGCGCTGCTCGGACTGCGGGACGATCATCCGCTGGCCCCAGGAGCTGACCGTGGGGATCTGCCAGCACTGCCAGCCGTTCCACCAGGAGTGAACAAAAAACTTTCGGCGTGTTTCGGCGCGCCTGCTTGACAGCGGTAACGGCAATCAGCTGGAGCAGTGACGGTCAGTGTGCTCGATGACGAAGGCAGCCATCGCTGTCGCATCACCAGCGCACGTCGCACCGCAGTCATCGCAGGTCAGCAGGCTGTCAGTCGGGTGGACATTGACCTCGATCTCGGCCTTCTTCTCGCCACCGGGGAAGTGCGCCGTCAGCTTCCCCCTGCGGCGGCTCATGCGCGAGCCGCCCGCTCAGTGATCAGCTGCTCCACCTGGCGCTTGTAGTACGCCACCTCGGAGCGGCCCAGCCCGGTCACCACAGGCCTGGCCTGGTCACTGCGGAACACCGCCCAGCTGTAGAGGTCATCGCCTCCGTATTTGCGGGCTGTGACCTTGATCTTGCGCGCCATCAGATGTTCCTCAGCAGCGGCGGGACGCCGTGCTTGACGAACGCATGGTGGGTGTCGCACTCGGTGTAGTCAGAGCCGACCGTGCGGCCCAGCCGACAGCCGAGCCTCACGCTGTGCTCCGCGTTGAACCGATCCACGTCGGTGCCGTAATCCTGGGCTGGTTGTGTGGTCACGATGTCTCCTCAATGGTGGGGTCGTCTGGGCAGTCGAAAGCATGGCAGTCCTGTGGCCATCCACAGGTGGGGCAGGTCATCGGACCTCGATCCAGCACAGCGACCCATCATCCATAAGGGTGCTGGCGATCTCAGCCGCCACCGCCTTGGTGCCCCACACAGAGGGCCGCACGCCGTTGAAGGACAGGAACGCCTGCCCCTGCTGGACGCCGAACCCACGGCCCTGGAAGTGGGCCAGCTTGCCATCCTCGACCCAGGAGATCTGGGCGATGTTGGCAGCCTTGCGGGTGGTGGTGGTCATGGTGTCTCCTCGGAGGAAGTGGACCGGCCTGGTGCCGATCTGATGATGACCCTAGCATAGATGCTAGTGGGGTGTCTATTACCCCAGACGGCAAGAGGCCCCCGGACGCTGCGCCATGCAGGTCTCCGGGGGCCTCTGCTCAAGGGGTCAGGCCACCTCCTCCTCGGTCTCGATCCTGACCGCCTTGACGTGGGACAGGACAGTCTGCTCCTGGCCATTCCACTCAGCATGTTCCTTGACCTTCCCGGTCAGGGTGGCCTGGTCGCCGCGCTCCAGACCGAACAGGCTCTCGCTGGAGCCGAACACCTTGACGACCTGGCCAGAGGTGGTCTCGGCGATGATGAACATGGAGCTGGAGCGGTTCCAGCTGCCCGAGATGTACTTGGCAACCTTGATGGTGACGGCCAGGTCAGTGACCTTGGTGCCCTCCTCAGCAATGAAGCCCTGGACCAGGCTGGCGATGCGAGCAGCCTCAGCGGCACGCTCCTCAACGATGCGGGCCTGGTCAGCATGGAAGGCCGACTCGGCGTTCAGCCAGTTGCGGAGGGCCACGTGCTCAGCGATCTCAGCAGCGAAGTCCACACGGTAGGCAGCCTCACGGGCATGCTTGCGCACGGTGTTGACGGTCACGTTCTGGCGGCCATTGCCACCACACTGGAAGCAGACGCCGTTGTGGACCCACACGAAGCAGGTGTAGCCAGTGCCACCACAGCGACCGCAGTCAGTGGTGGTGAGGTCCTTGCCGGTCTTACCTGGGCAGGGATCGACGTAGCTGATAAGGGTGCGCTTGCCAAGAAGGCCGGTGTAGGTGGTCATGTGAACTCCTGAGGTCATGCCCTGGCCTCTTGCCTGGGCGTGACACCAGCATATGTTACCCCGCTAGCAATTGCAAGCTCACGTAGCGGCTCGCTCCTTCAGCGCCCCAGCAGGGCTACAGCAGCCACGACGACACCTGAGAACACCAGGACCAGGACCAGGATTCCGAGCAGCAGCAGCCAGGGGAACGGCCCCTGCGATCCCATGGACTACCCCGACTCGGTGGGCGGCAAGGTGTACATCACGTCATCGAGCCTGTTCTCGGCGGCATACAGCGCAGCCTGCTGGGCCTTGGCCGCTTCCTCGGTCGGGTGGCAGCCCGCAAGCCGATCTCCACTGGTCCCACCCACCACCCCGTAGGGCTTACTCGCTGGGCACCGGGCGTCCTTCTTGATGTTCCACGGCATGGCGATCAGTGTGGCATGGCGCTACGCATTAACCTCGCAGGATGAAGGTTGCCGACCTGGGCCGTGTCGAGAAGATCCCGATCAAGGACATCAAGCCGTACGAGAAGAACCCGCGCAAGATCCCCGAGCGGGCCATCCAGATCGTCGCTGAATCGCTGAAGCGGTTCGGGTGGCAGCAGCCCATCATCGTGGACAAGGAGCACGTCCTGATCGCAGGGCACACGCGGCTCCTGGCAGCCAGGCTGATCGGTGAGGAGATCGCTCCGGTGATCGTGGCCACCAAGCTGACCGAGGAGGAGTGCCGCGCCTACCGCATCGCCGACAACCGGACCCACGACTTCAGTGCCTGGGACTACCCGGAGCTGCTGAACCAGCTCGACCTGCTGGCAGGTGACTTCGCCGACGTGCTCGGGATCGCAGACTGGCAGAAGATCCTGGAGGAGTTCAAGGAGGGGGCCGGGGACGGCGGTGAGGGCCTGGGCAGCTCCGACCCACTGCCGGGGTTCCGTGTCTCGGTGGTGTTCGTCAGCAAGGAAGCAGCCGAGGCAGCGGAGCAGGAGCTGCTCGCCCTGGCAGGCATCATCGACGTGCCGATCCTGGGTACGACGTGAAGCCGTCAGATCTGGGGCCGGTCCAGCTGATGGAGCTGTCCACCGTGCGCCCCTTCCCGACGAACCCCAGGATCATCCCCGACAAGGCAGTGGACATCGTCGCAGAGTCGATCAGACTGTTCGGCTGGCAGCAGCCGCTGGTGGTGGACACCGAGATGGTGCTCGTCGCCGGTCACACGCGGCTGCTGGCGGCGCGCAAGCTGGGCCTCAGGAAGGCACCCGTGGTCATTGCCGAGTCGCTTACCCAGGCTGAGATCGACGCCTACCGGATCGCGGACAACCGCACCCATGACTTCACCAGCTGGGACTACGACGGCCTCAAGGGCGAGCTAGGCGAGCTGGATGAGCGGTTCGATGACGTGCTGGCAGTGGATGAGTGGCCAGACATCCCCGACGAGGAGGACTTCAACCTGGACATCCCCGATGACGTGCGGGCCGATGCCGAGGGTGGCTTCATCGTGGTGCTGACCTTCGAGGACAAGAAGGCGGCAGCCGCTGTCCAGCAGGACATCCTCGGTATCGAGGGGGTGCTCGATGTCCGGTACCGGCGCTGAGTCCTTCATCTGCAGCCCCGAGCAGCGATCCGGCCTGCTGGTGGCGGTGCTCAGTGGCCGCAGGCCCCAGCTCGCAGAGCGCCCCACACGCAAGCTCCTGGGCGCACTCAAGGACTTCGGCGCTGCGGACGTGGTGTGGGTGGTGCGGGAGTCCGATGCCGCTGGCTACGAGCAGGATGAGCACGCGATGGTGGTCTACTCAGACGACTGGTGTGAGGAGTACGCAGCGGCGCACTGGCTCAAGCCAGGACCACCTCCCGAGCAGTATCCCCGGCTGTTCTGCGGGCGCGAGGTGGCCAGCCTAGAGGCCGAGAAGCGGGGGTGCTGGGGGGTGCTCCAGCTCGATGACAACATCGTCAAGCTGGTGGTGGCCCGCAACGTCCTGAGCGGGATCGAGGCGGCTCGGATCAACGGCGGGATGGCCCTGTTCGCGGACCTGCTCGCCGCTGTCACGCTGTCCACCAACGGCAGGTTCGTGGGTGCTGCGCTCACTTCCATACCGTCCTCGAAGATGGTGGTGGCCAGGGCGGGCTTCCCGTACTCGCTGTTCATCGAGCAGGTTGGCAAGGGCCGGGAGCACTACTACGGCCCCATCGAGGAGGACATCATCCAGGCCTACCAGTACGGCAACCGGGCTGATGTCTCGGACTCCACCGCTCTGCTGGTGCCCTCGATCCGGTACTGCAAGGAGTACACCAGCAAGGGCGGCATGCGTGCTTTCTACGACGGGACCAGAGCCGTCCCGCTGGCCCGGATGTTCCCTGAGACTGCCAAGGTCACCATCAAGCGCGCCCACTCCAACGGCCAGGGTGGGCCAAGGGTGTTCCACCACATGAGCGCAGGGGCGATCCGCAATCCGATGATCGTCCACGACCGCGAGCTGTTCGGCAGGGCCAAGCGCAGGGTCGAGCAGCTCCTCATCGAGTGGCGTGCACTCTCGGTGAAATACAACCAGGCCAAGATCGACAAGCGGGTCAAGGCATGAAGAAGCCCCAGCCGGGTGGGCTGGGGCTTCAGGTGTGGGGTCAGCGGCGGGGGCGACCGTGTGGCCGGTAGCCAATCTTGACCTTGATGGCCTCAATCTCTGCGGCTAGCTTGGCCTTCTCATCGGCGGTCATCTCGCGGGCCTGCACGAAGGTCGCAGTGCTGTGGTTGGCTACTCGTCCGGCTTCGGTTCTCATGGCTCCACCATATCATAGTCGGGTAGCAATTAATCTGTGCTCTGCCTCACATGAACGAAGGCCCCGCCTGGGGGGGCGGGGCCTTCGGGGGCTGGGTTCAGATGGACAGGGCAAGCGCACCAGCGAGATGGGCGAACAGGTGCATCACGTCACCATTGCGGAAGTCGATCATGACGAGCAGCTTCTTGATCTCAGCCTGCTCAGAGGCGGGGGCCTCCTTGATCTTGGCCAGCACAGAGCCGAGCGGGATCACATTGAGGGTGCCATTGGGGCTGGTCTTCTCAAAGATGTGCTCGGTGTTCAGGCCCTTCTCGTCAACCAGGGTGTCAAGCCAGCGAGTGAAGGAAGTGGTGGTCATGTCTGCTCCTGAGATTCGTGCCCTGGCCTCTTGCCTGGGCGTACCCCAATTAAAGCATAGCTGGCTAGGCATTGCAAGCTCACGGAGCGGTGCGCTCCCCAAGGTCGTGGGCGAACGCAGGCAGGCCAGGAGCATGCGGGTCGCGGTGCTTCTCACCATCGACCCGGAACCACTCCATCCGCTCATGCTGCTCAATGCCGGGTATGCACTCATCCATCAGCCAGTCCAGGAACTGCTCGCGGCTGGTGATGCGCTCGGGCACGGGGAAGATCGGCCCCGCCTCGAAGGTGCCGTCCGGGTTGCAGGCATCCGTCCCGGTGGCCCAGATGATGACATCCGTACCCACGCCGGGATGGATCAGCCAGCCAGGCCGGTACGTCACACCATGCAGCCAGGCAGCGATGGTCGGTGCGTCAGGCACGACGCAGGTACGCCAGCCCCTCATTGATGTTGCGGATGTTCGGGATGCCCGTCTTGTCGCGGAACTCCCGCAGCGCACGGTTCACATTGATCGGACCAGCCCCGAAGGACAGCTCCTCTTCGTGCTCGTCCTCGTCGCTCGGGTTGAGGTTGGCATCGCCGCCCTCGTAGTCGCTCATGGCATCCTTCGCACTCGGCGAACGCTTCTTCTTCTCGTCCTTCTTGTCGCCATCCTCAGGCTCGCGGCCACCGCCCTTGGCGAACGGCTTGGCCTTCTCGCCTGGACCGAAGGCACGGTCCTCGTTGTCACCGAAGACATCCTCATCGTCCCCATAGGGATCGTTGTAGTCGGACTTCTGCTCCTCCTCGCCCTCGGCCCCTTCGTTGGGGTCCTCCGGGTCCGGTTCCTGATCGGCCTGGCGCTGTTGGGCAGTGCGTGCACCCTCGGACCACACGTACGGGAACATGCCGCCCAGCCGGGCATCACCAGGCGTCGGCGAGCTGCCCTGCTGGATCGAGCTGGCTGGCGAGGACGGCAGCGGGGTGCGGGTGCCGTCGTAGAGCACCGCGACCAGCGTTGTCCCACCGTCCACATTGCGGACCATATCGACGTGGCTCACACCGGCCATGATCTTGTCCGTGTCCAGGATGCCGGTCGGCGCGCGCTTGGTCCCAGCAGGCTCGGCACCGCGCACCTTGTGGCCGTGCTTGGCCATCGCAGCGGCTGCCCGCTTGCGGATCTGCTCCAGCTGCTGTGGCGTGTAGCCACTCTGCACCTGGCTCAGCGCAGTCCAGCTGGCCACGACGTGCTTGGCATCGATGGGGAACCTGCGCACACCGTCCCCGTCGCCTGCCTGCTGACGGCTCGCACTCAAGTGGCCGGGGTCGGCGAAGTGGGTCGCACTCTGGCCCTCGCCATCAGCCGCGCACTCCGGGCACTGGCCGTCCGTGAGGTCACCGTGCTCATGCTCGGCCCGCCAGGCGCGCTGGTCCATCAGGGTCGAGACGGCCAGCGTGGCGCGATGCACCAGGTCTGGATCGAGGCGGCGCAGCTCCACCAGCTCGGCCTGGCTCAGTGAGGCCATCGCCTCGACACCGTTCTGCAGCACGGCTCGGGTGCCGGGGTTCATCCCGTAGTTGACTACGCTCACGTCGCCCTTGTGCAGGCTGACCTCAGTGATCGTGCGATTCGTGTAGTTGTCGTCCCACACCTGATCCTTGACCCGGAAGGCGAAGGACATCTCATCGATGTCGCCCCGCTTCATCTTGGGCACCAGCCCCTGGACATCGGGGTCGGACGGATCCAGGTTGGCCCGGATGAGCAGGCCGTGCTGGTCCACGCCCAGCTTCATCGTGCCGCTCTTGGTCCGCGCCAGCGGCAGCCCCTCATGGTTCAGCAGGAGCTGTACGTCCGGGTCGGACCGCAGGGTCTGGTCGAATGCCTGGCGGGCCAGCGTCTCCACCCAGCCACCCCGCTCGGGACCACCGAAGGCGTCGTAGGGGGTGAACGTGGCGGCGTACCCCGTCAGGATGAACTCGCCGGTCGCCTGGTCCTCACGGAACTCGAACCGGGTGGATGCCTTGCGCTCCTCACGCACATCGAGAATGCGGGCACGGCTTCGGTGATCGGTCATCTCGTCTACCTCCTGGCGGGGATTATCCCCGCGCCTTGCCGTTTGGACCGCCCGACACACTCGGAGCGGATGTGGATGGGGTGACTTGGGGAGTGGACTCGCCACCGGCCACCGGCTTCCCAGGCACAGCCTTGGTCGGCGTCTTAGGCGGCTCCTCCGGTCTGGCTGGCTCGGGCGTCTGGGAGATCGGACTCGGCGCGCTCGCAGGTTTGACCAGCATGCCGTAGGGGTCAGGCTGCATCCCGAGCGGGACGAAGTTCGCAGGCTGCAGTGGCTCGTCGCCGAACTCCAGCGGCTCCATCTCCTCCTGGGCACGCACCTCGTTCGGGGTGATCCAGAAGGCCTTGAGCGCCTTCTCGTAGGCCTCGAAGCGGGTCTTGATGTCGCCCTTCAGCAACGCGGAGTAGTCGAACTGGACATACTGCCCAGGTGGCAGCATCCTGCTGAAAACAGACTCGATGCACGCCGTCCAGGCCCGGAAGGTGTAGGTCACGGCACCGATGGTGATCTGCTCGACACCCGTGCCCCACGCGGTCGTCTCCTTGGTGTCGCCGATCAGGATGGGCGGCACTCCATACATGATGCAGATCTCGGAGCGCTGGAACTGCCGCGTCTCCAGGAACTGGCTTTCGTTCGGGGCGATGGACAGCGGGGCGAACTTGAATCCACCCGTGAGGACAGCGGGCAGCTTGCGGCCACCGTGGGACTGTATCCAGTCCTTCTGCGCGCGGATGACCGCCCTCTCGTCAAGGTCCTGCTCGGTCGTCAGCATGCCGCTCGGGTTGGCGCTCTCCTTGAAATATCTATAGCCGTACTCCTCTGACGCCAGGCTCATCCCCACCGCGACAGCTGCCTGGTGGATCGGACTCAGGCCCCATGGCTCACCCGGCATCGTGAAGCGGCGGATGTGGCAGATGTTGCCGCTCGGGATCTGCTCGCCCATCACCCGATAGACCGGATCAAACCAGCGCAGGATGTCGGTTCGCCGCTCCAGGAACACCGAATCGGGGTGCAGGGGCATGATCGCGTTCGGCAGCTGGGTCTTGTCGTCATATCCGGTGATCAGGCCGTAGTAATTGCCCCTCAGGGCCAGCGAGGCCACCATCGACCACTTGTACTGGAACAGATCGAACCCTGGCCACGGCTCCTGGACCAGAGCAGGCTGAGGGCGCACCTCCTTGGGCACACCCTTGGCGTCGCGGGTGTAAACCTTCCAGGGCAGGCTCGCGATGGTGTCGGCCAGCAGCCGCACGCAGGCATAGACGGTCATCACTGACATGGCCCTATGGACACCCACGTAGTCATCCAGCACACCCACCGCAGGCGGCGGCACGAACGAGCTACTGGTCAGCGTGCGCTGCTCCATCGCCCCGGCACGCGGGGACATCAGGCGGGCCAGCACGCTCACGGAGTCAAGTCTCGCGGTCGGGTGAACTGATCGCTGGTCGCCACGCCGAGAACCACCAGGCACAGACCTGTGACGATCAGGCCCAGCCAGACGTGCACTAGCCAGAATCCCGCCGAGAACAGCAGCAGACCGACGATCTCCAGGAGGGTGGAGACGATCTCCCGCCTATCCACCCCGGATTCGCTGGGCGGCTCCTGCTCAGGTTGCTGTAGAGGCTCCGTTTGGGGGGTCAACCCGGTTGCTGACGCCTTCCTGCGGCGTTTGCTCAGTGACACCACACCGGTTGCCGGATCCACCAGCTCGGGGTCGGGATCGAGGCGTGTGTCCGGGTCGAACAGCTCCTCGCCCAGGCGCTGCATGCCCATCCGCGCACTGATCGGGGCGCTGTCGTCATATGGGTCGAACGTGTCATCGCTCATGGATGGGGATCACCTCAGCCTCTGCTCCGTCCTTCTCCCACTGCTCGATCTGCTCCTCCGATGGCCAGGACCAGACCTGTGGCGTGGCCTCGGGCGGGCGACCCTCCAGCCAGACGGCGGCGGCGCAGGCAACCAGCGGAGCGATGTCGACAGGTGAGTTCCGTCTATCGAACACCCATGAGTCACCGATCTTGCGCGCCGCGCCGGATGCAGCAGCGCGGTCCAGGATCGGCTGAGGCCGGTGGTAGATCGTATGGTCACAGATGCCATCGAAGAACAGCGCACAGCCCGCCTGCAGCTCCAGACCAGGCCCCCATTCCACCACTGGGACACCCACACGCTTCAGATCACCGATCATCCCGCTCACTGGAGCGCCTGTCTTCTGCACTGCCACGCCCGCGTACGCTTCCTTGCGCTCTGCCAGCCAGCCCACCACCCAGTCCGTCCCCCGAGCCGCCTGGATCACTTCGATGTGGAGTGCGCCGTCGTCTCGTCGTGCCGCGATGGCGACGTAGCTTGCTGTGCGGTTGTAGTTCACGTCCAGCGCGGCGTAGATGACCGATGCCTCTGCCCTCCTGCTGTTCACATCCCTGCCGTCCTGCCAGTACTCGGCGGGGATGACCCCCGGCTCCAGGGCGTCCACCGTCTGGCACAGGTACTCCGTTTGCCAGCCCGGCATGTTCTTGTATTGCATCGTTTCGAGGCGACCGTGCAGGTCCTCGATGGTGAACTCGTTCAGCCAGCCCACGGCAGGGTTGGCTTGGGGCCAGTGGCGGGGGTCGCGGGGGTCAGCATCCGGTGGAGCACTCCATTCGAAGTAACCAGTCCGGGTATCAGCCGTTGTGCCCGTCAATATGCGCCTGGTGGCCGATTGCTGCTGCGAAAGCAGCACCACAGAGCGTGCATCGCCCGCATTCGTGGTGCACACCACCTGGGAGCACGGTCGGACGGTGCCCGTGGGGGTGATGGCGTCCCAGGCGTCCCAGGTGGTGTGCTCACGTAGCTCGTCCAGCCAGACCACATCCACCGGCAGGCCACGGCCACCCTTGCGGCTCGCGGTGGCCGCGCGCCAGTAGCGGCGGTTTGTCAGCACGGCGCGGTTCTTGCCGCTGCCCTCCTTGTGGTTGATCAGCTCGGGGAGGAGTGCCGGGATCGCCCTGATCTCATCGACGGCTTCCTTCAGTGTCGTCTCGGCGTAGTCGAGGTTCTGTGCTGCGATGACGGCCATCTTGGCACCGGGGTTCGTCCCGCTCACCGCGCCGGTCTTGGAGTAGAACAGCCGCCAGAGGTTCAGCCCTCGGCCCCACTTCGTCTTGCCGTTCTGCCTGGCCACCAGGATGACCAGGAACTGGAATCGGAACCCGATTCCGCCCGGTTTCTTCTCCAATGCGTGCCAATACAGCCATATTTGCCAGGGCAGCAGGCTCCAGCGGCACACCTTCTGCAGGAAGTAGACGCAGGAGTAGCCCCAGGACGTTCGCTTGCTCAGGCCACACCCACACGGGCACTGCACCTCGTCGGGCTTGGCGTCGCAGTTCTCTGGCAGCGGCGGCGTGAACAGGCGGGGGGTCATGCAGCCGGTGGTCGGCACCGGCTCGGCAACGGAGGTCACGGTCTCATCATGCGACAGTCGAAGTCGTGCGGTTCCCAGACTTCGATCTGCTCCTCGGCCAGCAGCAGCCAGGGCAGAGGCGGGGCAGTGTTGACCTCACGGTCGTCACGCAGCGCGCGGCGCACCACCACATAGACCGGGGTCATGGCCAGCCAGAACAGCGCAACGACAGCGTCGGTAGTCAGCCGCTTCATGCCCGTGTTAGCAGCAGAAGTACGCCACCCCAACTGAATAGGGCCGCGATGATCCCGTAAACGATCACATTCCACCCGCTTCCCGCTGCTGACGGAGGCGATACTTCGTCAGCTCGTCCAGCATCTGGTATCCGGGGCTGTTCTCATCCATGTCGGCCATCTCCGCATCGGACATGGGTGGCGTGACCATGATGCCGCGCTCCTCGGTGAGGTCGTAGAACCTGGCTTGCTGCTCCAGCAGCCTGCGGCCCACTTCGATGGCCTTGAGGTCACCGTCCATCACCTTCGACCAGGCGCGGCTGATCAGCATCTCCAGCCGCTCCACGTAGATGGTCTTCGCCTGGTCAGCGAGCAGCTCCTGGCGCTTGGCCGCACCGAGCAGCTCAGCCTTGATGATGTCGTGCACCCATGGCGAGGTGAGCATGACCTTCGGGTGCGCGGCGATCCACCGCTCCGTGCGGCCAGCCAGGAAGGCCTGGAAGATGAAGGCGTTGCGCTCCTGGCGCTGCTCAGCGGTCACCCTGGCCGATCTCCTGTCCAGATTGCCGTCTACCCGTCGCCTCTTGCCCGCCATCGGGCAAGTATCAGCCCCAATTGAGTGGGTCGTCGGGATTATCAGCGGCGCGGCGTGCCAGCACGGCCCTCATCAGCCAGGGGCGGCCCTGCGCCACGCGGTAGATCTGGAACAGCTCCCGATTGCGTTCGACATCACGGGTCCACCCTCGCGAGTCGGCCTTGGCCCCCACGTAGGTGTCGTGGACCGAGCCGGTGGAGTGCTTCGGCTTCTGGTTGTGCTCGAACGAGTAGACGCTGCCCTCCAGCCTCTTGACCCGCGACAGCGTGCCGACGATGGAGGTGAACGAGGTGTCCTCCCAGCCCCACCCGATGAACTCTGGCGGCTGCCCACCGAGCCGCCAGTACTCCTTGCGGGTGGCCACCAGGCAGCCACCCACCCCGGCCACGCCGTCACCGTCCCAGGTGTTGATGAACGGCACGCTGGCCAGCTCAGACAGCGGCGTATCCAGGTATTTCGGGTCGAGAATCCGGTATTTCGTGAACGGCCAGCAGACACCCACCGGTTCGGCCACCGCCCGCAGCACATTCAACGGATCGACCAGGGTGTCGGCATCGGAGATCACCACCACGTCAGTCTCAGCCTGGCGCACCGCGTTGTTGCGGGCCTGGGCCAGGCTGAACACCTTGGTGTCGGAGTCGGCGGTGATGACAGGCCAGCCGAACATCGCCCAGTACTCCTGCACGCGCTTGAACGCTGCGAGCCTGGAGCGGGAAGGACGCCACGGAATGCACACCGTGGCCCGCAGCCGGGGCTGCAGCTTGGGCATGAGCAGCGCAGGCTGGACCACGTCGAGCGGATGTCTAATTTCCAATTTCGCAATTCGCAATCGGCGCGCGGTGCTGGGCTTGGCGAACAGGATGATGTTCTGGCGATACCACCATTCGACCCGTTGATCCCACCAGATGCGCTGTCGCACAACATCATACGGCTGAAAACCGTGCTCAGCGAACAGTCTGGCCCAGTAGCTGGGCCAGTGCAGGTTGATGTGCCCCGTCCCGTCCTGACCCGGTGGGGCTGCCGAGAAGGCCACGACGCTCCCATGGCGGCACAGCGATTCGACCAGGGTGCGGCTCGCCCTCTGCGGCAGGTGCTCGGCCACCTCCAGGCACAGCACCAGGTCGGCCTTGCGGCCCAGGCGTAGCGGCTCCGTCAGGTCATGGGCGCGGAACAGCGGTCGCACCGGGTCGGGCAGCAGCTCCCTCACCCACTCACCGTCGACACCGGCCAGCATGGTCACGCCCTCATCGAGGTGCGCCCAGGCGCGCAGCCAGGTGCCCACGCCACAGCCCACATCGATCACCGTCTCCGGGTTGATCAGCTCCTTCAGGATCGGGACGACCACCTGCGCCGACGACAGTGACCCATCGGCCTGCCATGCATAGAACTGCTCGTCGTAAAGGGGCATGAGCCGATCGTAATTGACAGCAGGCTATAATGCTGGGATGACACTACGTGAACTGTGGCGGCGCTTCGTCGCCTTCTGGATCGCAGACGATCCCGACCCCGAGTACTCCCAGCTTGACCGCTGGGATGGACTGGGATGATGGACGACTTGCGGACCTGGGCGGCGCAGGAGGTTCGGCCTTGCACCGTTCAATATCTGGCCGCCTGCTTCGAGTGTCTCGACGGCAAGCCGTGGGAACCCATGGTGTTCGCCGATCCAGAGTCCAGGGACGCCTGGCTTGGTGATCACGCCAAGGACCACCACATCCAACTGGGGTTGCGCACCCTCTTCGAGGACGATGCGCTGCCTAACAACCATCCCAGCCCTGCCGAGCCTCAGCTTCGGCATGCCTGGCGCTGGTACCGGGTCGAGGATGGCCTGCTGGTCTCACCCATCGAGTCCGTCCCGCTGCCACGAAATGGTGTGCTGTACGACGTTCACGTCTTCCCCAGCGCTGAGCTGATGAACCACGCGCTGAAGGGGAGGTGGCTGGACCACACGCCCAAAAGCATCAAGGCCAGAGGGTATGCACTGACCATGGGTCCCGCGTATCCACCGTTCCAGGAGGATCACAACATCAACCAGATCTACGGATCGACCAGGGTGCAACGCTATGAAGCACGGGGTATCTTCACCACCCTGCCGGTCCATTCCGAAGCCTATGACATGCCGGTGACCTCGCACGTTGACCTACCGACCCTGAAACGAGCGGAGAGTGGCTGACCAGGTGAGCGTCCAGCGTCCAGAAGCCGCGAAGAGCAAACAAGCCGAGATTGATGCCGCCCGCTGTCTGCTTGAACGGCACGGCTACACCGTTTTGCTAGTGCCACCAGGTGCATTGCCGGGTTGGTTGAGGCCGTGGTGGCTGAGATGACTGACCCTGATCCCACCGTGGACAGATCTTCCCGATGCGGCATGGGATGACCACAGACGCCATCGCACGGTTCGTGCTCGACCGCAGGGAGGACATCTCGGGCATCTCTGGCACTGGAGTCGTGGCCGAGGGTGTGATGTTCAGCGACGGCACCTCCGTGCTGCGCTGGGTGGTGGGCAAGCGGTCCACTGCGGTCTACGACTGCATGGAGGATCTCGTCGCCATCCACGGGCACCACGGGGCAACCCAGGTCCGCTGGCTGGACTAGTCCCGCCACTTGGCCTTCGCCTCATCAATTGCCACCCGAGAGCGACTCTCCAGCTCGCCCTCCCGCTGCCAGTAGGCCAGGGTGTCGGCGATCATGCGGATCTCGTTCTCATCCAGCTCGTTGGTCGTCATGATCCGGGGGTCCGAGCACATCCACCGATACAGCCAGATCCGTTCGCCCCTGCCGGTGATCCTGGCCTGACCCAGCAGCGCGAACATGCGCCGGGTCAGCCTGGGGTCAGCATCTGGCGGCATCGTCCCGGTTGTCGCTTCCGATCCTGATCAGCCAGTTGTGCAGACGCACCCGCAGTGATGGCTTGACTGGCGTATACCACTCGCCCCGAAAGCCGATGATCTCAGGGACTCCATGGATCTCGGGGAAGTCATCAGGCCAGTTGCATCCGAACGCCTCAGGCCCGAGGTCGTAGAAGTTGCGCGGGGCCGGGGCGGGCTTCGACAGCACCTCGGCCAGCTTCAGCGCGATGCTCACGACTCCTCCTTCGCCCGGAAGTCGCGGCAGGCTGGCCACCACGCCCTGATGTCAGAGGACTCGCAGCCCGTGTCGCGCGGGTGTGGGTACACCTCCACGCTGGGATACCAGCACTTCGGATACGTCTTGTCGTGGTGGCCGACCAGCTGGCGGAACACACAGCCACCACATCGCGGCCCAGATCGATCCTCCGGGTCGCGTGGCGCATCGGGGTGGAGCAGGACGGGACGGCCCAGTGGGTGCACACCCGTCGCAATGCGGCCCGCTACGAGGCGCTTCCGGCGCTCGCCACGACTCAGCTCCTCCTTCGGGGGTGGGAGGACCCAGGCATCATCGGGCACCTCGAACAGCGGCACGTCCTCAGTCGTCACCGTCCACCTCCAGCTCGGTGATGGTGTCCTGCTCCAGCTTGATCTGCACGGCTCCAGTCACCTCGTCGGTGTCAACAGAGGCCACCACCCCGGTCAGGATGGTCCCGGCAGCCGGGCCGTAGTGGATCTCGAACCCCACTCGCTCGCCCTTCTTGACCATGGGCGGGTCCTTGATCAGCGGGTTCGGCGTCATTGTGATCTTGGTCAGCTGGTCGAGGAACTCACCCGCAGCGATCCGAGCAGCAGCACCTATGTCACCACCCGGCGCGCTAGTGTGCACCTGGATACTGGTGGCTCCACCGTCACCGCCCAAGCCCGCGATGGGCAGTGACGGTGGGCCGCCACCTCCCATGAACAGCCCGCAGGCATCGCAGGCCACCCCGGACCCGACCTGGTGCATCTCGCTCTTGCAGGATGGGCAGCGCATGTCCACCCCGCCGCCCGCAGCGGTCACAGCTTGCCCGCCAGCTTCAGCGCGTTCACAGAGTCCACGGCACGTAGCCTGCAGTCACAGAGCGGGCTGCTGCGTGGGCACTGGGGCCAGCTCATGGAGCAGTCTGTTTCCAGCCTGGCCATGGTGTTGCCCACGATGGCGTACAGCACGTCGTCCTCCTTGCTCATGCCGTCCCTATCCGCTCGATGACCTCGGCCTTGGTAGCCAGGCCCTTCTCGTACTGGCACAGGATGCAATCTGCCTTGTCGCCCCTTGGTTGCCCGAGGAAGTCGGCGGTCGCACGGTGCCCGATCATCTGGTGCATCGTGATGAGGAACCAACCGATGGAGTCCACACCTGCGCGGGTGCTCATATCTGCGGCTTCATCTGGAGCGGTTCATCGAAGCTGTGGCCCTCCTGCTGGAACGACGGGCCGAAGGTGGCCAGCTCGATCCGGGTGGCGCACTCGCCTATCGCCTGCCGGTAGTCACCCCGGTGGTCCTCCTCTGTCGCCAGGGACTCCACCACCGTGCGCTTGCCGATCTCCACGATCACGGTCACCTTCATCAGATCTCCTCATCTCACTGCCTGCCATGACGGGTGAGCAACGCATCAGCGCCAGGTGATCCTCAGAGCAGGCCACCACGACACGCCGCCCACTCTCGAAGGTCAACCGGCATCCACACGGGAAGGTGTGGACGACCGTCACTTGGGGCGTGGGTCGCTGTGCTGGGGCCGTGGCTCGTCGCGGCGCTCAGGCCTGGGGGCTGGGGCGGTTGGCTTGTCGCCCCGCGTCTGGGGTGGCGTCTTGATGTCGCGGCGCTCGCTCTGGTCAGACATTGGTGTCCTCCTCATCTGGTGCGATGTCGATCTCTATTTGCAATGTTTCACGTGGAACACCGCAGCCCTCACAGTCGGGATTCGCGCAGGATGTCTCGATGCGCCGTACTGCCATCCCGATGGACAGTCCGTACAGGACCAGCTCGCCAGCGACCCGGACCTCGATCTCCTGCGGCTCGCCCCACTCGATACCCCGCAGGTGTTCGGGCAGGCTCATGATCGTCATGCGGCCCTTGGGTTGATTGCTCATAGCACTCCGCTCGCTTCCCACTCACGCTGTAGCCGCAGCAGGGTCAGCGCGGCTCCGGGCACATCGCCCTCGTTGCTCTTGGCCAGGGCATAAGTCAGGCCCGTCAGGAACCCGGTGGCGAACCCGGCCTTGTCGTTCGCCTTGAGATCCTCGGCGGTCAGGATCAGCTCTATTCCAGCCAGGATGTCAGCGGACTTGTCGCTCGACTCCAGGCTGTCTATCAGCTCATCGAACTTCATCGGGGTGCCTCATCAAGTTCAGCAGCAGGGCAGCGGGGCCACCGGGCCGCTCCTCGGCCTGCTTGATCATGGCAGCAGTCGCCCCGCAGTCATCACAGCCGTTGTCATCCCAGGCATCCCGCGCGCAGTTCGGGCAGATCATCAGCCCTCCTCGAATCGCTTGAGCTGTTCCCGCAGCAGCTTGACCACATCGCCCCGGTCCGCACCGTTGCTGATGTAGTTGCAGCGGCCATCCTTGCTGCCGAAGGGGAACACCAGCAGGACGAAGCCAGTGCCCCTGTCGTCCCCTGTCCTGTCCCCGTTGAAGATCTCATCGAGGCCATGCGCGACGGCCTTCATCTTCTCGACATACTCATCCTCGATGGGTGCGTCCCCGAGCTGGTGTTCCTCAGTGCTCACGTGGTGGCCTTCCTTCCTTGCCCTGAGCTATGCGGATCAACGCGGCACGTACGCCAGTCTTGCTCAGCCCCACGGCCTTTCCGATGCGCTCGTAGCTGTAGCCCCTGCTCCGCAGCTCGATGATCATCCGGTCGCGATCGCCCGCGTTCATCTCGATCATGTCCACACCCAGACGTAGCCGCAGTCACAGACATTGCATAGTCGCTCGGCGGTGATATCAGAACGCACCCGATGGCGCAGCACGTAGACGTGCCACCAGTACCAGCGCTTCATCATCGCTCACCGCCCTGACAATTCATTCGGGTTCCACGGCACGTTGCGCTGGTAGATCAGCCGCTGCACCTGGTGGTCGGTCTCGTCGTTGATCATCATCTGGAGCCACAGCCCGAACGCACCTGCGGTCGCATCGTCCATGTCCTCCAGCTCGACCACGAAGCGGGTGACCACCGGGGGCTTGGGCTGGCTCATCACCGCCCCTTCCGTAGGTGTTCCCCGGCCAGGACGGACACCCCGAACACCAGCACAGCCAGGCCACCCCACTGGGCCAGGCTCAGACCGGCCAGTGTCTCCAGCACGGAACGGATCACTTCTTCGGCTTCGGGTCCATCTCCAGCGGCAGCTGCTCCTGGAGCGCCACGAAGTCCAGCACCGCCGTCGTCGCATCGTGGACCACCTGAGCCTGCTCGGCATTGAGCGTGATCGTGGTGACCCCGTCCTCGACAGTCCGCGTGACCTTCCCCGGCACCTCGATGCCGAAGCTATTGATCTTGACGCCCATCCTCATCTCCTCCTTCTGTGGGTATCTTCTCCCTGACCCGTGACATCGCCGCCAGCAGTCTCTGCTGGAAGTCGGGCTGGTCCATCTCCCCCTCGACCAGCTCGTCGGCCACCAGCACCAGCTTCTCGGAGGGTGTCGCCCCTGGCCGCAGGATCGCGATGAGGGGCTTGTCGAGCATGATCATGTAGCCCAGCTCGACGGCGAACTTCACATCGGGCACACCGTCCGGTGGCACCAGGCTCATCGCCACGGCGCTGCTCTTGATCATCGGGATCAGCTCGTCGCGCACGTGCTGCGCGTACTCCTGAAAGCCGGGATCTTGGGACCAGTCCACCGGCCTGTTGCCGGGGCGGCTCCGCCAGGTGTTCGGGCCACACACATCACAGACCACGGTCACGGACTCGGTGAAGTCTGTGGACTTGACGTGCGCGGTGAAGTGCGGACAGAGCACCAGCTTCGTCATGGCACCCGGCCCATCGTGAAGCCGGTCACCCCGAGCGACTCCAGCACCACCCCGGCAGCGATGTTGGCCCGCATGGCCTGGAAGTCGGCCTCGTCCTTACCCGCGAGCAGATTGTTGGGGAAGTCCGGGTACGCACCGCTGATCGCCACGGTGGCGATGCCCAGCGCGTGCTCATAGTCCTCACGGCTCAGTCCCAGCTTGCGGGCCAGCCGCACCGGGCAGCGGTTGTGCCGCCAATTCGCCCAGTCGATCTCCCCTTCACCCTGGTAGCCCAGCGACTCATCACACTCCGGGCAGCGGACCTCGATCATGTCGGTGGGCATGGTCACTGGTAGTTCCAGTCCGCGACGGTGCGCAGCAGGCCGTGCAGGAACCGGAACGTCGGCCCGATCTCCCGCAGGAACACCATGCCGTCATGCAGCGCGTTGATCATGACGCATCCTCACTCCACCCACTCCACCTGATTGCAGGCAATGGCCAGATTCATCGCCATGACGGCGCGGCGCAGCTCACGGTGCGCTGCCGTGGTGTCAGCACAGGGTGGCGCGCACTCGTTGAACAGCTCGGCCAGCTCACGCGCCTTGGCGCGGATCGCCTGGTACGCCGTGATCTGCTCCTCTGTCGGTGCGTGGTAGGCGTACCAATTGTCCAACTCGGCCTGATCAGCCATTTCCGTTTCCTCCTGGTTTAGGGACCGGACGGTGGACTCTGGGGGGAGGAGCACCGCCCGGTCCGGTCCTTACTCGCCCGGTTGGGCCTGGGTGGCAATGGCAGGCCCGACGCCAGCACTGAGGCCAGACCCATCCGAGAGCTTCTGGTCCGAGAGCTTCTCCCGCAGCCGCTTGATCTCCTCCAGGCGGGACCGCAGGGTCGTCCGGTCATGCTCGATCTGCTGGATCGCCTCGTCGGCGAACTTCTCCAGCTTGCGCAGCTCACCCCTGTCCAGCTTGGAGTGCTCCTCGCGGGTGCGGGCCAGCTCGCCCCGTAGCTCGGCGATGGTCCTGCCCTGTCTGCCCTGCACCCTGTGCGCTGCCTTCAGTCGGTCCTCGGCCAGCTCCAGCTGGTAGCACAGCTGGCGCTCCCGCCTGGTGAGCTTCTCCGCTGGTGGGTTGGCATCGAGGAGACGGGTGCTCAGCGGGTCGCTCAGCTCCTCCTCGGTCATCTCGCTGGGGTGTTTCAGTCGCTCGGTCATCCGGTTGGTTCCTCTCACTTCGGGGGGATCGGGATCTGGATCAGTGGGTTGCCACCCGATCCGATCTGGCCCCAGCATCCGGCTGGGTCCTTGCCGTTGTCGACCATTTTGTTGATGCAGTTGAAGATCGCCACCCGCAGATCCGGTGGTGCCTGCATCGCACGCTGCTCACTGGCCAGCCTGTTCTGGGTGGCGGTCTGCACGTCCTGCTGGGCGTTGCGCGTCTCCTGGACCTTCTGGTTGAACTGATCGATCCGCTGCTGGGTGGGGTCGTCGTAGAAGATCCCCGGAATCCTCACATCGATCACGATGATCTCGCTGCCCACTGCGGCCTGGAGGTCGGCCTTGACCTGCGCTGCGATCCCCGGCAGGTCTGCGCCCTGGTTCTGGGCCGGGACGGTGGTGGGCTGGGTCGGGTCCACCACGGCAGCTGTCACCTGTGGGTTGAACACCGCGAAGTGCTTGCTCAGTGCGACCTGGAGCTGCTTGTCGACCAGGTTCTGCCTGATGTTCTCGAAGGTCCGGTAGTCCTGGAACATCTGACCAGCGGCGTCCTCCTTGATCCGCCAGTTCAGGTTGGCCTCGACATAGGCGGTGCTGTTGTTGCCCAGCCGCACCTTCACCGCATTGCCTGGGCTGCCGAAGTTGTCACCTTGGAAGCTCTGCAGCTGGATCGCCGCGTCCATCTCGCTGACCTTCTGCCAGGGCGCATGCCACTGGAGACCGGCCCCGGTCTCCCTGGAGGGCCTGCCGTAGGTGGTGATGATGCCGACGTTGCGGGTGCCGACGATGTCGAAGCTGGAGAAGATCAGGCAGAGCAGCGCGACGAACCCCAGCACCGCACTGGCCAGCCGAACCACGGGGCGCAGCGAGTGCTCCCCCGGCTGAACCACATAGCTGGCCCCGTAGACGATGATCGCGATGATCAGGAATGCGATGGCTGTGATGAACCATCCGGGCATAGGACTTCCTCTCGTTGGTTGTGTTGCGGCTCAGGCCTGGAGGTAGGCAGTGTTGCTGGTCACCCAGTTGTCCTTCCAGCCCCAGTCGTCCATCACGTACTGGCGGAATTGCTGCTGCGTCAGCTCGATGGTGTCGTCCTTGGCCCAGCGCATCATCTCGATGGCGTCGTCGTAGTCGGAGGTGTGATCCTCGGGCGGGGCGGGCAGGTACGCCCGCTCCAGTAGCTCGCCGTTGGCCAGCCTGGTCAGGTACTCCTCGACCTGCTTGGTGGTCACCTTGATGTAGCCGAGCTTCGCCTTCTCGTAGGCCTCGGCGTGGGTGGAGCGGTTCTGCTCCAGTGCCAGCATGAGCCTGTCCGGGTCGACCTGGATGGTGATGCCGTCTCTCATAGTCGCTCCTCGTTCACTGCGTCATGGAATGCCGACCCGGTCCCTGTGGGCGGCGGCTCCAGTGGTGGTGGTGGGCACAGCATCATCTCGCGGGCGATCCTGATCATCTGGCGTAGTTCGTCCTCACGCTCAGCGAGCTGTCGACGGAGGTAGGCGATCTGGTCCGCGATGCTCACCATCCGCTCGGCCACCACGTCGGGGTGGCGGATGGTCTTGCTCATGTCCACGCTAAATGGCCTGTGGCTTCTCTTTGCGCCACCAGGCCATCAGCCAGGCGCGCAGATCACGGATGCCGCGAGCGCGCAGGTCCTCGAAGAACTTGATCGCCTTGTCGTCACCGCCGATCTGCATGACGAACGCATTGCGGGCCTTGGTGAAGTCGCGGTCGACATTGTTGGTGGTCATGTCCAAGCCGACCCAGCGGGCATCATCGGTGGGCGGCGGACTAGTGGAGGGCTGCTGCTGGGACTCCTCGATGTCAGCGATCATCGAGGCCAGGAGACAGTTGTCACGTATCCAGCTGGCGGGGACAGGCTGGCCCGACTTGCGTTGCGCCCAGGCCCAGACGATGTCGGGGACCTCGACAGTGTGGCGTCTACTCATGTGCCGATCCCCCTCTGCCGATCCCGGCCTGGTGCCGAGCTGCTGTTGATAGTACTCCGGTGTCAACTAATGGCGTGGCAAATTGGGGGTGCGTGTCTCCGGTCGGTGCGGGCCCGATACCTGAGCTGCGCAGATGCTGGAATTGCCATGTCCGTGCGGCAAACATCAAGCGGCCCACGTGGCGTGCGATGTGCGTGCAGCATGAAGTGTGAAGCGTATAGCGATCTGCTACATGGTGCGTGAATGTTGTTGTGCCATATACGTTTTCACGTGCACGTGCACGTGGGATGCTATGCGGCATATACGTTTTCAAAACCATCGTTGACCAGCGACGATGCCGCGATCCGTCGCGTTTATGCAGGTCAGGCCGTTATTTGGAGGGGGTTTGGGCCGGTCAGCCCCCGTTTTTCGCTAGGTTCAGGGGGGAGATACCAAGACGCCCATCTGTGGTTCT